AGTTATAGGAAATTATATTACAAAAATGCTACAAAACCAGCAAATTACTTACTAATAAAATAAAACTCGGTATATCAAAACAATTGTTTATTTAACATTATTTTGTTGTCTCACATAGGATTGTAAACATAAAAACATGTGCTCAAACATTAAACTGGTGGCGGCGAATCGCTCCCAAAAGTTTTGGTCGTCGCACCAAATGCAAGACAGCTGCAACGGGTGTCGTTTGTGCGCGACGCTCAGATGCTCGGCGTACTGCGACACGTTCATTGTCGCTTCACATTTTCCACAAGTCACCGATGCCGTGGCGGTTTTTAAATATTTATCATATGATTCTTTATATTCATAATCGTCAAATGAATGCAACTCGCGCAAACTTTTGGCGTACGTGCTGCACGGCTTAAACGAATTTTTTATTGTTTCATTAAACGGTCCTGTTTTAGCTGCAATCTGTAAATACGGTTGATGATGTCCTTTTCGCGCGCGATCTCGTCTAGCTGGGCCTGGGTCAGCTTTGACCACTGACCATCGTCGGCGCTGCTCGGCATCGCCGCGGCTTCCAGCGCGTGGCGGTTCGCCGCAATCTCCACACGCTTCAAGGCCGCACTTTCCGCACATTTATTCTTTTTTGTCTTCGCGTCGGATCGCTTGTTTAAATGCGCCCCTACAAATCGTTCTAGATCGTACAAGCAGTGTAGGTCATTTTCGTTGTCCAACGTCGCGCCCGTTTGACTGCTCCAGCGGTAAAACAGTTTTAAAATTTTTTGTTCCGACACGGCCATTCTCCACCCGGCTTACTAACACACCAATTAATAGTTGCAAATTGGATTTACACCCTTGCACATGTTTGCTTTCGGACACAGTTTTGTGACGGTCTTCATTTTAGTGCAGTTGGACGGTTTGTACACGTTCTCCGCTTTGATCAATAAATGAGTCACTTCACCCACACATTTAGTGTCCATTTTGTAAAAATGGAGCAGCGCCCCAATTAAACACGCCGTTTTGCATTTTGTGCAAGTAACCACGTTGGCCAAATAGCAATTAAACTCGAACCTTTTTCTGTACATGTTGCCCCGCGGGGCGCTGTCGAGGTCGGCCATGATTTTGCTCATGCACAACGGCATGTTGATGCGCGCCGTCAGCACTTTCATGAGGCTTCGCGACCCGTCCGCGCACTCCTTGAAGCACACGTTGCGCTTGCTGCGCTGCGGAAAGCGACGCGTCGTCTGCGCCTTCGGTTTGGGTGCGGTCAGCAGCGCGAGCAGGCGCATGCCCGACATGCGCATAAACAGTCCGCGCTCGAACACGGTGTACGGCGTGAGCTCCAGCACGCCTACAAAATCGTTAGGATCGATTAAATACGTCTCCGCTTTTTTCACACTAGCCGCGCCTGCGGCGGGGTTCCACACCTGCTCCATGTTTACACTTTATCGCAGATCAAGTTCGAGTGCTGGCCAGCCGCCGCAGGTTTGATTATAACCGCCGGCGCCTTGTCGATACCGTCCAAAAACCGGTTGCAGTCAAACCCAGTCGTTGACCGCGTGCACAGCTCGTGCACGCTGCGGCGCAAGCTATTTAAATCGCGTCGGAGCTGCTCTCGGTCGTAGTCGGCCGTCACCGCAGCTGCGTTCCTCATTGTGGGGCGGTTCATTATATATTATTGTGTAAAGTTGCATTTAACGAAAGTAACTTACTATGCCCGGCGCGCGCTTTGTCAGGTTCAGTTTGCGGCTGACGCAAGAGTTTAAACAGAACATCGTCGCGCACACCGATCACTTGTCGCGGCTGCGTGCGCTGATCGACGGCAAGGTCGCGTCTACGGACGTGCGCCGCTTCGGCTTTCCGGACCGCGACGCGCTCGTGGCAGCGTGCATGGCCGTCAATGTCCAGGCGTACGTGCCGGACGGGACGATCAGCCTGCAGCCCAAGCTCATCTATTACCGCGTGTGCCAAAACTGCAACGCGGCGGCCGACGTGCCCGCGCCCGACGACCACTCAATTGCGCGCTATCTGTGCGCCGAGTGCGGCACGCCGCTGGTCATCGACCATCCGCTTCACGTGTTCGGCGAGACGGAAGAAGGCGTCAACGAGCTGCTCGAAGTGCAACGCATCAACGCGGGCGGCGATTTATAACCAGTTGTTTTGTTGTGCAATTAAACGTTAATAAATGGACAGTTTAAAAAATTCGATGTCTTTAATAAATATTAAACCACTTGTATTTTTAGTTTGTTATTGACGAATCTGTAGCTGCATCTGCTGGCCAAAAAGCGCACAAAGTGGTTGCTGATGGCGACGCGGCGCTTGCTTTCCACCATGCTCAGCGCCTCCTCGTACGACACCTGCCGACTGCGCATATAGTAGTACACCGCCAGTGCCGCCGACCTGGACACGCCCGCGTAGCAGTGGATGAGCAGTCGCTTGTCCTCGCCGATTTTACGCGCCATGTACTCGTAGAGCGCGGGCATCGCGTTGGGCAGGGCCACGCATGTCGGCGCGTCCTCGCAATAGACGTGTATGTGTTCGCCGGCGGGCAGGCCGAGCGCCTGCCTGATGGGGGCCACGTCCGCGTCAATTAGCGAGATCACACTGGCAATGTCATATTTTTTGATAAACTGCAGCATGGCTTTGTCGTCACCGTAATATCCACCAACAAAAATGTGCTCGTCAATTTGGTTACCGTCGTACATGGTTGCGCGCAAGCAAGTCTTGCAGATAGTTGGCCCGTTCAATTTTGTGTCCGCGCGCCGCTTCGAAGCGAGTAATTGCGTCCGCCGGCGACACGCCCAGTTTGTCCACCATGTAGCGGCACACTAAATAGCCGCTACGGTTTAGTCCATGGGTGCAATGCACGCCGATCAGCATGGTCGGACAACGGTCCTTAAACTCGTCAACGACGCTAACAAATTTTTGCACAGTGTCTTCGTCCGGAACCGCGCGGCCTGGCACGCGGATCTTTTTGTACAACAGGCCCGCCCGGATCATTTGCGCGCCGTCGTAGTAACGCGTGGTGTTCGTTAGGTCTATCACGGCGCCCAGCGCGCTGTGCCGCGCTAGCAGACTTGCCACTGTCCAACGGTCCTCGTCGTTGGTCACATACTCGAACAATTCCGCGCTCAGAGGCACCTTAAAGCACATCAGCCTGGTGCCCTCGATAACGTGGCCGCACGCGGTGTACTCGTGCCATCGATCGGGGAACATTGCGCACACTCTTACACTGGGTCACTGAACGCCGGCGCTCGTTTTATTTTTACCGTCTCACAACCTTGAACCAATGGGTATATAAACAGGCCGACACTGATACTGTAAGCATAGTGTTCGCAGCCTTTTCAACAGCAACATGTCCCTGTCTTCTAAGCTTCTCGTGTACGCTTATTACGGCGCGTACAATTTGCCGCACGAAAAGTACGGCGAGTCGTACCATTTGTACAGAATAGTGCACGAACATTTGACTGAAGCGTACAAAGTCGACGCGTCATGCGTGCGCCGCGACATTGCGACGGCGCGTTGTTTAAACAGCGGCGATCTTTGCTTCGATCTGGCGCGCCAACTACTAGATGTGGGAGAGGTCGCCGCGCGCTTGGCGGCGTGGTATAGTTGCGGCGACGCAACCGGCTTGTGCGCCGACGTGCAGCGCGCGTTGGTTGACATAGACCGTTATGCACCTGTCGAAAAGCGCGCCATTAAAGGCTGTAACATCTTTGCGCTGGACGCGATTGCCGACATTCCCGGCGACGTGCTGGACGGCCTGCAAGGCATCATTGGACGCTTTATATACTTTGTGCGCTGCAACGAGTTAGAGCGAGTCGCGGACGTCTTTGATCCCCAGATAAAAGCGAAAGGTTGGTGGTACCACAAATTTTGCGTGCTGACGTACATGCATCGAATAACCACCAATGCTGTGCCCGCAAAGTTAATAACGCGCCTGCGGGACGCGGTGACCAAATTTATTCAACCCGAGCACAAAGGCAACTGCGCGCCTGCCATGGCCGACATGTACGGCCGCTTTTGCGGCATTAGCCGAGAGCACTTTTCGCACCATAAAACGGCCAGTATGCACCTCTTGTTTCAGTACATGCGCAACGACGTGACATGGGCGGACGAGAGCCACCCTTCTTTTAGAGTGATCAAAGATTTTGGACGTTGTTGCAAAGAAACGTACACCGATCTGCGCGCGGAAGCCGATGCGCTTTACATTACCGCTACGACGGACGAAAAAAAGAACGCGTTGTTTGATTTGTTGTGTTGCGTCAACGCCGCGGACCTTGACGCAGATTGCTATGATTATATTGTTAATAAATTTTATAATTTTAAAAGTTTAAATAAAACAATTGATGTATAAAGTGTTGTATTTTTATTTCAAATACTATTTTAACCCGTTTTACGAGTACAAATATCTTTGTAAAACACGTTCAATTAATAACATTATAATACTATATTTTATTTATAATGGCCTTTTTAATGATATCCTTTGCCGCATTGAGGGTACATTTAACTTCTATCACTTTTTTGGACAGCCGGCGGATTTTGTGGCCGCTGTTGGCAAACTCTTCTCTGATGCAATGCACCGCCAGCAGCGGGTTGGGGTGCACGCCCTCAAACATAACGTCCATGTCGTCTTCAAACTCGAGCCTTCGTTTGCGGTAATGGTTTTCTTGGCCACGCGCAAACGCGATTTGCGTGTTGCCAGTTTCTTCCGCGCGGCTCATGAACACGGCCAGATGCGGGTGTTTGGTCACGTCGCGCGGAAACACCACGCCGGGAGCCGCCTGCGTGGTCGCATGCGCAGTGATCTTTGAATCCAGCGCGTTTAAGCGTTGCTCAAACTGTTCGAAACGAGCGCCGACTTCGTGTTTAAACGATTTGTGCGCGCTAATAAACTTGTCGCTATTGGCGTTAAGCGTTTTAATTTGATCTAAAACCGCTTCGATCTTGTCGCGCATATCCTCGCGGGCGTAGCCTTTGTCTGTTTTGATGGCCATCAACACGTCCTCCTTGGTGGCAACCGGTAACTGCTGCAGCAATTGGATAAGCCCGTGTTTGGTGGCAAATAAGCTACCCACGGAATCGGTTTCGGCGGGCGGCGCCCCGAACACCAGCTCGTTGAGGTGACGCACGTGTTGGCGATCAAAGCTGCAACGCTGCAAAAGATCGTGGCTGATCTTCAAGCCCTTGCAGAAATCAACGACGCTGAAGCAACGGTTGGAAGTGTCGTCCGTCACGTATCGAAACTTGAAGGCAAACGGGTAACAGCAAAACACGTCCCAGCGCACAAGATCGGAGTGCGCGTGCCGGTCGATTACGTACCGCTGGTAGGCTTGCTCGTCAAACTCGGCGTTTACGGGGCGCCGCTTGTCGACGCTGCTCCACCAACCGCCAAACATCCAGGTGAACATGTTTTAATGTGTTGTAGCAATTGCTGGGTCAAACAGCGCGAATACTCGCCTCCCTTATAGTTATAGCTGAACGGCGCGCGAATTTGCTTGCTGGCGTTACAAAACACGTCTCGATCCACGTCGGGCCAGTAATGCAATATGGAGTTGTCGTCGGCATTGTCAATGTACATCTCCACGGCTTGCCGGACGCAATAAATAAAATTGCCTGGTTTGATTTCGCCGCTGTTCAGTTTGCACGGTTTATTCAACATACCGAACCAATGCTCGCGCAATTTTTTTGGCGCGTCCATCCTAAACTTGCCGCAAAACTTGAGCCACATGTGAAAACCGCGGTTGCCGCTAAACATGACGCGTTGAACAGCATCCTCTTTATCGGCAAAAAACAACATAAGCGCGGTGGCGCCCACGTTTACCTTTAACATTAGCTCCGTCTTGTTGGCGTAATCTTTGAAATCGGCGTCAATGACCCACTCCCGGCCGCCCTCGTCCAGTGGTAGCACGTGCACGTCGCTCACCGAGTTTTTAACGATGTAACTGTACAACTGCGCGGCGTTTTTGAACGGGCTGCTAGCGTGCACCCACCGCCGCGGTTTGATCATGAACGCGAGCCTGCGACTGTCGTTGTACGCAATGGCTTTCCACATCATGTCGACCCGCTCCGGAGTGTACTTGCACGGCTCCATTAGGGGCGGCAATAAAAACGGGGTCGGAGCTGCAATCGATCACACTGCTCAGTGCACTCGCATTTGCAATGGCTTTTGTAATTATTGCACTGACGTTGCTCGCAGCGGACGCGCAAACGGCGAATATTCTGGCGGTGCTGCCCACGCCAGCTTATAGTCACCACGCTGTGTACAAGGCATACGTGCACGCGCTTGCAAAAAATTGCCACAACATAACCGCGGTGAAGCCGCGGCTACTCGACTACGCCCTGCAAAATGAATGCGGCCGCGTAGAACAAATTGATGCCGACATGTCTTTGGAGCAATACAAGAAGCTGGTGGCCAGATCGGGCGCGTTTCGCCAGCGCGGCGTGGTAGCGGACGAAACCACTGTCACTGCGGACAATTACATGAGCCTAATAGAGATGTTTAAAGACCAGTTTAACAACGTCAACGTGCGCCACTTTCTAGCCTCCAACCGGACCTTTGACGCCGTGGTGGTGGAAGCGTTCGCCGACTACGCGCTCGTGTTTGGGCACTTGTTTCGCCCCGCGACCGTAATACAAATCGCGCCGGGTTACGGCTTGGCCGAGAACTTTGACGCCGCCGGCGCCGTGGCGCGCCACCCCGTCCACTACCCCAACATTTGGCGCAGCAGCTTCAGTGGCGAAGCGGCGGGCGCGCTCAGCGAATGGCGCCTGCTAAACGAATTTGAACTGTTGGCGCAGCGATCCAACGAGCTGCTGAAACAACAGTTTGGTCGTGACACGCCCACCATTCGCCAATTACGTGACAACGTGCAACTCCTATTACTCAACCTGCACCCGGTGTACGACAACAACCGTCCGGTGCCTCCCAGCGTGCAATATTTGGGCGGCGGGCTGCACTTGGCGCAAACGTCGTCGCAAAAATTGGACGCCGCGCTCGAGCGCCGGCTTAATGAGTCCGTCAACGGAGCAATCTACGTGAGCTTCGGCTCCAGCATCGACACCAACTCTATTCACGCCGAATTTATACAAATGTTGCTAGAAACGTTTGTCCAACTGAACAATTATACAGTGTTGTGGAAAGTGGACGACACGGTGGCCGCGTCTGTAAAATTACCGTGCAACGTGGTAACACGGAAGTGGTTTGACCAGCGCGCGGTGCTCCATCACAAGAACGTAGTGGTGTTTGTCATGCAGGCAGGTCTTCAATCGAGCGACGAAGCATTGCAGTCGCGCGTACCTATGGTTTGTCTGCCCATGATGGGGGACCAATTTCACCACGCGCGCAAACTGCAGCAGTTTGGCGTAGCGCGCACGCTGGACGCGGCCGTCGTCTCGGCGGCGCAGCTTATACTGGCAATTGGCGAGGTGATTGCCGACGGGGAGGCGTACCGCGCGCGCATCGACGATTTGCGCGCCGTTTTGGAACACGACGCCGCGCCGGCCGAAAAAGCTGTTAAGTTCACGGAACGTGTAATTAAATTTAAACATGACATGACTCGTCCGGCACGTACGTTGAAAACAACATCTGCCAACATGGCCTACTCGGACTATTTTTTGCGATTTCCATTGTAATTGTATGAATCACGATCATGAGTCACCGTTGTTATTGCCGTGTTTTTTTGCCCCGCCCGCAATTGCGCACTTCCCGCCTTTATAAACGCTCACTTCCAAAGCAAAATATTATTGTGTCGAAGGCTCTTACAGCCGCAACACGTCGCCGTACATATGGAGACCGCCCAAACATTGGCTTCTTACGCGCCGTCAAAGTGCCGCCCGGGCGCGGTGTGCGCTTTTGTAAAAACCGTCGTTACCACCACGATGTTTTCAGGCGAAGATAAAATGGCGCAAATTATTTCGCAATTACAAAAAACGCGGCTCAATTTTTCAATACTGTCCCAGTTGCAAAGGAAGCGCGTGCGCAACATGCAAAAGTTGATTCGAAGAAAGAACGGTGTTATTGCAACCCTGGCGGCGCGTTTAAATACACGGACATGTGCTAAATCTAAACACTTTGCTGTGACGATTTGTGAAAATCTCGTGTACACGACAAGTGGGTCTAAACAGTTTGTGGAACAGCGAGTAGCGAAATTGGGCGCGATTGGCGGCGAACACGTGTTTAACGCGCAGCGCGCCGATTGTGCGCGCGACCGGCGGCGCATTGCAAAGGCGCTGATAGCTTCGCTGGGAGCGGGCGTAAAGGCGAGCGCGAACAACAAGCGTTTTGAAATTAGAGACGCGGACAAGATAGTAAGCGCAAAGCTTATAATACAACAGGTTTTGCACAATGGAAATCACTGTGACGCTCGTGCCTATTAACTTGCGCGGCGTTGAAGAGCCAACTCGTAATGAATACTTCAAACTGACGCCGGTGTGCGCCGACGCCGAATTTTACCTCACCGTAAAGTGCCGATCGCCGTTTGCCAAATACAAAGTATTAATCTCAGTTACTAATTTTAAAGAAAAACATTTACAAGCCACCGTGTGTAGCCGTTACGACAGCGTGTGCGTTATCAACAGTCCCGGCCAACAGCAGATTCTGTTTGACGGCTTCGCCAAGCCCGACGATGAAGGCGCCACGGTGCCGCTTGTTATTGGGCCGCTGTTCGCCGCGCGATCCGCGGGCTATCGTGTGCGCGCCGCCGTGGACGCCATCGAGCAACAGAAGACCGTAGTGAAAATTTTTATTAACGAGGCTTACTTAAAAAGCGCCTATAGCGCGTTGCGAGGGTTATTTTTTAGCGATAATGTTTATGATATAGAGTTAGTAAATAGTGTAGTTGAATTTGTTAGTGTAAACAAAGCTCATAATGGCGCAAGGGGCGCCAATTCCTCTAAATGGGTTCCTGCAATTAACTATAAAACGGGTAAACCATTGTTAACTTTATTATTTATTTTTAGATTTAATTAAATAAAAAACGAAAAGGGTAGTTATTTATATTTTTAATAAAACTAATTTTTATGCTTTAATAAACTTGAGTTATAACAAAAAGTGTATAAATTCTTTCCACCTAATTTCATAATCCCTATGCGGGTAATTGACACAATTGGCCACGCAGTCAGGTAGTTGGTTGATGAACGAGTTCGTTTCATAATAGGCGTAGATAAGCTTGCGACACCCCAGCGCAGGCCCGTGGATATCCAGCGTTTTTTTGCAAAAATTGGTAATATTCTCGTCGCGACGTCGAATGGGCTCCACGTCGTAGTGGCTGTTGATGCATTCGTCGTACGCTTTTTGCGGCAGCTTGGCACGCAAGGCGCAAATGCACGCCTTGCGCCGCGCCACTTTAAATCTAGGCTTGTCCGTAAAAATGTCTTTCAGCAAACACATAATTTGATCGTTGAGCACGCGCCGTAACGGCGATACGACCACGCGGTAGTCTTTGCCAAAAACGGCAAGCGTTTTAATACAGCGATCTACCGAAAATGGCCCCTTCCTTGCCCGTATGTTTACAAAAAACACATTGAAAGTTACGGCGCCACGGTTCACAACCAATTTTTGTTCAGTAAGCTCGTCGACACCGGCGGACGACCACATTTCCACCTGTAGCGCAAACCGCACTAAATCAAACTCTCCGTTAAAGTTGGTGCGCACCGTCTCAATATGCGGCGACAGGCGAAGTTGCGCCGACCCGTTGAAGCGAAACGCGCCGTTTTGGAAACATTTTAAAACTGTCAAGTCATCTTGCATGCGCACATTTTTGGTCAATTGTGCCAAATTTTCAAAAGCGCCTTGCACGCACGCTTGCAACCGACGTTGCAAACGCGCCAGCTGCAACCATTCTCGGGTGGAGTTGTAGTAGTCGAAGTCTAAACATTTAAGCACGCCGCGACCATCGTCAACGTGGCAAGCCGCCGCGGCCCCGCCGCTTATCACAAACAGGCCGCTCTTGTCGGACACCACGGCTTCAAAACATTCCTTAAAAAATTCCGCGCCCGCCTGAGCAGCTATGCGGCTGCGCAAGCAATCTTCCATGTTTTTGATGGTAATGTAAGGCAGCGTCCCCGAATAAATTTGATTTGCCACGCGATCCATGGTAAAGCAAATGCAATCCGCACGTCTGAATTGGACAAATGCACTCGCGCAACAGACCGTTTCGATGGTTGCAGCTACAGGTCACCGCCTTTACTATGAAAAAGCCATCGCGTTTGCCATCTCGGCCATGAGCGGCGACAAGGTGAATTGGCCGACGTTGCTTAACTTGTTCGACCTGGTTGTCACAGTCGAACGAAACGTATTCAAAAAAAGCCTGGTGCTAAACGGGCTGGTTAACTTTTGTATTGCCAACGGGGACGGGTTCACTGTTCAGCACCAACTGCTTAATCGGGTGTTGGGGGTTTTAATTGAAAAATATTATTAAAATACTTTGGTTTATTAATACTTTGGTAATTTGTTATAGTATACTATATAATACAATTAAATACTGAATGACTTGTAAACAATACTACTTGATACATTAACAATACTTAAAAGCTTAACTTTAAAACCGGGCGAGAGCGGGCAATAATAGGCGTTACCGGCTTGGGAGGCGGGATGGGTATGGCGGTTTTGCGGGCAACAATAGGCGCTACCGGCTTGGGAGCAACAATAGGCGCTACCGGCTTGGGAGGCGGGATGGGTATGGCGGTTTTGCGGGCAATAATAGGCGTTACCGGCATGGGAGGCGGCATGGGAGGCGGGATGGGTATGGCGGTTTTCCGAGGCGCTTTGTATATTGCTTTGGGAATGTCGCAATGTGCCTCGCCAATTCCGCTGTCGGGCGAGCTGGGGGGCGATGCGGCCTTCGGTTGTGTAAAAGAGCTGATCAACGAGCGTCCAAAATCCTCTTCATCTGCCCGCATAAACGAACTCATTGGACCCTCAAAGTTTATTTGGCGGTTCTCGCTGAAAATCTCCAACATTCTAATGTTGCTCTGGTGCTCGTCTTCTGCACTGTCGTACTCGCTGTCCACTTCGTTAATTGACGCGCCGATTCTGTTCTGTTTCACATGGGCAGGTTTGAGGCGCCGCATTTCTTTTCTTTGCACATACATGTTCCAGCAATGCACGACGATTGTGAGAAGCACCGACATAATTAGCGCGCCTTGGTTTTGGTTAAAAAAGGTGGGCTCGTCGTGTTTAATCTCCATCCTGCAACCCACACACTTTTTCATAAAATTATCCTGGTACACGCAATTGCGATCAAAATTTATGGCGTTGGCGTCGTGCACTTCGTAACTTAGGAACACAATGTTGTTCCAACACAACGATTGCCGGTCATAATCCCTTGCCAACGCATCGAACACGGGCAAGTGTCCGTTTTTGTATATCTGTGGCTGACACGCCACAAAAAGCACCCAACAACTTAGCGCCATCAAATGTGCCAGCGCAATTACCGTCCTCATGTAAAAATTGCTGTGCATTTTTGCCTGTTTGTAATACAACACTATTTTGTACATGGCCCAGGTGGTGGTGGTGAACACGTACGGGCCCAGCAGGAACGCCGACAGAATGGACAGATTGATGACCGAGTGGCCCGAGTCTTCCAGCTCCAACAAAACCGCGTACCGATCGTTTACCGTACCCATCAACGAAAACACGAACGCGCCCGAACAAACCGCGTACAGCGCCGCGTGCAGCACGAGCTGCAGAAAATAATTAATTTGCACCAACATGCTCAACTACTAAGTATCAGCAGCATGTATCAAATACTGATTGTGCTTTTCCTGTTTGCGCTGCTTTTTATAGTCGTGTCGCCCTTTTATCAGGCTTTTTATCACATACGTGTTGCCCAAAAAGATTACAACGGTACTTTGACCGAGAGGATGGAGTACATCGAGAAGGTCATGCGACGCAGGCATTACGTGCCGATGGAGGCATTACCCGCAGTGCGCTTCGACACGAACTTGGGCACGTTGGCCGGCGAGACCCTTAGATGCATGTCCGTACCTCTATACGTCAGCGAAATAGACCTGCCCCTGTTCGACTGCAGCGAGGTATGCGAGGACCCGGGCGCAGGTTACTTTTTCGTGGGCGAGGGCGACACGTACGTGGTCAACGGGCACAAGCTGGCGGTAGGCGGATACTGCACCACCAACAGCATACCGCGCGATTGCAACCGCGAGACCAGCGTCGTGCTCATGAGCCTTAATCAATGGACGTGCATCGCTGAGGATCCGCGCTATTTCGCCGGCACCAGCAACATGACACAGCTAGCGGGGCGCCAGCACTTTGACCGCATTTTGCCCGGCCAAAGCGACCGCAACATTCTATTCGACCGGCTGCTGGGCCGCGAAGTCAACGTAGCCACCAACACGTTTCGCCGCAGCTGGGACGAGTTGCTAGAAGACGGCTCACGGCGGTTTGAAATGCGGTGCAACGCGCGCGACAGCAACAATAACCTTATGTTTGTGAACCCGCTCAACCCCCTGGAGTGTTTGCCCAACGTGTGCACCAACGTGAATTATGTGCATTCCAGCGTGCGTCCCGTGTTCGAGTCGGGCGAGTGCGATTGCGGCGACGAGACCGTGACGCGCGTGCGTCACGTCGTGCCGGGCGACCGCGCGTCCATGTGCGCCAGCATTGTGGACGGCCTGGACATCAACACGGCGTCACACACGTTCCGCGTGGAGTGTGTTAACACGTACACTTCAATCGATCGTTTTTCCAGCAACAAACTTTTGTGTCCCAGCGACACGTTCGACAGCAACACGGACGCGGCGTTCGCGTTCGAGGTGCCCGGCTCGTACCCGCTGTCCGGGAACGGCCTGGACGAGCCCACTCACCGTTTTTTCCTGGACACGCGGTCCCGCGTGCAGTACAACGACACGCGCGGCTTACTGACTTAATAATGTTATCAAAGAAACATGTTTGTCTTATCAAATAAAGATTGTACATTACGGCGAATAGTTTGGTTATCGCGCATTGTAAGCTTTTTATGTGCGCAGGTCATTACGTGAGTCATCGGGAGTATATAAAGCTAGCGCGTTCGCTTGCAAATTCAGTTGAGTTCCGGCACTGACATGGCTTGTGTGCTAGCGTGCATTATTGTATTGTTTGGCTGCGTAAATGCAACCAGTTTAATTAATTTTGAGCCCATCGATGACAGCGCGGGGCTCATGTTTGAACGCATAGGCGCGCTTCGCCACGTGACCGAACGACGCTTCTTGTTTGTTCAAACCATCGACTACGACCCGCTGCTGCAGGAACTCACGAAAATATCTGACTTTGTGCGGGACACGCGCAACAACGCAACCGGCTGCCCTATAATAAAGCTGGTCAAGCCGGGCAAACCGCACGCCACCAGCAACCGTATCAACAAACACCTAGCCTCGTTGACGCAAATAAACAGTGATTTTGTGAGCTACACGGTAAACTCAGCAGATCCCACGAACAACGAGGTGGATATTGAATTTGATTATGTGGACACGCGGCAGCAGGACACCATTTTCGCTGACGCTCACAATCCGCCTCACTGGAGCACTGTTGGCGCCGCCGATATCAAAGCGCTGCTCGCGGCGCCGCCTCCGCGCCACCACGCCAAAGTGCTGCCGCCCATTTCCACCGCTAACGTAACGGATAAATATTTAGAATACGAGGCATGCATGGACGGTAATCGCTCCGCCGAAAACGAGTGCGTATACTTGACAGAAATGCACAATGTCATGAGTCGCAAACTGGCGGACGCCGCTTCTTTCGCTTATACCCTGGATCGCCTAATCAAGCAAACGCGGCGCAACAAATTAAACACGACCAACAACGTGCTCGACGACGGCGCGCTGCTGCGCGAGATGCGCCAATTGATAAAAGGGTTGGCCGCCCACAATTTGAGCTGGGTTGTAAATTTTGAGCGCGAAATGAATGCGCGGTTCGACCTGTCGCAGGCGTACAAGCTGCATTTGTACGCAGACAAGAACACAGTGGTATTGTGCATTGCGATGCCGCTTGTGGACACGGCGGCGTTGCAGTACAGTTTGTACAGAGTGGCGACGGTGCCGTTCTGCAGGGGCACCATGTGTTTGATGATGGTTCCGGCCGCGAGCCACGTCGCGGTGACAGACACTCGAAATTTTTACACCCAGGTGCCGGTCGAATTTACAACGCGATGCAAGCAATTCTCCGGCTATAACGAGTTTTTGTGCCCGGCAAGCCCGCGCGTCGCCACTTTTAACTCGGGTGTTTGTGAAATCGAAATGTTCATGGGCCGCTTCGCGAACAACATCGACTCGCTGTGCGACGTGCGCGTCGCGGATAACAACGCCAAGCAAGTTCTTTTGGGCATTTTGGTGAACAATCGCAAGTGGATTTACGCATTCTCAAGCAGCGCCACAATAAACTACTCGTGCGACGGGCACTACGCCGCGGTTGTAAACGTGCCGGCAGGCGTCGGCGTGGTGACCGCGCAGCCGCTGTTGACCTGTTCAGTGCGCGTTAACAGGAATGCGCTAGTATTTAATGTCGACACCCGGTCATACGCAACCGATTCGCGCTCTTACTGGCCCCGCCGCCGTTTCGATTACAACAACTACGTGGACGCTTCACTGCTCATGCAGACATCTACGCCGTTTGCCAACGCTGTCGCCGACTTGAGCGTGCAACAATTGAAGACGCTGCGTTCTAGATTTTACATTCGCGATTACACGACGCCGCCCAATAGATTTTTTTCACCGCGCCGCAACGACGTGAACGCGCCCGAGTTGCCGGTGCAAAACGAGCACAACATTGTCGTGCTAGTGTCTGTGCTGTTGGGGGTGGGCGCTTTTAGCGTGCTTTGTGTTATCGGAGCCTATTGCGCGTTTAAACGGCATTTCATGCACAAACGCTGTTCGGTTGTTGTTTCGTTCTCCAATGACGATCACCAGCCCATGGTCGCCATATCGAACAGCGCGCGCGCAGGCGTACACATTGATGTGCCCCAAAACAACGCCCCCAAATACGAGAAGGCGTTTTTGTTTCCAATGGAAATCGAGCGCACCAACAATAAATTTGTATAAAGCTATCTAATAAACCAATGTATTACTAATATAAATTTTTAATAAATATATGTATATGTGTAAAACGTGTTTTATTTTGGCTAGTGTACGCAAACCGCAAGACGGTTTGCACGTGCGCGGCGTTTTTAAGTGCAGATGTGCAAAATGCGCAACTCGGCAGGCTTGTTTATGATCATGGAACCCGACAAGGCCGTGTTGCTGTGCGCGCGGCGCGCCTACCGCGGCAACGCCGTCGCCAGCGACACGTTTTTGGAGAAAATTTCTATTCCGCGCGGGCACCGCGATTGCACGGACGCCAAAGTTTACGAGACGGCTGTGCGCGAATTCGTGGAGGAAACGGGCCGGTTCTTTCACAGCGCCTACATTTACAAGTTACCGTTCACTTTACACTGGACGGACGAGGGCGTGACCTACAAGTACTCCATTTACGTGGGTGTGGTGCGCGGGCCGCTAGCCGACGTTAACTTTAAGCCCAACACGTATACGGTCAAGCTGTTGCCTGGCGCGTTGGGCAACGATTACCGCATCGTGTTGCGGCCCCGCCGCTTTAACTGCGAAATCTCGCGCAGACTGGCCATAGTGCCCCTAGACCAATACTTTGAGTACATGAATAGCAAGCAGCTTAACACGTACGCGTCTAGCAACTACAGCGAGTTTTTTGAATTCGTGCGACAGGTCAAACGGCTGTTTGATAGCAAGCAGCTACACGACTTTTTTCACGCCTCGCTGGAACGTGTGCAGCCCAGCGATGCCTTTTCGTGCTCTCGACCACAACACTGACTGTCTAACGCGCAGTGAACTATACGCACTATGGGGCGAAGCGGTGAACACGCTGAAGCGCACTTTGCAGGTGAAAAACGTGTGTGCGCATCTCCTGGAAACCGACGCCGGCGATGTTAAAGATTATATAAGAGCGAATTTGAGCCGTTTTACAGTAATCACCGGCAAATGTTCTAAACGTAAGGTGTGCCACCATCACAGACGGATTAAAAGGACCTTGGAGCTCAATTTGAATTTAGTAAACGAGTACGCCTGTTCCGTGACGGACGTGTACCGCTCTCCAAGATGGTGAATCTTCCCGAAACCGTGCACGACGAGTCGTTTTCCGGCAACAACGCCTCGCTTATCAACAAGCTGGAGAACAGCATATTTAATAGAAGCAACTTTGATTATCTAAAAACCTGCATTAATTTTTTTGAAAAGAAAAGCATGAACTATACTATCATTGCGTTGCCGTGCTCGGGCGATGAGCGGAAGACCACAAAGCGGCCTAAAAGGGTAAACAATCACAACATGTACATATTGTTTAACAGTTTTTACACCAAGATTCGAAAACCCGAGTGGCCCAACAGCCCCACCATGTGGGATACGGTAAAAGGGCAAAAGGAGTTGGCAGACTTCGTACGCGTGTTTGACCACGCCCAAAAGCTGGGCAAGAACATTACGCTGCGTTCTGCGTCCAGCTCTTCTACAGAAACGAGCAGCAAGCGGCGAGGCTCCGTGGCAACTAACGTGGTCGATTTCCATGAAAACTGCGAACAACGCAACAAGTTGTACTGCGAGTTTTACAGCGTGCTTAACGAAACTTTTAAGAATGGGGTGGCGCCCGCCTCCAGCAGCATTTACGACAGTGTGATCACGCGAGAATTGGTCACCAAGAATATGGAGATGTTTAAGAATATTGCTCTCAAGCTCCCTTCTGCAAGTTACGTGCCCACGCCCGTGAGCAAAAAACGCCGCGCGCCGCCTACCGCGCCCAAGAAAGTTGCCGTTAAGCAGCGCCGCGACACTAAGCCAGCTCCTACGTACGTCAGCGACAACACAGAAGACACCAACATGTCTGAGTAATTTTTAATAAAACTCGTTTTAAATACAAATATTTTTATTATTTCCCCCTCGCAATCTCAACACCATGTGCAACGTAGACTCCTTTTGAATGTTGTAGTCCGCCATTGTTTTGGCGTCCTCCAGCTGTTTACCCGCATAAATAAGTCTCTGCTGATCCACGGGCACGCCTTCTTTATCGGCAATCTTTTGTTTTACCTGGCCGACAGTATCGCCAGCCTCCGTTTCGACGGTAATGGTTTTGCCTGTTAAAGTTTTGACAAAAATTTGCATTTTAAACCTCTTATAAATGGCGCTCGTTAAGCCACCACCGCCGCCCATGAGATTTACCGCTCAGCAAAATGGGTGTTTTCAACACCAATTGGCAAAACTGGTTGAGGCGCGCGAGCGGCGCAGTTACGAACACGACATTGGTAAGTTAACGGAAAAACTAAAGGGCCGCGAAGTGTTGCGCGGGCATCTTGGTGACGTGCTTGAACAAATGGGCCGCCAAAGCAAATTGTTGCCCGAATTGGTGAAAAATGACGACGAGTTTCGCGTCGTGCAACAGCGCGATCTTACACACAACACAATAGAATATTTAAACTTTTTGCAGCACGACAAGCTCTTTTACTGCAGATTGTGCTACACGCACGCCGATTGGTTATGGTGCGAGTTTCATAAAACGCACGCCTACCGCGGTCCGCGCGATATCAGCGTGGATACCTACGTGGAACATTTAAACAGCGACATGGGCGTGGTGGCTCTTGTTGAAGAATACTACCATTTACTGGCGTCCTGCGATGAAAGGCAGGAAGCCAAACGTGTGCTTAAGACGCTTACCAACTTTGAGTCGCTCAGCGACCTTTTGGCCAGCTATAACTATTCTGATACAGACGCGGACACGTCTGCTTACGAGTTAATGGATTTTGAATAGTAATAATTTTAATTAGATTAAACGTTGACCTAGCTTTGCCGACCCCGCTTTACGAATACGAGCGTTCTCGAAAAACAAATGTTATCTATAGACGTGCGTCGGCGCCGACCTCGCGTTTCGAGCACGGTTGTTCTCGAAAAGCGGGTTCCATTTTTTTTGAGGCGAGTCAAGAGGTGAGTCAGCGCCGACCTTGCTTTTCGAGCACGAGCGTTCTCGAAAAGCGAGTGCCATTTTAAAACATGCGTCAGCGCCGACCTTGCTTTTCGAGCACGAGCGTTCTCGAAAAGCGAGTGCCATCTTAGGGGTGAGTCAGCGTCGACCCCGCTTTACTACCACAAGTAATTTTGTTATCATTTTTTTTAATAATTTTGTTTTAAACTACGAGTGCTTTTAAATAGCAAGTATTATCTTTATTCGTGCGTCAGCGCCGACCTTGCTTTTCAAATATACGTATTCTCGAAAAGATTAAGTGTTGTAGGTATGCAATTAATTGCATAACAATGCAAACAGCCTTGTATCGCTTGTATAAAAGGCGCGCGTCCGCTGCACAAAATTAAAACGCATCATGCATCGACTTGCATTAGTTGTGGCGGCTGTGGCCTCCTTGTGCGCCTGCCGGCAGTTGGACCATGTTACCGGCACACGGCATCTCGTGCAAGTCTTCATTCACAATCAATATTTGGCCGTGCGGTCTAACGGCACCGTCGGCGGCACAACGCACGCGTCTATGGACACCGTGCTGCAACGCGTTGGCTTTCGCCACGGCCGCATCTTGCTGCGCAATGCTCTTTCGTGCATGCACGTGTGTTTGAATCGGTGTGGCGCCATGTACGCTTCCGTCGCGCTTTCTAGCGACTGCATTTTGAACGAAGCTATACTTGAAAACAATTACGACGTGATGTTTAAAATTTACAACGGTAAGAAAACTTACGTGGCGTTAAACAAAGATGGCAGCCCGCGCCGCGTACAGTTGCCCAAACGCAGACCGTTGCGCAACATGGCAACCTACACGATTATTATGCGCGAACCGTTAAACTACACCTTCGTTACACAGTGCCCAAAGCAAACGAAAATAATTAAACACCAAAAGTGCTAACGGAGGTAAATTATTATCTTGTTCGATTACAACAGTTGTACTGTGCACACGCATTTTTTGTTATATCTCTAAAATGTATTACTACATAGCTCGTTATCGTGACGATTTGTACGACATCGGAACTACAAATGATATATCTGACACTACGGAAAAACAAATACCTCTCATGTTCAAAGTGTGGCTGGGTAATTTAGCGAACACATATTACAAATCGCAGTTGAAGCACTTGGAAAAATATAAAGTTGACAACGAAGATTATTACAAACTGGATAAGTCTACTGTGGAAAAATTAATATATATGACCGCAATGTACAGCGAAGTTGTAAAAAATAAACTGTAATAATTTAAACATTGTCTAATAAAATCTGTATTTTATCATTGTATTGTTTTAATTTGCGCACATTCCGATGATGCCGCACCCCAACCGGCCGCCCGCGTTGCCCGTAATTTTGCTAAGTGGGTGGTCTGTCAAGCCGAGGTCATCGCGATGCGTGTGCACGACCAAGCTGCGGCCCAATATGCTCAGAGGACCAAACAAACTTATTAAATTGTCGCTGATGTCTATAGGCGTGAGCGCGCTGCATCCCGCGGAGCGGACATTGCCCAGGTCGCCGACGTGCCTTTCTGCGGCGTCTGGAGCGCCGTGATTTTGGCGCGTAGGGTTGAAGTGCTCGCCGGCGGACGTGCAGCCGTTGCTGGTATCGCCGAACTCGTGAACGTGAAAGCCGTGCAGTCCGCGCGGCAAGTTTAGAAGATATCCGGTTAGTTTCACCGGTTGGTCGGGCCCGTCCTGTTTAAAATAAACTTGTCCGTGCACGTCTCCAGTTATTACACAAATCGCCTTCATGTCGCTCAAAATAAGACTTAATCTAACAATGATGAAATTGGCAACAATATTGCTAGTCGTTTCTATTGCTGTAGTGTTGGGTGCGCAGCATGCGCTGGCTTGCACGGAAACCGGCAGAAACTGCAAGTACAGTTACGAGTGCTGCAGCGGCGCGTGCTCTGCCGCGTTCGGATTTTGTTTGCATCGATAGAAAATTATGGCACATGTTTTTCAACAACACTCGTGCTCGAAAAGCAAGGTCGGCGCTGACGCATGTCTAAAGATAGCACACGTTTTCAACAACATTCGTGCCCGAAAAGCGGGGTCGGCGCTGACGCATAAACTTGTTTTTCGAGAACGCTCGTACTCGTAAAGCGGGGTCGGCGTTGACGCATGTCTAAAGATAGCACACTTTTTCAACAACATTCGTGGATAAATTGGCACCCGCTTTTCGAGAACATTCGTACCCGAAAAGCGGAATCGGCGCTGGCAATACTTCAAGTATAAAACTGCAAAAAAAGCTCGTTAAGTTTTTTTGCTAAATGCAATTATTTTATTAAATTTTAAACATTGTATTTTGTTAAACCTGGTAAATGCGAACAGGAAAATCTACGGTGGCGCGGCACATGGGGCACTCGGCCAAAGCAAACGCGCACTTGACGCACGCCACCACATGCCCGCACGGCACAAAACACACGTTTTTTATGGCGTCGTAGCAAATTTTGCAAACTTCTTTATCTTCAGGCGTATTGGGTTCGTGAAACGTTTGCTCATCAACTTGTTCTTTGTTTGTGTCGCGGGGTTCATCAACTTGTTCTTTGTTTGTGTCGCGGGGTTCATCAACTTGTTCTTTGTTTGTGTCGGGGGGTTCATCAACTTGTTCTTTGTTTGTGTCGCGAACAACACACGATTGGGTCACGACCTTTTGTACATAATCGTGGCCCTTGACAAGTAGCACGTATGCGCAACGGCGAAAGAAAAGCGCGTGTTGTTGCCACGGCTCATCATCGTGCTCCCAATCCTTTAGACCACCGTCGCAGTAGAAGCATTTCGTGTTGTCGCTGTGGCCGGTGTAGTAGAATCCGGCTTCGGCCATCTTCTCCGGTTTCTGTTTCAGACTCCGGGGCCAATCCTTAAAAGTTTGTAACCTTGAGGCCTCGGAGGCGAACCGAGGGTGCGCGGGGCCGGGCATGCGCACGCAGGCGTTGGTGGACGGCAGCGCGCTCACGCCGCACTCGTCCTGCCCGTCCATCGCAAGGCCGGCGGGCAGCGCGCCAGCAGCCGTTTTTTTCAGGAACGGACACTGCGGCGCCCACCTCTGATGATCGCGAGCCGGGTCGTCGCCCTCCTCCCAGCGCATAATCTCCACTTTGCAAAACGCGCAGCGCACTTCGTCGCCGCGGCCCAAGTAGAAGAACCCGTTGGCGGCCAGTCGTTGCGGTTCCAAGAATTGTACCGGCCAATTTATGTACGTGGCAAGACGCGCATTTTCATCTTCCATATTAACTTCGTCCGCGCCGACCACAGTCTGTTCGCTCATTCTGTAACGCGCGCAAGTGCGCCCTGTCGGTTTGACAAGACTAAGCTTGTTGCGCTGTATATAAAGGATTTTTTAATCTAAAATGATATCGCTTATCGCGCATCGCGCGCCAGAACCGGAACTACAAGTGCTGATAATCAGTATGCTGGCCGGCCTGCCGACACTAACGCTGCTGCTTTGTTCGCCGCAAATGATTGTGCAAGCTTGCGCGGAGGTCAGCGGCGTGTGGGTCAACGGCACGCTGCAGTCCACCGCCGCCGCGCACGAGGCAATGCACAGCGCTTGTGTTGCGTTTACCGTATTAGCGTTTTCGCTCGGGCTGCTGTTGGATATGCTGACTACTTTACCGCCCCGCCGCCCCGCCGCGCTAGCGCTGTCTGGAGTAGTGTTTTGTAGCGAACTTATTTTAATCGCGTCCATAATCAAGTTTTGTGCCGGCGCGACCGTGGGCGCCGGCACGCTGGTTGCTGGGCGCTTGCAAGCTGCTGTGGTGGACGACTCTACGTTGGTATGCGCGCTGTACGCCTTAACGGCGTTGAGCGTGTTGCACGTCGCGCGCTGGCTTTTCTTTGGTTGGGCGACGCTCCTAGAATGCCGCGAGTTGGTGCCGTTCGCCGCTACCGCCGTCGTGGCCACGACGCTGTACATGATCGCGCTCACATTGGCCGGCCTAACACTTCCTACCAACGGTTTGCAAATGTTTCGCAACGCGTCAGTGGCATCGTGCAAATTAAACAACGGTACATGGTCCACAATGTCTTTGCCCAATTTTAAATAATAAACAAATTTTTATAAAGCGTTTTATTTATTATATGTCACAAGTTTCGTTGTAAAAATTGTACAGCAACACGTTCAAAATACAGCTGCCGTGCGACGCGCAGCTTTGTAGTTTCTCAAAAAACTCGGCATCCAGCTTAGTCACATAGCAAACCACATGTATTGTGTCCCAACCCTTTTGCACTATTAACTTGTCACATTTGTTTACATGTTCCATGTGCAGCATTCCCACAAATTTTAGATCTTCGTGCATAAACTGCATGCAGCCCGATCCGTTGACAAAGGGCAAATTGGGCGCCGGCGAGTATTTGTATATTGTTCGCACGGACATATAGTTTATGTCGTTTTCAACAAACGTCGAGGTAACTTGATGCGGCACTTGCACACTGTCGCTGTACAATTCCGCCCACGCCAAGCACAGTTTTTGAAACAATCGGTGTTCGAATAGCATCTGCGCAGCAGAAAACAGGTTGTTGCGCAAAACCGCCGCAAACGCCGCGGCCTGCAGCGCGGGAACCTGCTTGAAAGGCATATATGGTTTTCGTTTGCCATTGCTGCGGTAGAGGTTGCTAGGTCGCACGGGGTTTGACATGGCTCCCACGCGCGCGCTGCGTTTCGCATTAAACAAAAAAGACTATGCGCGCGTAGCGGATTTGGCAATGTTATCACGCGCAAATCGGACGTTTCTGCTTGATTATCAAGATCCGGATTTTTGGACGCGCGTGTCACGCATCTGCTACAACCGCGACCAGTTTTTGACTGCGTTTCGCGACAAAATAAACTGGGACGAGGTTTCAGCGAGCCCGCTGACCTTAGCCACGGCCAGAGCGTTTGGCACAAAACTTAATTGGGCGCTTGTATCCCGCCAAACTTATTTGCGACAACAGTTTATCTACGAGTTTGGCGACCGTTTGGATTTGCAGATCGTGAGCGCCAACTACAACAACCTGTCGCTGGCGGTTCAGCAAAAGTTTGCTGCCGCGCTGAATTGGAATTGCGTTGTGTTCAGCCACTCTATGCTTCCAGAGTGGTTTGAAAGCCCCATTTCCGACCATATTAACTTTATAGCGGTCGCCAAACACAAGCACCTTGACAAGTCATACATCAACACGCCGAATTGCATCAACAAAATAGACCTAAACGTGTACATGCGCAACACAAACAAAATTAGCGACGCGTTGATTATTTATTGCCTGCGCGAGGGGCGCGTGCACGAGCTTAAAACGGTTTCGGGCAACGTGCCATGGGCCAACCACATGGACGTGTTCGACGAATACCCCGGGCTGGCCGACACGCTGCGCCTGGACTGGGCTACCGTGCCAACGTGGACCACTGCTTGCGCACCGCCGGCATACTACTTTCGGCGGTGCATGCCAAACGGGTTTGAACGCGAGTTTGTCAATTCTGCGTACTGGGACAAGTTTATAGAATATGCTTCGGGTACGTTGAGCGTTGCCAGCGCCGCGTTCGCACTGCTGCTATTCGACAATTTCAAGTCGCGTTTAGACTGGAACCGGTTGCAGGCGAGCGACAACTTTATCAACCTGCCCGCGCTGTACCGCGCGCACGGGCCGCTTGTCGCGCTCGAGGCGGCCGGTGACGATGATAAGGTGTGGCGTGCGTATGGCAGGTTTGTGCGCGGCGGCCAGTGTGTGGCGGACACCGAAGACCTTATTCCGATGAACATGAGCGTGCGCGACGCGTATCATAAAATGGCGCTCGTGCAGGCGTGCACTTCGCAGCGCGAACACGACGAGGCGCGCACCTGCGAGCGACGCATGGCGCTCAACGGCGGCGAGGACGCGCTGCTTAACTGGAACATGCTATCCGCCACGCAGCAGGTGTGCCCTTTTAACCTGCGTCATTTACAAAATGTTAACGCGCGAACGTACCGACGCGACAACCCGCACTATGTGCAAGACGTGTACGAAAGAATTATTGCGGCCCAGATGAATCTTGATTAGTTTTTGTGGGATAAAAGAGATGAAATTTACGCCAGATGCACAGATTTGGCAAAGATGTTTTGTGTGAAAGGCGATGGCGAGCGACCGCTGACCCAGCAGCTGGACCATATCAACAAAAGCAAACAAAAAATTGTTGTTGAAAGTCAGCATTTTGAGAAGCTCTATAAAGTGACTAAAAACACTTCCGAATTGCGCGATTTGCAAAAGCGTGTCATGGACTCAAGACAAAAATTTTTAAATTTTGGGGTGCAACATTTCTAATAAAAACGCATTATAAAACTTGAAGTATTTTATTTCATACTAAAGGTGTAAATTTAAACTTCGCACGGTGTAAGCTCGCCCTCTTCTTGGTCGTACCCGTGGACCCTGGCGTAATCCTCAAGCGCAGTGTCGTTCGTGCGTGGCGGCGACGCGCAGGGGGGCGACCATGTCTCTTGCCGGGGCGAAAGACGGCGTTTACGCGGCCGGCATCGAAAACGACTGCCGTCCGGCCAAAAATAGCGCTCGCTGCAGCGCTGCAAGCGATTGAACACGCGTTCATCGCGCACGCGCAAACAGCGCCGAGAGCTTTGGCGCCAATTGATGCCCTTTTCAGCATCGCAAGGTATCGCCGCGTCCGCGCACATTAGCGCGATCAGCTCTCGCGAAAACCGCTTGCGGTACATTTGCCCGTTGTAATGTAATTCCATTACGCCACAAATATTTTCATAAAATCGGCCACGTCCTGCCGACACGTCGGGCATTTGCTGTCTAGGCCAAAATAGCATTGCATGCACACGCAAAAGTGACGGCAGGGCAGAAGCACGGCATCGCGCTGGCGTTCGAGGCAAACCTTGCATTCCAACGCCTCACCCACATTTTGCGGAGGCGCGGGCTGTTCGGGCGCCACCTCGGCGCAACGGGCCGAGTCGCGAACGCCGTCGCCTTTAATGCACATTACGAAGTAGCACTGCGGGTTCGCGAGCGCGTGGCGCTGCCACGGGTCGTCGCTCGGCAGCCAGTCGCGCACGCGGCAGTCGCAAAAAAAGCAGGCCGTCTCATCGCCCAGCATGGTGTGAAACATGCCAGCCTCCGCGATGCCGTGCGTGAGGGCGCGTAGCGCTTTCGGCCAATAATCTTCGAAGGTGGCGCGACGCGCGCTGGGGTGTGCCAAGCGGCTGTACACACAACGCGGTTTGCCGGGCGACACCACCACGGCGTTGGTACTGGCGTGCTCGTTAAAATGCTCATTTTGTGCAATCTTGTTGGCGTATACGCAATATGGCGACAGCGTGGCGTGCACAAACTCGACGATGTCGTCTTCGCGCCAGTTTTTAATTACAACGCCGCAATACTCGCACACGACTGCGTCGTCAACGTGCGCATAACGAAACCCGTTAACGATTAAGCTGTTGACAAACGCGTCGTCGTTAATGGGATAATTTTCAAAGGAGTTGTGTCGCTCTATTAGCATACCGAACATGCGCTCGGCGCTGGTCTCATGATCGCACACGTTGATCATGTATAACGGCGCGCTCATGTTGCCAACGTGGCCGAAATCGACAAAGTATCGAAATCGTTTTGATTTAGCGACACGTTAATGTGGCCCAGTTTTCGCCGCGTCTCGGCGTCGACAACGTGTACAATTGACAGGTCGTGGTCGAGCACTACAAATTCGTAGTTGAGCACGTTGGAAATGTAACGCCTTTCTTTATCGATCTTAAAATTAAACCTTTTCAGCTCGTCTATTGCGTTTACGTGCTTGTCAATTATGCCATTGCTCAGCAGCTTGAGCTGCACGTAATGGTGCAGTTTAAAGGGAGCGCATTTGGCAAAGCTGAACGGTAAATTTTTGAGCAAATCGTCAGTCGTGAACGCAAACGCGCCGTCTGTACACGCGTTTGGCGAAGCGTCCTCCATATTTTATAAATACCTTATATCTGGGCACGCGCAGTCAGTGACAGCACCAAAGCCATGGCCGCCAAACGCGCCCACTCTGAAGACGACGTTCAAGATAGCAAGCGCGTCGCGAAAGAAACGCAGCTGCTGCCGTACAACAGTAGCGGCTTCACTATGCAAGTGGAGAACGACGGCATGTTGCGCAGGTTTACGCCCATCAACGCCATGCGGACGCAGCAGAACATGAGCTGGCAGCGTATGGTGCTGATCAATTGCCAAGCGCTCGATTTTTCGGCGATCAATTTCCACTACAGCGACTTGCAATATTTAAAAGACAAGTTTACAGAATTGCAAGGGTTGTCGAACTACTACGAATGGCGCAAACAAGAGCAGCCCGATGACAAACTGTGCATAATGGAACCGGCCGTGGGCAAATGCACCTACACGATCGGTCTGCGTGTCAAGGGCCGCCCCAACGGGTTTGCCATAGCCGAGTTTGGCAGCGTGCACCGGTCCAAGAGCACCTACGGCCAGTTTCTGAGCACGACCTGGTCCGCCATCCACGAACACAACAGCGTTTTTGGCAAAGTTATGGACAATTACTACAAGTACGAGTACCCGCTCAAGTTGGAGTCGAGCGTGTGTGTGCATCTGCCGGAGAAAGAGCACGAGCGCGAAATCAAAGCGCGTCAATTTTTGTGGGTGCGCCGCGACAATAACCCGGAGCTGTACGCTACGGGGCAACTCGATCGTCCGCTGGAGGTGGTACCCATGACGCTGAGCGAATTTGACCTACTGTTTGAAATTGGCAAGACGGATGGGCCGTCCCAAGAAGTACCGGTGCTCGTCTGCGGCCGCATCGATGGCGTCAAGTACGGCAAGGAAATCCAGATGACGGACGTTAACGGGCGCAAGTTTAGTGAAAAACCGTACTCGCTAGCGTTTAAGCCCGTGCTGTACCTCATTCTCGAACCCTAATAAGCCAAAATGGACACCGACCTTGGCGCGGTCGTGCACAAAAAGCGCGCGCTTCTCAACGCCGCTTATAAACAACAGGACAAAAAGGTTGCCAAATATTTTGTTAAGCCCTGCGAAAACGACGCCGAAAAAATGCTGATGCTGGCCGCAGACATTTATGGACAGGTTGAGCAGCTGGAGGCGTTGCTGTCCGTGGCGCGCGCACCCCACGCCGACAAGCTCGAGTTTGCGCGCGACTGCTCCGACTTGGACATCAATTCGCAAGATTTGCAGCTTATGTGCGCGCGCAGCGACCTGACATATTTTGCGACCAAGTACGAGGCTGCTAAAGTGCTGGCGTCGTACGAGGCCGCCTACGACAGTTTTTTAAAACATAGCGAGCGATTTATCGACGCGGTGAGATCTTTGAACGCACCCAACGCCACCACTGATTACTTGGCGCAGCGCAAATGCGCGGCCATTAAGCACTTGTGCACTTTAGAGTATTTGGTCGGTTTACACACAAAATAAAATAAGAATTTTATATATATACATGACATGATTTAATAAACAAACACAGTGTAATACGTGTTTTATTCAAACTGCACTATGCGCTGGCCGTAATGTGTTCCCGTTCGCACGCGCTTGCCTCGAATGTAGTCGATGCCAATCTCGCTGTCGCACTCGACGACACGATTTTGCTGCGCGGCGCGCTTTATGGAGTTTAGGCGGCGCGTCGCCAGCTCCAACGGGTTGTATAGCGACGACTTTTCTAGTGTGAACGAATTGAGGTGACCTTTGTTGAACCATTCTAGCGAAATAATGATGTACAGCAAGAACATGGTTGTCTTGTCGGTACTTTCAAAGGCGTATTTGTTTTTCAAACAATAATAGTAAAATTTTAGCGAATTGTACAAATAAAACATAAAGTTGTTGGCCCGCATGTAAAACTCGACGTCGGTGGCAAACAACAAGTTCACAACTCGGGTTTGCAGAAGGTGGGCCAGTTTGCGCAAATAAAGCATCGAGTTTTTGTCGTCATCTACGCAAATCAGGAGCACGTGCGGCGTGTGCGAATTTAATATTAGTTTAAAGTTTTCGTCCTGAAGCGCCTTCACAACGGCGCACCAATGCGCCGCGGCCACTTCCAGACATATGTACTTTTTGGAGAACACGTGCCGTTTTATAATTTCGCTAACGGAAGACAGCGACAGCAGATACTTTTCAAACGCCGCGTCCTGCCAACCGCGCACGCTGGCCGGCGCCGCCGTGTCGGGCTGGTGCTTAAAATCCAGGCCGCTCTGGATCAGCTTGGTGGTGATTAAAATGCTCAGCTGCTGACCAAGCGTATAGTGATCCTCGTATCCGCGCTCCCACATGACGTTGCACACAAACTTGACCAAGTTGTTCACGCACGGCTGCATCAGCATGCGGCGCAACCGCTCCGTGTCGCCTTTGCACCACCGGTCGTGGCACACGAGCTTGAGCATGGCCGCGTCATGTGCGCTCAGCTCGGGCCGCGTCACTTCTACATAATCGTCTACATCTTTGGGCGTAGCGTGCTCCACGGAGGTCAGGCACTCGATGCGAAAAACCTTGACCTCGAACACGAACCTCACAAACCCGTGCGCGTCAACCTGCACATTACGCATCACGCGCCGCGGCAGCTGCGCGTCTACGCCGCTAGCGTATAAATTGTACATCAAAAAGGTTTCGTCGTGCGTGCGACATACCGCCGGCAAAAACTGCGTCGTGAAGTGCAGCGATTGCGCAAACATGGAGTCGTTGGCCATTGCGGACGAAAACCAGTTTAAAACGCGGCTGGCCTACGTGGCCGACATCGCGGCAATGATGCAGCGCACGCTAGACTTTATGGCCGTGCACGGCGCGTGCACGCACGCAGACGCGGACACACTGTGTTTGGCGGACGACACCGCCGCGTGGCTGTGCGGCCGCGCCGACGTGTGCACGTTTGCGTCTTTCCGCGTGAGCATCGCCGCGTTCCAACACCCGTGCCGCGTGCTGGCACACTTTTTGTTCGAGGAAAGTCTGGCGCAACGGTGCAGCGGCCCGCTCCCGCGCTACACGTACATGAACTACGCAATGTTTAAGGGCGCGCTCGCTATCAAGCTGACTGTGTACGTCGGCAATTTGCACGCTGACGGGCCGCCGTACTTTGTGGACTTCGCGCTCGGCCGGGCGCGTGTTCGCACAAGCGCGGCGCTGCACTTTCAGCTGCCGCCATTTGAGCGGTACGTGGAAGAGGTCGTTGCACAGTCGGTCGCCGAATAGCCGCCCCAATGGACAATTATAAACTTCAGCTGCAAGAATTTTTCGCCGTTGGGGACGGCGCGGACGACGCGCCGTCTTTGGACGCGCCTAATTTGTTGGAGCACCAGAAACGCGGCATAGAATGGATGCGGCGGCGTGAAAAGCGCGGCCGCCCACACGGCGGCGTGCTCGCCGACGACATGGGACTCGGTAAAACGCTGTCCATGCTCATCCTGATTGCAAACGACGACAACGCCCACAAGACGTTGATCGTGTGTCCGTTGTCGCTGCTTAACCACTGGACCGCGGAGACCGGCAAACACAACCTGCCGATCGACTTGCGCCAGTTTCACGGCGGCAATTTGGACGAAACTTTTGGCGAGCCTCGAGTGGTGGTGACCACGTATGACACGTTGCGCGCACATTACAAACACCTAAAAGCGGAAGCTCGCGCCAGCGGCCTGCTGGCGCGGCACTGGCATCGAGTGGTGCTCGACGAAGCGCACGTCATAAAGAACCACCACACGGAAGTGCACGCGGCGGCCTGCGCGCTCAACGCCGATAACCGCTGGTGCATCACCGGCACGCCCATCCATAACCGGCACTGGGACATGTACGCCATAATCCATTTTTTGCGTTGTCGCCCGTTTGACAACGTGAACGTCTGGCGGATGCTCAACCGCAACAATGACACCAACCGCATTAAGAGCGTGGTAAACAAGATTGTGCTCAAGCGCAAAAAGACGGAGATCGCACTAGACATACCGCAGCACAGCGTGGAGTACGTGCACGTCAAATTGGACGAGGCGGAGAAGCATGTGTACAATCTGCTCAAGAGTGAGTCGCAGCGCGCGTACGACGACGCGGTCGCCGGCAGCGACAAGCTGCGCAGCATGCAGGACGTGTTGTGGCTGTTGTGCCGCTTGCGCCAAATGTGCTGCCACCCGGCGCTGACCAAGTGCGCGGCCATGTTTAAGGAGCAGGCGCGCATATTCGAGCCCGCCTACGAGAGCAGCAAGTGCCGGCGCGTGCTGGAATTGGTGCAGCGCGTCCTCGACACCATAGACGACAAGGTGGTGTTGGTGTCCCAGTGGGTGGAGTTTTTGCATCTCGTGGCCGGTCTGCTGCGCCAGCGCGGCGTGCCCATCCTGCTGTACACGGGTCAGCTGCGCGTCGAGGAGCGCACCGCGGTCGAAAATCAGTTTAACGCCGCAGACTCGCGTTACCGAGTACTGCTCATGTCCATCAAGTGCGGCGGCGTGGGGTTAAACCTAACCGGCGGCAATCACATTATTATGCTGGAGCCCCACTGGAACCCGCAGATCGAGCTGCAGGCGCAAGACCGTATTCATCGCATGGGCCAAAAGAAGCGCACCTACGTTTACAAAATGCTCGTCGACGAAGAAAACAGCATTGAGCGGTACATGAAGGCGCGCCAGGACAAAAAGCTCACGTTTGTCAACAAAGTGTTTGACCGTTCGGCGCTGAATTACGAGGACATTAAAAAGTTTTTTAGCTTGTAAGCATGAATACACAGTATGCCACTTGCTTCTTGTGCGACGACATTGTGTACTTGTTTAAAAAGCAGTTTGCGCGCACGTCGGCCTCGGCAGCGGCGCTATACCGCAAGCGCATGGCCATTGTGCGCGGCGGCGTCGTATTGTGCCAACGTTGCAACTCAAGTTTCAATGGCAACCACCCTAACCGGCGATGGGCGATATTTTGAAGCCACAAAAGAGCCTGGAGGCTGCGTGATCTTTACGGTGCGTCGCTACAATCCCCACATCGTGGGATTTGCCGGCATCCGAGCGCACATGCTGAGAAATCTGCGCGATAAAGGTTTGCTGTTGCCTGCTGACGCAAATTGCGCGTTGCACACCGTGCCTTCCGCGTGCGCGCACTGCAAACGCAGCTTGACTTTGACACCCGCCGTGTCGTACCTGCCCTGCGGCCATTCGTGCCTGTGCACCGACTGCGACGAATTATTCAATAAGCACAACGCGTGCTTTAATTGCAAATGTAAATTAAAATACAAGCTCAAGTTTCGTAAATAAAATTAATGAACCTTTGTTGTTTTTTTTAATAAAAATGTAAGCGTCATTTAGTATGATCATCACCTTGATTCTGATTGTGGCCGTCCTACTGTTTATTATTCTGTTTGCCAGTAAAAGCAACGCCACCGTCGACAATAAATCCACATATAATGTTTCAAATTACAGTGATCAGTTTAGTACCATTACGTATGATGACGAGCTACCACTCTTCGAACAATGGTTTAAAGATAACCTAACGCGTGTTTTTGCAAAAAAGGCGGAGAAGGTGGCCAACCCCACGCGCAATTGGAACACGGAAACCGTGTTCGACAATTTGAGCCCATGGACGTCGGCCACCGATTTTGGCACCGTGTGCCATACGCTAATAGGTTATTGCGTACGCTACAACAATTACGTCGACGCTTTGTACCAAACGCCCGAGCTAGCGGACAACTTGATTGGCGGGCTACGAACGGTGTGTGCTCGGCTGCCTGACCCGGCGCCGCACCAACAAGCGCCCTGGGGGCCGGTGGCAGATTGGTATCATTTTACCATCACCATGCCGGAGGTTTTTGTAAACGTGACCATAGTGCTAAACGAAACGCGGCATTACGAGGAAGCCGCCGAACTAACTCGCTACTGGCTGGGCCTGTACCTGCCGACGGCCGTCAACTCGTTGGGATGGCACCGCACGGCGGGCAACGCTATGCGCATGGGCGTGCCGTACGTGTACAGTCAGCTGCTGCGCGGGTATTCGTTGCGCCAGATCGCGCAAGAGCCGAGCGTTCAAGAGACGCTGCAGACCGTCGCGTTCCCGTTTGTGTCGACGGGCAACGGGCTGCATTTTGACTCGATCTACATCGACCATTTGGACGTGCGCGCATACGGCTACCTCATCAACTCCTTCTTTACGTTTACCTACTATACCCAGCTGTTTGGCGCAAACGCGGTAAACAACGCGGGCTTGACAAGGGCCATCGAGAACGTGGGCAGTCCGGAGGGCGTGGTAGTACCGGGCGTCATGTCGCGTAACGGCACGCTGTACTCTAACGTCATAGGCAACTTTATTGAGTACCCCATCGCCGTGCACTCGGCCGACTTGTCCAAAGTGCTTACCAAGTTGTCGGATACGTATTACGGCGCCGTGGTGGGCGCCACGACGCGTTTAGCCTATTACGAAGCCGACCCTACTAACAATACGCAGGCGCCGCTTTGGACCATGACGCGCCGCATTTGGAACCGGCGCGCGCGAATAATCAATTACAACGCTAACACGGTGCCGTTTGAGTCGGGCGTCATTCTGCAGTCGCTAACGGGCATTTTGCGTGTGCCCAGCACCACCTCGTCCACGCAGTCGTTTAGGCCGGCCGTGGGCAACACCGCGCTCGCCAAGACGCGCACTGCCGGCGCCATATTAATAAACGCGCGCTTCGCGGAAATGAACAACCTCCAGTTTAAGTCGTGCACGCTCTTTTACGACCATGGCATGTTTCAGTTGTACTACAACATTGGCGTCGAGCCCGACTCGCTCAATAACGTCAATGGGCGCGTCGTGGTCTTGAGCCGCGACACCTCTGTGACCACAAACGACCTTTCCTTTGAGCTTCAGAGGGCCAACAACGACAACTCGTCCGAGGGTACGGCTTTCAACGGAGTTGTTTGTCATCGCGTTCCAATCACAAATTTTACCGTGCCTTCGTTGACCGTGAGAAGTCCCAACGCGAATGTGGAACTTGTTGAACAGATAATTAGTGTTCAAAACATGTATACGGCTTCGGCCACCGCCTGCTACAAATTAAACATCGAAGGCCATTCGGACGTTTTGCGTGCATTTCGTGTTGACGACGAAGAAATTTATGTAAATACAAGCACGGGCGTTAAAGCCTTGTTCGCTTATCCGTGGCTCGTTTTGAAAGAAGGATCCACCGTTGTTTTTATGTCGGCAAACGAGGACGTGGTGGTGCCGTTTAGTGTGATAACAAATTCTTGTAATGCAATAAACGAACCCAGCTTAATGTACTCGCCCAACAATTGCTACTTGCACGGCAATGGATTTAAACTAAAAGACGACATCACTAGTTTGCAATTTACTTTTGACATTATACAATAATTTTACACAATGTTGGATCTCAACAAAGACTGATTTCAACAAAGGCTGATAAGGTAAACTTGTAACAAAAACAATAAAATGTTAAAAACATATTTATTTAAAATACATTGTCACGTTTATACCCAAGTTAGGGCGCAACAACAATTTATGCGCAACAGTCCGTCACGTACACGTTGAGGCTAATAAACTCCAGGCCGGTTTTAAGCACAGCGGTAAAAAAATCAGCGGCGCCGTTGACCGGCACCACAATTTTACCATTAACACTGCGTTCGCGCACATGCACAACGCTGTTGGCGACCACCATTTTGCCGAAGCACTCGTACTGTTGACGCAGCCCGCTTATTTCAATGTTGGCAATTTGCGCGTCGGCCTTTGTTCGGTCAAACGTGAACGACGCGCGGTTGGGCGTCTCAAACAGCGCGCGGCGACACGCGTGGTGTTTATCGACGCGCACGCGCAGGCTTTGCAAAGCGTCCATCTCACTGCGAGTCTCTGACGTCAATGCGCATTTGCGGCGCCAAATATAAATTGAGTGTGCCCAGCTGTCCTATGCAAAATCGCAGCCGTAGCGGCATGTCCGCAGTCATGCACACGTCAACGTGCTTGCTTAAGGTCCACGCTCGGGCGAATGCGTTTAGGTAACTACACGCAAACACCTGAGTCAACTGCCGCTGCGGCGGGGCGCGCAACAGCACGCTAGCGCGCACGCTGTCGCTCGCGTCCGCAGTGAAGCGCAGGCCCGCTGCGCCGCACGACACCTCTACGCTAGCCGCGCCTAGTCGCATCAAATCGCGGCACACTTTCGCATACTCGTCACTACACACAGCCAGCACACAGTCGTGCTCGTTGTCGGGCACGCCCAGTCGTTCCACGTCAAGGCTGATCTGCGCCAACGCGCACGCGACCGCGCGCTGTGCACTCTCGAATTCAAAGTGTAGCCGGTCGTCGCGCGCGCAAGCGCGCATCGCCAGTTTTTCACGCGGGTCGGCGGTGTGCACGATCTTGAGCAGACCGCGCACGGGCACGCTAAATGACACTTTGCGCTCGCACTTGTAACGCGCGAACCCGGCGCAATTCAGGCGCAGTTCCACTAATGCGACGCGCTCGGCGTCCATGCCCTGCATACTCACGCCTTTGGCGTCGCAGTCGAACGTGGCGTGCGACAGTATGCCGCACAACGCGTCCACTATGTTTCGGAAGGCGCCGGCCGTCGCAAAAACGGCTTCCATTGTGGCTGCGGGCAATAGCGCCACTCCCCTTTTATTGCATTGCTACGTTGTTGCACATTAACAGGCTGGACATGACGTCAAACTCGCCGCAGTCTTGCGGCAGGTTGGAGCCGCCGCGCATCCACTGAAGACTTTCCGTTAACCGGTTGCCCACGAACGATTGGTTTTTGGTCCACTGGTCGAAGCGCGTGCCTTCCACTTTCTCGTGGCCCGTGTAGTTGTTTTTGTTAAACTCCTTGTAGATGTTGTCGGGCGTGTTATTGAACAGCATGTATGGGATGTTAAATATGGGATAGCGCCGCGCGTGCGGGTCGGCGTGGTTGCCGCCGCGCACCACGTACTTGCGCTCTATCCGCTCAAAGTTGGATTGGCGCGAAAGGTACGACACGGGCGACAAGCAAATTTGCGCGTGCGTGCCGTCCTCGGCCATCCACTCGGTGAGGTCCTCGCTGCGGTTGAGCACGCCCTTCTGACCGTGCACACTGCACACCTTAACGCCTTCCAGGTCGTCGGTGGACGTTACGACCGCCGTGCGCACGACGACCGCGTCGCCCGCCAGCGCCATGCTGGCGCTGAGCGACTCGACCGCCTGGTTGCGCGTTCGTCGAAAAAACGCATACACTTTGTACACGTTGAACGTGCCGTTGGTACACGTCTCGATCATGCACCGTTTGCCGTCGTGCGCCCACGCGATTTTAACGCTGCTCAGTACCGTGCCCGCAAAATACTGCACCATGTTGTCGGGCAACACCACGTGGTTGTGAGGTCCGGTGCTGACGACAAACTTGAGCACCGGCGCCGCTTTGCCGACTAGTGCGAGTTTGCCCTTGAGCTTGTTGATTTTGTGGTTGTACAAGCGTATAGGTAGCGTGACGTGCGGAATGTACGGATCTTCGGCGGTCATGAGTTTGGAATCGCGCACCAGCGTCCATAGCTTGACCATTTTGTTGTTCATCATCGCGCCGTCGCTAACCGCCACGGACAACCCGGCGGGCACCGCTCCGAGCGAGCTGTATCGCAATACCGGCATCGCGTTTTTCAAGTTTGTCAGGGCTACTATCATTTTGGGCACCGGAATGGTGTAGAACAGGTGTGTGTACTCGGCAAAGTAATATTGTTCCAGCTTTGACATGAGGCAGCGAACGTCGTCGTTTTCCTCGATGTCACACGCACCGACGGTTGGCGCGTGGAAAAGCGAGTTTTTGTAGTGGTACTCGTAGGGGGTTAGGAGTGCGTTAATGGTGGCGTCCACGGGCGCGGAAATGCGCACCTTTTTAGCTATGCACACCATGCCCTCGTGATGGTTTACGTACAAAATTCTCGGGGACACTTTGAGCTCGATCGGGCAGCGGTTGCGCTTCAGCCTGTACACGATTTTTGGCACGTCGGCGCGCAAGCACTGCAAATTGGTGGGCCGATCGTTGAACGCGACCAGCAGCGAGGCATCGTCGCAGTGCGTCAAATCGTGCACCGGCGCAACCAAAGCAAACTGCTGCAACTCTGCAAACTTTTCGGCTACCATGTCGTAGTCGACGTTAGGCAGCCGCGCGTTGCGGCACAAAAAAAACTTTTTGCCCGCCACAGTCATTTCGCCGTGAAAGAAACTGCCAATAAACTTGACAAAGTCCTTTTTTTGCTTGAGCATTTTTTGGCGCACGCTGTCGTTGGTGATGCGCGTGACCTCACTACCTATTCGGTACTTGAGCACCGGCAGCGCAATTTCGATGTTATTGTTGCTACAATTGTCGTGCTGGCTGGGAAACGAACGCCGCTGTTTGCTAAACGTTTTGGACACGCAGTAAATGAGCCGCCCGTTGACGACGCTGTCCATGATTTTCTTTGACTCTTTACTGTAAAGAATGGTTTGCGTCTTGCGGCGCTTGGACGCCGGCGCCTCGCATTCGTTGGCACGGGTTTGGTAATGCTGCAACACTATCGAGGTCAGCAGCAGCTCCATCAAATACGCATGCTTGTATATTATTTTGTTGGCCAAGTTGTCGATGGAGTAACAAATTTCGTGGTTCATGATCATTTTGATATGGTCGACTAACTGCAGCTTGTGCGCTTTGCTGTACTGAAACAAATAGTCCAGCGGGCGCCACTTGCCGCTACTGGATAAATACGTTTCTAGCACCGCGTTCAGGTCGTTTGTCACGACGTAATCGCTCGCGTACACGTCACGAGCAAACAGCGCATCGTTTTGCTTGTCGTACACCAGCTGTATGGCGCGGTTGATGTGCTTTTCGGCGTCCACGTTGCCGTACAAAAACATGCGCTTGCAGTGCTTGGCGTACAACTTATCGTAAAAATTGTGTATTAGCACGTTGTTGTTCATCATGATGTTAGGAAAACTGAGAAAACGGCCGTCTATCATAAACGTGCCGCGCAGGTTGTTTTGCTCGTCAAACTCGGCGTCCACCGCTCGGAGCCGTGCGTCCAGCGCAGTGCCCAACACCACCACGACACATTTGTGCAACACGCAGCTGCGTTGATTATTAAGGGCGCAGCACGTGTACGATTTGCGCTCCTGTATTGTCGCCAGGTCTAGCAAGCCCACTTCTGACGCGCAACACTCCCACACCAGCTGCAGGTCGTGCGGCGGTGACTCCAATTTAGCGTACAACGCGTTAAAATCCTGCACGACGTCCGTCATCTTGACGAGCGCGTCGGACAATGTCGATAGCTACGTCCACACGGAGCCGCAAACGCGGCGCCGAACCCGACACCGTGGTTAGCGACCGCGCGAAGCAAAACAAAATATGCAGCTCGCGAAACAACGATTTTTTGGGGTTTTGTTCGCTACAGGAAATAGATTATTACTTTGCGCTTAAACTTGACTTTGAGCAGCATCGACACGAGGCGGCGCAAAATGACGCCGACTTTGCATTGTTGGTTGCAAAAAAAACAAATGTTGTGGCCAGACAGGTGCGCAAGTATTCTAAACTGACGGCTGCGCACCATAACAACGCGGTGCACGACGTGTTAATACTAATCCAACACGCGCGGACCGTTCTTATGGACAAAAACAAACAACGGCGGTATGACAACATTATATTTCACAAAAACGCAAAAGTGTTAAAAATTTTTGACACTTTAGTTAATCAGCTCGATCAAGTTAACGATGACTTGTCAACAGCTTTAACAGTGTTTGAAAATAGTGTGCAATTTTTTAACGCGGGTATTGAGAACGTGATCACGAGCACGCTGTCGGAAGCGTTGGAAAACTGGCTCGCGGCGCAGCCCGTCGTAATGAAAAAGCCAACTAGCACCAACCGTGTGTTAATTACATGGATATCGCTTTTAACTGAACAGAATTTTGATAAACAACAAAAAAAAGAACTCATAATAAAGGAGTTTTCAATTTACGGCGAAATTGTTAACGTGTACGTATGCGACATTGACAATAACACCGCCATAGTTGAATACAAAACGCCGGAGGCGCAGCGGCAAGCCATTGATCAAAACCAGTCGCAAGAGGTGCGTTTTACTGTGACGGAGTATATGCTCACAAAATTTTATAATTCGAGGTTACGCGCCAAGCTTCGCGACGAGATGAACATAATAAGCGGTCGTTTGAGCTACATGCAACAGCATTTGATGCTACTGCAGTCGCGGTACGCAACATAGCTCAATAGCAATTTGGGTACGAAACATAGCGCTCATGTTTTTATCTCGCTAAACGCACATTATTTGTTTGTCGACTGCCATGACACCTGTCAATTACTGCGATGTTTGCGAATAAGTTGTGTCGCCGCGCGTAACATCGTTAGTTTAGTCGAATGCCTGACACCTGTCAATTACTGCGAGTTTGCAACCAAGTCGTGTCGCCGGTAACATTGTTAGTTTAAGATCGCGGTCACAACACAATGTTTTTTACCGTACATCTGAAAGACAAACATTATTATCTATACAAAATGTTTAAAGAAATTTGGCCATCGTGCACAACAGAATGCAGGATTTGTTTGGAAACGTTGGGTGCCGAAGGCGGCGTGGTCGGCGTGCCCGACAACGGGCTACTCAACTTGGACAAAATGTTTCACGCCGAGTGCATTGCGCGGTGGAAACGTGGGCACACCCGGGACCCGTTCAACCGCGCCATTAGGTACTACTTTGCGTTCCCGCCGCCGACGGTGCACGAGTGCAAGGCGCTGCTGGAACACACGCGCGGCTTCATCGGCGACGATGAAATGGACTGCGTGTACAAGGTCGTTTACCAGCGGGTCACGACCGAAAACGCGATCGACGTGGAGCTCGACTTTGCGCGCTATTTTAAACATGGCGCACCCGTTGACGGCGGCGGACGTTGACCTGATAGCGTGTGTGTTAAGAGATAATTTGTTTTTGGTGGGCGACAGTCTTAGGTGTAATGTGTTCAACAAAGAAGCTGGTCACTTTGAATCCGTGTACTTCGGTGAAATTGGTGCCGCACAGGCCCATTCGCCCGACCAAAATGCAGTGCTGGATGCATCCTCGGCGAGCGACGTGCAGAGTTCAACGTCTTCGCAACGCCTATCATGACAACAAGAGCGGCTTGCTGCACATGACCGTGTACAACGACATTTTTCTAGACGAACGCGCGCGGCCTTATTATCGGCGCCTGCTGCGCAAGCGCTTCGACGGCGCCACGGCGCGCCGCACGTTTTTAAACGCCGGTTTGGTGCACGATTGCTTGCTCCTCGAGCCGGCGCCCAGCGAGCACTTTAAGAGTATAGAGGAGGCGGGCGAAACGAACATGAGCACGCTTAAAACCATTCTGACCACGCTGTTGAGTTATTTGGGCCGCATGACGTCTAACGAGTATCTGCTAATCGTGGACCGCTTGTTTATTGATTTGGTGTACTCGGAATTTCGCGCCGTGGTGTTGCCGCAGCACGCGTACGTTTTGCGTCAAGCGTGCGAACCGGCGGACAGCGACGACAGCGACCACGAGCGCCGCGACAGCGACGAGCGACGCGTTGAAGCGCCCTGGAACCAGATCGTGGTCGCGGCCTACGTAGCCGTCGTCAACAAAGACGACGGCTCGCGGTACAATGAGTGGCAGCGCCAATCGCAATATATTTATCAAACTTTTTTAGTGTACGCGACCTTGCTCACGACAATACTAAAACAGAGCAACCCGTTTATTATTAGCGAAAACAGTTCTGCGTCGGTGATATTGCGCACTTTGGGCAAATGCCCCGACAACCCGGAGCGCGTCAACTGCTGCAAGCTCAACTACGGGGGCGCTTCGCCGGGACACATCATGTGTCCACCGCGCGCGATCGTTAAAAAGATTTATAGCTATGTAAATTGGGCGCTGAACCCGCACAAGGATCAGCGCTATAGTGCGCTAATTGCGCGGCCGTCCGACGCGGCAACAGGTGGCTGCTCGGGAGATTTACGAGAAAACATTAACGGTGATTTGCACGCCGAAGATATTACGCCGTTGATCCTGCTCGATTGGGACAACTTTGTCACCGCGATTATGGACTATTTTGGCGCGCCACACAACGCGCGGCCGGCGAGTATTTAACGGCTGACCTATTTGCTGTGCAAACATTATAATCTGGGCTTATTAGCGGCTGGTCGCCAACATGAAAAAAGTGTCGCTGGGAAAAATTATAGAAAGCACTGTAGAGGAAAAGTACAGATATCGCTTTGGCGGCGAGCAAAAACAACCGAACCTCGGCGAGTACTACAAGACGTTTGAGGCCATTCGCGTGGGACAGCACAGCAATACGCACCACGTCGTGGGCAAGAGGGACTACACCGCTATTGACAATCTGTTAAAAAAGTGCTAGCATGCTTCGCGCGCTCAAACGTCGTTTCATGCCCGCCAGCGACGAGCGGCGCCGCGCGGAAAACGTAGTGTTGTGTCCCAAATGTTATTTTGTCGCGCCCGGTCGCATTTCCGTCGCAGATTACACAAGATTGCACATAAAGTTTAATGAACAATTTGCCGACGAATGTTCAAACAATTTAGTTGTAACGGAGCCTAAAACTTGGTCACGTTTCAGAAATTGCTCCGCTCTCTACTATCCCTTGTGTTAATTAAATGTATTTCAGTAAATATTGTGGTTTCGCTTCAAAAGTGATATGCTAAATTGTACCTTTAGGTTTGTATGTAAAGCCGCGTTTGGCTTGCAAATGATGTTTACGTGTTTGTATAAATACGATTTTCACGCAGACGCCGTGTTTTGTGCCAGGTTGCGACTCTGTCGAGTGGACGTACACGATGATTCAATCTACTCACGCAAGACGTTTGGAGTTTGATAACGTAATTTTAGACTTGAGTCAAGTCGAGTTAAACGAGGCGGCTGATGAAAGCTACATTGTGTTTCTAAACGTGAAACGCGCGTTTTACAAAAATTTTTGTGTGGCCTGCGACATGTCTCTGGAAACGTTAGCGCTGCATCTGTACCAAAATGCACAGTTGACTATAAACGGCGCTGCGGTACCGCGCGCGCCCGATTTTATAAACTACATTACTTACAACGCCTGGGACCGCGACCAGTCGCTGGTTTTGGACCTTGCGCCGGACGCCAGGATTGTAGTGGCCAAACAGTTGCGCGTCGACGAGCGCTACCATCAGCGCGCGAGCGGCATCCTGGACTTTCAACGCCGACACGAACTGCCGCCCGCTTCTGTGGAGAGCGACCCGGCCGCGCGAAATGCGCTGGATCGCGAGTTGGAAATGAAACTGTATACGTTGTGTGAATAAAAGTTTATTATTATCACTAGAGTGTAAATTAATAGTCGTCCTCGTCAGTACTGTAGCCCGCGGTTTTGTCAACATACTTCTGGCTTGCTACCATTTTGCCGACACGTTTTTTCTTGAACGCCGCCTGCTTTGTGCGCTCCCCGCCGGTGTTGACAATTGTGCGTTCCTCGCCGGTGTTGAGGAGCTCGTCGTCGCTGCTGCTTGCACTGTTGCTGTCGCTGATGCTGCTACCTTTGCTGGCGCGGCGCTGATCAACGCTAAGGCGGAGCTCGCAGCCGCGCTTGCTGGGCGGCAACTCGCGCGGACCTTCGCTGTCCGAAGACATGTCATCGCGGATTATTTCGTACGCAGCCCGCCGCGGAATCCACTGCGAGTCGTTAACGCGTACGTAGCGCTCCTCCAGCGCCTGGCGCGCCTTCTGCATAGCCGCGCCCTCGTCGCCGGCGTTGAGTTTGTGGTGCTGGGAGAATGTGTTTACGAACAGCTGCTTGGCGCGGCGCGGCATCTTCTCCTCCTCATACAGAGTGTCGGGCAGATGGTACATCGCTGCTGTCGTCAGATTCGGTGCACGAATCGGAAGACGACGAGCTGGTAGTGTCCGCGTCGTTGGCGTTCAATTTAGGCCGCCACTGACCGTTGACCAGCGTGTACTTTTTGCGAACAGCGCAAACGGCCAGCTTAACAGCTATTTCTTTAGAGCCGAATTTGCACAAACTGCGATCGTAGAACTTGTGAAATATCCTCTTACCATTATGCGGCAAATTGTGTAATTTTTCCGGTAACATACTAATTAAAAACAATATTCTATCACTAATGGCTTTTATTTACCCGAGGGACGGATGCGAATGGCAAGACACAACCATGAGATTCAACTTGATCACTTTAGCTACTTACATAATTAAATAATATTTTCCAGCATGCGTTGTCCGTTTGTCTGGAACGCATTTGCTTTGTCAAACGCAAAAAGATCGTTGGTTTTTAAGTAATCGATGTGCTGCTCGTTGTTGATTATAAATACGCGACTTTTTTCGTCGCGGCGCACCATCACGCCTTGCTTGCACAAAGAAATGTATTTGTAGACGGGAAGCAGCGCATCGCGCGCTTTCTTGAGCAGCAGCTTTTGTTCAGGGGGCGCGGCCACAAATATTTTGACGGGCCCGTCGTAATCGATGTCCAGGCTGTGGTTGTTTATACGTCGTTCGCGCGACTTGCTCTGCCACTCTTTGGCGCATCCCGCGTCGCACAACCTGACCACCATGTGATTTTTGTAAAAGGACGAGTCGAGAACATGTTTAAAATCGAGATCGAGCAGCGCGCAAATTTTTTTCAAATAATAGGTCCTGACCTTTTTGCTGTCCAGACGTGCGTCGTGCACGCCGTAAACCTCAACGCTGTCGTTTAACCGGTCGCGTTCCAACGCCTTTAGTTTTACGTTCATTGATTTGATGTCGTCCGATTCGTCGATTTGCGCGTTAATTAACGACTTGAGCAACGCCACGTTGATTAACTGTTCAAACCGGTCCATGGCGCCGCAATTATAATTGTAAACCCTCTTATAGTAGCGGGCGGCGGCCAGCGCGCACGTGCCATGGTGTCGTTTTTAGACAAGCCCGCGACCGAGTTCGATCTCATTTTGGACCCCGCAAAATTGAACAACGTCGCGTTTTTTTCCAACGACGAGTTTAGGATCGTGTTAAGGTCACTGATTGGCGACCTTAAAAAAAATCAACGGCCCAACTATTTCAACAGTCTCTTGGACCAGATGATTAATGTGTATAGCAGCGAAAGCGCCGGCGCCCACGCCGACGCGCTTGTACGAATCATTGACGCCACATGCGTCATCGTGACGGACTTGCCATCGAACGTGTTTTTGAAAAAATTGAAAACCAACAAATTTACCGACTCCATAAATTACCTCATCCTGCCCAATTTCATTTTGTGGGATTACAATTTTGTCGTGTTTTTAAACAACACTTTCAATTCCAAACATGAAAACAACCTGGTGGACATTTCGGGCGCGCTGCAAAAAATCAAGCTGACCCACGGCGTCATTAAAGATCAGCTGCAGAGCAAAAACGGATACGCGGTACAATATTCATACTCGACCTTCCTAAATACCGCTTCGTTTTACGCCAACGTGCAATGCCTAAACGGCGCCAACGAGGTGATGCCGCCGCTGCACAGCGTGCGGCGCTACTTTGGGCGCGATGTGTCGCACGCGCGCGCGTGGACCACGCGCCACCCCAACATCAGTCAGTTGAGCACGCAAGTGTCGGACGTGCGCGTCAACGATTGCGACACCGATTGGAACGTAAAGGTGGGGCTGGGCATTTTTCCTGGCGCCAACACTGACTGCGATGGCGATAAGAAGATCATCACATTTCTGCCGCGGCCCAATTCGCTCATTGACCTCGAGTGCCTACTGTACGGCGATCCGCGCTACAGTTTCATCTGCTTCGACAAAAATCGACTAACGTTTGTAACGCAGCAAGTTTTTTACTTGTATAAAAACATGGACGCCCTAGAACGCCTGCTGAAAACGATGCCGCTGGCGCACACGTTGTGGCGCATACACGCCGACGCCAAATTCTCCATGCGCCTCGAACTGCTACTGCGCGACTTTTGCTTGGTGGCCAGCTCTAACGCCAGCTATTTGCTGTTTAAGCAATTGACCGAACTAATTAAGGACGAGGAAATGGTGTGCGGCGATGAGGAGCTTTTCGGGTTGGCCGGCCAGTTCACCGACATGGTGGACAGCGGCGCTAAGGGCAGCGCCGCTTTGATCGAAAGCACGCGCCAGTATGCGCGCACGCGCGCAACAGACATCGATATCGTTTCTACGCGCGCCACCACCAGCCTGAACAGCTACATTTCGTCGCACAACAAAGTGCAGGTGTGCGGCGCGGACATTTACCACAACACGGCCGTACTCCAGAACTTGTATTTAAAAAATAACGCCATTTGCTACAAAAACGACGATCGGCAGCTTGCTAGTATTTGTGCTCTGCCGTCCGAGTATTTGTTTCCCGAACACCTATTGGATCTTTTTATTGAACCGTAACAATAAACGCACAGGATATATTATTACTCTTTAATTAATAAAAACTTTATTACAACTTTAAACATCAATTAGTGTTTTATAATTCTAAATTAAAAGTTAATAAATTTGATACCGCATTCATTAAAATTAATAACTTTGCAGGTTGTTTTAATAATTAATATCAGCTTTCCTTTTTTTATAATTAAACAAATTGTCTTTTAATATGTAAATTAACGCGTTGAATACGTAGTCGCTTCAGGCTCGATGACAACTACAGCTCGTCAATGGTTTCGCGAACGGTGGGGTCGTTGTTCCACTTTCCGTGCTTATTATAGCCACGCGACCGGCCGTTGCCGCGTTTATAACTTTGATTATGGACGCGGTGATGCTGGTGCTTCCGGTTTCTGTTATTGTGCGTGTTGTAATAGCCGTAACGACGGGTTCGCACGCACGACTCCTCATCATCATTATCACCGTTGCCGTTTTCGGCGCCACCGTCACCCACGTCCTCCGCGTCGTCGCCCTCGCAGTCGTCGCACCGATCCTGATCTTGATTGCGCAGCTGGTCGCGCACGGCCTTGGCGGCACGCGCGTATCGGCACTCGTCGTCCTCCGACTCGAACATGAGGTCGGCGCAATTGTAGAAGCCCTCGCCCACTGGGTCGATGCGCTGCCAGCGCACGTACATCACGAACTGGCCCGACCGGTACGGCACCGACACGGGAATGGAGTAGATCTGGTTGCTAGCGCACAGCGGGTCGCCCGGGTTAGGCACTAGTCCCGAGTTGTTACCGCCGATATACTCGAGCTCGTTCCACGTAATCGGGTTGCGCCGGTCCCACGTGGGCTTGGTAACGAACACCTCGAAGTAGCTAGGCTCGTGGATGGCTGTGGGGCAAAAGTGCACGTCCATGGGGTACGAGTTTTGGTAGCGGTTCATGTACAACACGTCGGGTCGCCAGTTGTAGAACGGCTCGTCCATGCCGCTCTTGTCGCCGAACAGCGCGGCGCGGTCATTGGACGCGGCGCCGCACAACGTGTGCGGCACCACGTCGCGTTTGACCATTTCAAAGTCGAGGTAGTTGGGGCCGGCCAGCGCCGCGTACTCGGTGTACTGCTGAAACATGTACTGCGCCGCCGACGCAGCCTCTTGCGAGGGCACGTTTATGGCGCGGTATTTGTAGTAAACCTTTTTGTACGCGTTGCGGCACGCCTCGTCGGGAATGTTGTCGCCATTGTTGGGCCACCAAAAGTTGCCGTCGCGAAAGCACTTGTATTGCCTAGCGACTGGCACCGACAGGTAGCCGTGCGAGCGCACTGCGGGCGCCAAGAACAGCGCAAACAACACTACGCCGAGTTTGTACATTTTTTGTATGTTACTTATAATAAAAAATTAAATTGTTATTTATTTATACTTGTACAGAGAAAATTTGAACGTGTTGTTTGCGCATTTGGGCTCCGGCGGGCAGTCCTCATCGTCCTCCCCACTAGAATCTTCGACGTCGCTGGCCGCTCTTTGCTTGCGTGAAGCACTGAGTCCTGCGCGGGCGCGCTTGCAGGCTATATCGTCTTTTGGCGCTTTTCGCTTACACGCTGCTTTAATCTTGACCAGCGTGACGCGCTTTTTGTCATAGACCTGGTGCTGCATGTATTTGGCAAGAATAGCGTCGTAACATTTGTTCAGCGCACTCTCGTGCTCGTCCCCAAATATCTCTAGCAGCTCGTTCATAAAGGTGTTAAAAATCGTCATGTGCTTTAACCAACTAATGCGCATAGTTTGGGGGTCGAACAAGCGCAGAGGATACGCCTTTTGGGTCACATTACCCTGAATGTCGAGCAACACGTACGGAATTCGATCGCCGTTGCCGGGCACAAAGTCTGTGCCCTTGTTTACCAAAATCTCGCGGCAGTGGCGCGCGATGGTGACAACGCGCCGTCTTGTCGACTCGTTTCCCTCCGCGGTCGCTTTGCCGGCGCCGTCGTTGTACGTCATGCTAAAGCTGTAATCAGTAAGCGGCTTGGTGGTGCCGAATGCGTCAAAATACATCAACATGTTTACCAGCAGGCTGTCCAGGCATTTTTGCAAGTCTTGGTAGCGCAGCACTTGTTCAATGGCGGTTCGGAACGCAACGCGCATAAACACGGGCATGTCTTTCTTGACCAGCCAGCCCTTGAACACGATTTTATTGGCGCTGTTGATGTAACAATATTTCTTCTTCTTTAACAGAATTAAAACGCTCATTAGGTTCTCAAACGCCATCTTGTACCCATTCGTGAACAGACCGTTTACGCGAGTTTCCACGGCCGCGCAAATGCGGCCGAGCGTGGCCATACGGCCCTCTTTGGGTATCTCGTCGCGTTTAAATACAGGTAGAACAAAAGTCGAGTCGGTATCACCGTACAGCACCTTGAACGTGAGCGTGGACAGACCAAATTTGTTTAGTAGCTCTGGGTCGTTGCTGAGGCCTTCGATTATGCTGATAGCCGCGGTCAGCTTTTCGCGGCCCACGCGTGTAATGTAATTGGCCAATAATTTGCAAAAAATGCCGTAGTACCCGTAGATGCTGTTGGCCGTGCGCTTGCTCAGATTTTGCATTTGGTCGTACAGGTCGTACAAAAACTCGGAGTCAGTTTGGCTATCGCGACATTGTTTAAGCTCGCTACGCTGCTTGAGCAATTTAAGCAATAATTGCACGTTTATGGCTTGTTTGTCCTGATTTAAGTACACGTTGCCGTCCTCGCACAGTATTAAGTTGGTCATGCATGCGCAAATATCTATCATAATGGTCAAGTAGAGCGAATTGAAGTCCAGTGAAAACGCAAATTTGTAAACGCCGGCGCTCGGTTGTAGCACTTTGCCGCCTTCGTATTTAACAATTTCGTTGATGGCGCCCAAAGGTATCGAGTTGGCGGGCAAGTCCTTTAATGGTATGCGCTTGCGTTGCAGCCTCGACATACCGGCGCAAAATTCGGCGTTTTTGCTAGACATCAACCCCAGGTCGTCCTTGTTGAAAAAGTACGGGTCGTGTACGACGAGTCCGGTGATGGGGTCCGTGCGGGTGTTGGTCAGCGCCAGATGGAAAAACGTACTACTGATCAAATGAGATATGTTGCATATAAAATCGTCGGTGCATAAGCGGTACATGAGGCATTGCGAGTACATAAAATCGTTCAATTTTAATTTGTTAAACAGACGAATGGGCAACAAGCAGTCCTTCAAGTTGTATTCGATCATGGTGCCCAACTGTTTGTTGTTGTACATTGCCACCATCGTTTGCCAGTTCAGGTCGACTTTGTTGTCGTTCAAATAGTACTGGCTGAGCGTGTTTAGCTGAAAGTTTTCCACATCGCGCTTGTTGGCGTCCACACCAAAATACTTGTACAAATCAATGTGAATATAGTAGTTGAAGTAATAAGTGTCGGTCCGGTTGCCAATTTTGGTTATGAACAGTTTCGTGTTTGGCTGTAGTGCCGGTAAGTCGTACCGCCCCAACAGCGGCTTGTTGCCTTTTAAGCGACCACGGATGTACGGCAAATCGAACTCGTCGCCGTTGTAATCCAGAATTACGTCGGGGTTGACGATTTTTAAAAATTCAAAAAACGACGCTATCATGTGGCTTTCATTGTTGAACACTACCACGTGCGTGTATTTGTCGTCCCCTAACATCTCGACGAGCTCTTTGTGGTACACGAAACATATTTTGTCGTAGCGGTCGTCTTTAAGCACCGCAAGTCCGATGCACATGATGACGTCGCATTCGGGTTTGGAGCTGTTGTGTCCGTCCGAGTGTGTCTCAATGTCGTAACACGCCAATACAGGCTCAATTTTGGCCGTCAACGTGGCAGGGTCCACTACTTCAAAATCTTCCGCGAAACGGTCCAGCTCGAACGGGTGCGCGTCGTCGGCCACGCAGTTGCTGCGACACCGCTGCGCGCGGCGAAAACGCATATACGTGCCTTCGATTACGGGCGTTTGCATGTGCACTCGGTTGGCGTTGTGCAAAAACTTGTCTAGCGCCGCCGCCTTTTCGCTAAATGAACTACCGTTACGTTTAAACTTTATCACGTTGATCTTGTCCATGTACACATCCTTCACGCCCGGCGCTACAAACGTGTTGTAACTGGAGCAGCGGTTGCGACAGGTGGCGAATATGTGGCTGTTGTAACATTGTTTGTACGAGTACAGGTCCATTTTCATTATAAAATAAAACTGTGCCAACCGGCCGGCCAATTGAGTGTTGCAAAACGCAACAAGTTCGCCCACATTTTCGTTGTAGTAAATGCGCATGACGCGGAAAACGTTGTCGCACGTTATGGCAAAATCGCGCGGCGCGTAGTCACGGAACGCCTCCTGCAGCTGATTGTAAGTAACGATTTTCATTTCGTTAAAATGCAGCGCGATTTGTTGAGCACGATTAATTCTATGAGCGCGCGAATCAAGGCGCTAGAGCGGTATGAGCATGCTTTGCGGGAGATACACAAAGTTATACTGGTGATGCGTCCTGGTTTCAACTTGCAAGTGCTGGACCCCGACGCCATGCCGGCGCTGATTGTGCAGTTCTTTTCCGACTTGACGGACCGCAACACGGACCGCAACACCACGCACAACATAAACTACCGGTATGATTATAACGTCGGCGGTGCGCTGCCGTTTCAGGTGCCTCCGTCACAGCCTTTTCACCCCTATGGACATTACTGGCCGCAGGCCCCGCCGCAACAACCATCATCCTCCGGAGTGCCACCGCCGCCGCCTCCGCCGCCGCCACCGCCGCCGCCTCCGCCGGAGTCACCAGTGTTAGTGCAACAGGTAGAGTTGTCGGTTGACGAAGTGCGCGAGTTACAAAATCTGCAGGTAAACATGCAGCTGGAAACCATTACATGGAGCCATTTTGCCGCTTTCATTGGCACAATGACGCGTATCGTGCAAACCCGGGTTGTTAACAGCACGTTTTTAATTGACACGATAGCAGCTTTGCAAAACGTTAAGCGGTTAACTAATTATGATTTTAACGAGTTTTTGCGTTGCGTGGCCAACGAGACTGCGTTGCGCTTTGAGATTACACCATACCTGTGCCGTGTCGTCGCGGCGTTTATTCAATTTTTTCAAAAAACTCACACTGTAATATACAAGACAACTTTTACGTACGTTGATGCGCAAAGTTTAACCAAAAGCGTCAGTTCGCTGCAAATTATTGTCGTTAGCTTGTTTCGGTTCTTTTCTAAAATCTACGTGTACTTTAAGCGAACCGAATTTGTTTTCATTAATTTTGAACATTTTGTCAGTACAATCGACGAGTTAAATGCGCTCGTGGAGGCGCTGCCCGATGCGGCGCAAAACAACGTCGAACTGAATCGCTTGCATTCCGAAATGCGCGCGCTGCGCGCCGACAATGCCGAATTGCAGGCACAAAAGGTTGAAATTGAGCAACGTTTAGAATCTGTAAATTTACTTCGCCAAACGGTTGATGGTAGAAACCAAGAACTTAATCAACTAATACTTACGTTGCGGCCGCAGGCTGCCCAGTCGAAAGCGCTTTCGTTTGATAAAAACGAGTTAACGATAGAAAATGAACGTTTAAAAACTGAACTTGAAGAGTTACAAAACCGACCGGTTAGTGAACCAATTAACTCGTACTTTAACGAATATACCATTGCACAAAAAAATTACCTGAGGGAGCAAAAAACACGAATGGACGTAGAACAACAGTTGCGCAACATGGAGACGACACGGGCTCTAAACGCCGACATTGAAATCCGGAACTCGATTTCACGGCTGACCGCGTCGCTGGCCGAAAAGGACGCACAAATTACGGAGCTTCGACAAGAACTAGGCAACAAAAATCGTCAACTGACCGCGTCGCTGGCCGAAAAGGACGCACAAATTACGGAGCTTCGACAAGAACTAGGCAACAAAGATCGTCAACTGACCGCGTCGCTGGCCGAAAAGGACGCACAAATTACGGAGCTTCGACAAGAACTAGGCAACAAAGATCGTCAATTTGCACAAGGTACAAATGAGTTTTATCAAATGCAACGTGCTATTTTAGAAAAGGATGTTCAACTTGGTCAATTTAATCAAATGATCGACGATTATAGGCGAAAATTTGAAGATGTGAGTCAACAACTAATAAATACCAAAGAGCAGTTGGTGGATTTGCAAAAAACTGGTCCTATGGAAATAGACAAAGAGGATTTGAACAGGGAAAAAATGGAATCTTTGCTTAGCGCCGTAAACATTTTGTACAAAAGCGCACAGCTTTTAGACCGCAATTTGGGCGGCACAGATTTGTCGCAAAATCTTGATGACATGCGATTTGATTTGGCGATCCAGCAGCAAAAAGCGTTGGAACAGTGGTTTGGCATTTTAAAACAAAGCATAGCGCCAAACGACGTCCTCAATTTTGCGTCCCTAGCAAACGTTAACGATTTAAAAAGCCAAATCGTCTCTAAAATTCCGGCTAACATGCTTGTGACGGCCGACAAAAACATTATTGCATATGAAGAAGGCAATGTGGACAACGTTACACTTATTTCCGCCGTGTCGCGATTGGTGGAAGAGTATAGTCGGCTGGGGAATGAAAATGTTCAGCTCACTGTTAACAACGAAACGCTGCTCAACGATAACAGAACATTAGTTGCGACTTGCGACCAACAGTTAGCCAGTTTGAAAACAGATTTGGCCAAAAACATTAGCGATGTGGACGCGATCAACAGTTTGGTGAGCTCTACGCCCGATCTAGACAATCAGGCCATACAGAATATTCGTGACGAGCTGAGCACCGCCCAAAGTAGGTTAAAAAGTTTAAAAGGATCTAAAATTGTTGACCTAAAACAGTTGGCAAACACGAGCGTCCAAGAGGAAATGAGCAAATTAAACAACAACATTCGCGAAATCAATTCTTTATTGTCAAAACACGCCGCAATTACGGAAGACATATTTAAATGGAAAAAGACAATGCTCGAAGTGTACGAGTCGCTGGCGCGCGCAGCGGCCGAGGAAGAACCACCCGCTTAAAGGAAATAATATTCGCGCTCCTCTTCATCGTACTTCAGCAATCCCAACAAATTCATCGTGTTCGGGTCCGCGTTATCAACAGTCACAAAGATGGCGACCTTGGATAATCCGTCGGTCAAGCACGTAGCCAGCTGGTCAAAGTCCATGGCCAGTTTTTGTATTGTGTTGGTGTCGTTCGGCTCGTCTTTGTTGTTATTGTTGTCTACATAATATACACATTTGCTCCATTTGCTGTCGTCTTCCTCCATCGAATCTACAGTTTTAAATTGAACAGTAAAGCTACTCTTTCCATTGTCGTTAGTTTTTTGCTCCGATTTAAACTGTGTTAACGGTATGCATTTTAGGTGCTTGTTGGAGCGACTAATGTTGTTTGTCGAGCGGCTGTACACAAGTTCTGTGTAATTTTCATCGTTGGTGTTGGTGGGATTTTCCAAACTTGTGGACGGGCCGGCCGTCCAGTTTAAAAACACGTTTTGCCCCTTGCTCGTGTATTGGCACTTAACGCCGTGCACGTAAAACAATGTGTCCGCTTTTTTAAAATAAAAATCCATCAACTCGTTAAAGTCTTCGGTATCTTTCACATGCGCTTTGGCGGCGTTCGCCAGCACTTTTAAGTTGGCGAAGCATTCCACTTGCTGCACGCACATGGCGCCGCCCACGTCCTGCATGTTGAATTCAAACACCAGTTTGTAGCTGTTAGCAGTGAGCCGTTTAAATACACATTTAAGCTTGGCCAAAACGTTCACGATTTCCTCGTTTTCAAAGTCGGCGCGAGTCAAACTCTGCTTGACGGTTACGCTGTCGTCTATTGTCGCGTCGCATTTTTCGTACTCGTTAATTTCGATACGCTGATTGCATCTAGTTTTAACAAAGTTTAAGCTAACGGTGTAACACTCTTGCTCGACCAAATCCTTAAAACACTGCAAATTGCCATAATACGCCTCCGTTTTGTTGTCGTTTAACAAGCGAAACGTAAACGTGTAATAAAGGTTATTCTCCAGGCTTATCGTAGTTTTATTAAGCAATTTTCCCGTCACTTGTTTGTAATTTTCTTTCACTTTTTTGCGGGGCGGGTCGCTGCCGCAGTCGTTGGCGTGCTCGCGCTTGGTGGCCATTATGTGGGACACGGTCCGATGGCAAGTGTTGAGTTCGGACGAAGTGGAGGTAGCGCCTGAGCACCGCGCGCTGGCTTGGCGTGAGTTGATCGCCAATGTGGCTCACGACACGCCGCTCGAATACACGTTTCGGACGATGTTGCAACGCGCCGATTTGGAAAACTTTGACTATAACACGCCAATCGTGTACAATGTTAAGAGTAGGGAATTAATCGTATTGAACGAAAGAATACGAGCTGCACTAAACAGACCCGTTCGGCGCAGCGACCGCACGATCAATGTTAACACAGCGCACGTTTTTGTGCTATTTATTCTCGTCGTGCTGTTGACGGCGCTGGTCGTGTTTCTGCCTTGGCGTCATCCGCGCCATGTCGCAACGGAAGCTCGAACAACTTAAGCAAAGGCTTGGCGCGTTCACGGACGCGCAAATAAAACGCGCTCGCGCACGTCTTTTTGATCGACCGGCGGAGCGCCGTCCGCGCTGCTGGCGCAAACTGGCCGAGATAGACAAACAGTTTGGCGTGTGCCGCGGCGTGAACACGGCGCTGGACCTGTGCGGTGGGCCAGGCGAGTTTGCCGCTTACACTTTGTGGCGCAGCCCGCTGTGTCGCGTGTTCGGTGTCACGCTGACCAGCAATGCGCCGTACAAGCGCGCAGTTTACGCGCACACCAACTTCACCGCGATGCTGGGCCCCGACGGAACGGGCGACGTGCTCGACAAAAACGTGTTGTTTGACCTGAGCGTGACCTGCGGCAACGCGTGCGATTTGGTGCTTGCCGACGGAGCTGTGGATTCGACCGGCCGCGAAGATGAGCAAGAACGGCTCAACGCGCCGCTAATCTTGCGCGAAACACAGCTGGCTTTGATTTGCCTCCGCCCCGGCGGCAATTGCGTGCTCAAGGTGTTTGATGCGTTCTACGGCGAAACGCTGCGCACGCTGGAAGAGTTTGCGCGCCACTTTGCCACCTGGCGGCTCATGAAGCCGCCTTCGTCGCGTCCCTCTAATTCGGAACGGTACCTCGTGTGTCTCGGCAAGCTGCCGGTGCCTCGCGACGATGGCGCAGTTGACATGACGCGCGTTTTTCGCAAATTTTGCGCGTCACAATGCCGTTATCTTATCAAGTTGTTGCGTGAGTTGGGCAAAACTAAGCATGGATTTGCAAAAGTTTAATTTTTTGCTGTTGTCCACGCACGGGCGCGTGGCCACCATGTCCCCCATGTCGATCGACCACGGTCAAAAAGTGGACTTGGCCAGGACCGGATTGTTTTTTCACAACAACCTAATCAAATGCATTGGGTGTCGAACGATTATGGACAAAGTCGACGCCCGCCGCGTTAAGCGCCACACGTACTCCGACAGCTGCATATCGGCCACCAACGCGTTGCTGGTTAACGAAAATTTGCGCAAACAATCGTTTTCCAGTTTCAAATGGGCGCGGAGGCAGTTTAGGTCACAGACCAGGGCGGTCGACATGCTGAGTCGCCGGGGCTTTTATTGTTTTGGCAAACGCGCGCGCCTGCGCTGCGCTGGCTGCAGAGCCGTGGCCGCGTACGTTTCAGTGGACGACGCGCAACGGGCACATGCCGCTGCGTGCACGTTTCGGCACGTGGTCGATTTTGACATGGGCGAATGCGAACTGTTTAAAATAGTAGGGTTGGACTTGCCGCCGCCGCGCCTCGAGCCCGATGAGCTCAGCGCGCCGCCCGCGCCCGCCAAACCCAGCGCGCCACCCGACACCGCCGTTGTGTCCGAATGCAAGGTGTGCTTTGCCAACGAAAAATCGGTGTGCTTTTTGCCGTGCCGGCATTTGGTCGTGTGCGCAGAATGCTCGCCGCGCTGCAAGCGCTGCTGCGTGTGCAACAGCAAAATCGCGAGCCGCATAAACACATTGCCGCAATAGTAATAATAAGCTGTAAACGCTTTTCGTATTGTATGTCTAGTAATTTATTCGCGTACTGCAAACTCAAACTAGTTAAAAGCGCGTCCAAGACCTTTTCTGCCCTGCTGTGCAGGTGTGTGGCTCCAGAAAACGCCGACGGTGACCGCTACGTACAAATCAACAATAATTGCAACTTTATCTACATAAACGTGGTGAAGTAATGAAATAAAATTGTTTGTTTACTTGTTTAGTTTTAATAATTCACATGTTACTTTTAATATAATTAAATCAATTAATATATTTATAAAATTTATAGTGTTTACTTGTAACTCTATATACTGAGGCATTTCAAATTTTAATTCAGTCACGCGCATTGCCAATTCTGTCAAGCGCTTTTCCAGCTGCCTGTCTTCAGTTTTGTTTTTTAAAAAATCGTCGGTTTCTAACGACAAATTAAGCGCTTCCTCTTGCACGGCTTTCAACAATTCTTGAGACGTCGTTGTCATGGCTCAAACGTCAAATCGCAACAAGTAAACGTTAGCACAATGCAATTTGGCTTAATATAGCCGGCGTTAGCGTCGTACAGATTGGCGTTGTCCATTAATTCGTTGTTAAACACTTCAAGCACCTCACTCTTAAATGTGTCGGTTTTGCCGCTGACCGTTTGCAGTTGGTCTTGCAAGACTTTGTGCGTGCTTCTTTTAAACTCTGCGTCGGCGGCTAACCGCGCGGCGTTGGCTTCCAGCCACAGTTTAAACGGTTCGTCTACGAACAATCCGCGCAGTATTTCGTACAACTGACGACCTAGCGCATACACTTCCTGCACTTCTTTTATATTCAATTGCTTGCTAAGGAAAATCACGGCCAGTTCCACAATTTCTTGCAACTGTTTGTAGTATTCGACGTATTCGGGCTTCAGCTTCAAACCGTCCACCGTGAAATTTTCCTGAAGGCCGCGCAGCGTTCGGCAATGCGGCTGTTCGATCGCGGCGGCGACGGGAACGGTGGGTTTCTCGTTCGCACTGCTCATGTTTAAATTGTCTTATAACTGGTACACCTCATCCACCTGGGTTACTAAGAAGTGTGATAATTCGCTAATGTCATCGTCCGACAATTTGTATCCGCTTACAAATTTTTGCGTGATGCTCATCATTTTGCGGTTGCCAAGGAAAACGCGCGCAAGGTAATCGATTTGGTTGTTGGTCAGCAGCTTGGACGGGTCAATTGTATTGACCAAACAGTAGACGGATTCGTTGTCCAGTTGCCTGGCAAGAAACATTTTTAACACGCCGCGCCACTTGGCCGAAAACCGTTCGTCCGGATACACTTGGTTGTTAAGCCATTCAGATAGGCGCGCTTTAACAAAAATCACCTTGGCGACAAATTCAGTTGACTTTTTCAGCTCGGTTACAAACCCCAGCAAACCGCTAGCCATGTCGTCAGTCCAAGGAACTGGTGTTCTTGTTAAGAATTGCGTCCAGCGCCTGTTCAATTTCCAGCTTCTTGCGCACGCTCTTAGCTTTATGACTGGGCAAGTCGTCCGCGGCCGACTGCGTATTTTTGCTTATTAACGCCGGACTGATCAGCACAAACACCAGCACCAAAATGAGAAAATAGAACACGATGCTGTTTTCCTTCTTGTCGTACACCAGGCTAAACACGGCCAGCGCGCCCAGTAACAAGTACAAATTCATTTTGCCCCTTATTAATCGCCCGTTTGGTAGTACAACGAGGATGAGCCCGCCGAGGAACCGGCGGACGAGTCGCGGTTGTTTGCGCCAGACTCCTCGTCGCTGCTGCTTTCGTCAAAATTGTACTTGTTGAGGTACGGCTTGGTGCTGGCCGGCGAGTCGTGGTTCATTAAGCGCGCCACCTTCTGCAACGGCACGCCGCTGTTGTACAGATTACTGCTCAAATAGTGTCTTATCATGTTGCTACGCGGGCGTTCCATCTCTACGCCCGCCTCGTCCAGCAGCCGGCGAAAATCTTTGAACGGCGTCGACGTGTTTTTCGAAATTTGCAACACGGTGGGGTTGCGCGCGTAGATTTCGCGCGCCAACTCCAGCGGTTTGGTCTTGATGTTGTTTAGCGTGTTTTTGCGGCTGCGCTTGCGCTTCAGGCCGATCGTGCTGCTGCGCAGCTTGCCTTTTTTAATAAGCACATTGAGGTCGTCGACGCTCAATTGCCGCGCCTCGTTGATGCGCATGCCCGTGCCCAGCATTATGCAAAATACGATGGCGCCGCGGATCAAACCGCGGTCGTGCACATAGTCGCTGTTCATCAGTTTGATTTTGCAGTCGATAAAATTAAGAATGGTGTCGATGGCGTTCTTTAACATGAAGTTTTTTTCTTTCTCGCGAATAGTTTTAAGCTCTTTATCGCGCGGCAGCAGCACCATCCGCGGAATCTTGAACTCGGGCAAGTTCATGGCGTTGGTGTAAAAGTTGATGGTGAGTTGCAACGTTTCTTTGGTTACCGAACGTAGCTCGAGCATGCGCTTGCATAGCTCTTTGGGGTTGACAAGCAGCCGTTGAAATTCGATAGAGTCAAATTCCCTGTCTAGATCGTATGACAAATTTTGCAAGTCCGACTCCTCGACAAGGCTAAAAATAATTTTGATAAGCCTCGACTTGTAACTCTTAAGCGTGGTCGGCGCAAACGGTTTGGGGAACATGTACTTGCTCCACAAACTGTCGTTTTTTACCTCGTCCGGCGTGCAGCGTTGGCGGTCGGTAGCCAGGTCAAACACGTGCTCGAATCGCGGCGCCGACTGAATGCGCGCTTTCCAGTCGTTGAACGCGTTTTCGTTGCGAACGCCCAGCCCGTCCATGTTAGTCGAATTTGTTGAACACGAAAGAGGGATCGTCGTCAATATCGTTGGAATATTCGGGGCGATCTCTTAGTATTACAAAATAATAAATTACATACAGCAAAAGAAACAATGCCACAAACGCGACCAAACTAATTAGCACAATTAAACCGGCTGACATTTGCCCCGCTGGCGCCTCCATCTCGTCGGCCATTTTGTATGCCACGGGTTCGGCCTGCTCGTGTGCGGAAGGGGCCGGCGCGTCATCGCTGAGCGCCAGTTTGAGCGGGATGTACTCTACGCGCTCGTGGTTGCCCAGCCGGTAATAGGGCACGTCTAGGTTCATCGCAGCGGCTTGTCGGCCAACAGATACTGGTGCAAAAACCGCGGCTGCGCTTTGATGAGTCGCAATTTGAAATATTTGCCGCGTTTACGCTTAAGATTGTATTCCATTTGCGCGGCTGTCTTGTAGTCGTACGCGCTGGCGCTGCAATAGAGTAACTGCAAGCGTTTGGCGCCGCGCAACCAGCGCGCGCCAACGCCGCGCACGTGCTCGCCCAGCCGCCGATCCAGGTTGCTCGTAATGCCCGTGTATAGTTGGCCGTCGTTGCGCCTCACAATGTACACGCACCACACTTTGTTCCGGTATAGACTCATGGCTTACAATTCGGCGCGCGTCGTTGGTGGGCCGACCACGGTGTTGTGGTTCATAATCATAAAAATGAACCGCGTGAGCGTCTCGCACTGCGCCGCCAATTGGGACAAGCTCTTCTGGCACGCGCTCTGCGTTAAATGCGCGGCCGGCGAGTTGATGGCGTTGGCGGCCGACGTAAGGAACGCCGCGTTCTCGAACATGTCGGGGCGCTTGCCGCTGCGCGTGGCCAATTGAGACATGTAATTGAAAATGTCCGCGGACGCTGAGAGCGGCGCCAAGAACCCCACGTTTTCCTTGAGCCCCACGACTCGCGCGCGGTTTTTCTCGTTGAGCACGTAGTGGTAATATGTGCCGCCGCCGGCGAATAGGTCTTCGATTACTGCGTTGATGAGGTCGTTGATCATATTGATATGCACAAAACTGCGTGATTTTACGGCTTCCTGCATGTTGTCGGGCAGCGTTGCGCGTTTTAAAAGTAAAGTCACGTAGTTGTTGGCCAGCTGCTGGTCAAACGGCAGCGGAATGGGAATGCTGCAGGTGACCGCTTCCGAAACCATGTACTGCACCGCGAGGCTGAGTTGCTTGGCCGCTTCGTTGAGCGCGTCTTTGCCCAGCGAATTAGCGCCTCCGTTGTAGAACTTTTGCGCGTACGCCGGCAGCGAATTGAGCACGAACGACGGCTGGAAGATGTTAAAGTCCGAACCGACCGCCTCGACCACGCTGTTCTGGCGCAGCTCTTTTTGCAGCCCGATCAAATGGCGCACAATCTCGTCGTCACTTTGCACGCGCTTGATTATGTTCACACTCACGGGGTTGCTATCGATGCACATATCGCGAATTGTGTTTATGAAGTGGATCATGAGGGGTGTCAGCTCCGACATGTCGTTGCACCGGTAGTAACGAATGATTTTGTGCACGTAGTCGGTGCACTTGTTGTACCAAATTGCCTCGCCCACGTCGCCCGCCTTGGCAAGCGACGTGGCACTACTGCTGCGACTATCCATGCGCGAAAGGGTGTTGGTCGTGCTGGTGGGCACAAACGGGTGGGCCGATTGCGAGGGGGTTGAATAAAAGCCGTCGCGCTCATTCATGGTTTTTTAATGCGTTCTTATGATTGCAAAATACAACGTGCGGATTACTTATAATATAGTTGTTGTGGCAGAACAGCGCCAACAAGATTAGCATAATAACAAGCAGGTTGAGGGCCGAAAAGTTTTCCACATTAAACAGCAGCAGCAAGACGGCGGAACCCAGCAACAGCGTTTGAAAACTGACGCGTCGACACAGGATGCTCTCGCAGTTGCGGAACGCCACGTTGAAGCTGTTTTCACCTTCTATGTATCTGCGCAGCTCTGATTTGCAACAGTCGTCGCACATAATGTGCACTTTAATAATGAGACCTTCGGTGTGCACCGTTTGAAACGTGCGCGGCTGGCTGCCCGGATGAAACTCGAATTCGTAGCCGGTGGATGTGGAGACATGCGCAAAGTAGTGGGCCAAAATAGACGCACCTGTTTTTTTCACTTTTACCTTGTACACCTTGATTATGTTAATGTTGCTGTGCGACTGGTCGGCGTTGAACCCCTCGTACAGGTACTGCAGCAAAAGCTCGCTGTCGTATTTAATCTTGTTCGTGCTCGTCCAGTTTTTGCTTTTTGGGCGACGGCGATGCGTCGCCAAGTTCTGGCCCAGGGCGTTCGGCGACAGCGCCTTCTTCGGCACGGGCGGGTTCGGGCTCATGTTGCGGCGGCGCCACAACGCGCTTCTTACTATTCCACACTTTCAGCCTAAACACGGCGCCGGATATTTTGATGTTGTCGCTTTTAACATACAGCATAACTTGCGCGCCAAACCGATCCGAATCTACCAAATTGTAATGAAATGTGTAGTTGCCGAGCGTGATTGTATTGTAAGGTCCGTTGTGCAGCGCGTCCAGTTCCGGTGAGGCAATCACGCGCACGTCGTGCGCGCCTTTCATTAAGCAGTGTTCCTTTTCAGCTTCGAATTCCAGCACCGTCACGTCGTCGTCCGCGAAACGAACGCGCGCCCTGACAACAATGTCCGGCGTGGTTGTGCTCGTGTTGGCCATTATTTTGATAACAATCTTTTTGCTTATTTATTACACAATATTTTTCGAGTTTGACGAGACGACCTTTTCCAAGCGGCTGCGTGTGCTGACTGAATACGCGAAGCGCACCAATGCCGACAAACCTACGCCGGATGTGTTGGGCCACGTGTCCGATGTGTATGACCACACGTACATCGTTAGTTGGTTCAGGACCAATGACCTAAGCACGTATCACGAGACTGTGCACGATGACACAGTTGAAATCTTTGATTTTTTGGAACAGCAGTTTAGCGGCGCCCAAGCAGCGGTTACTCAGCGCGTCGCGCCCGTGGCCTCTGAACCTGACGCGTTTGTGGTGACGGGCGATGCGGGCGACGTTAAATTGCGCTGCCCGCAACACTTTCGCTTCGATTACGGCCAACTGAAGTGCGTGCCAGTGGACCCGTGTGAGGGCCGCGCGCCCGGCCGTTATTCCATGAACGAACGGCTGCTTGACACGCTGGTGCACAACCAGTACTCTGACAAGAGTTATTCGGCCGGCGCGCACCTGCACCACCCCACTTTGTACTTGCGTTGTCTGGCAGACGGCTCGCACGCGGTGCGCGAATGCCCCGACAACTACACGTTCGACGCCGAGGCCGGTGAATGCCGCGTTAACGAGTTGTGCGAAGGCCGGCCGGACGGGTTTGTGTTATCTTACTTTCCTGAAGCGTTGCTAGTCAACGAGTTTGTAGAATGCCGCAACGGTGAGCATGTTGTGGCGCAATGCCCCGATGAGCAGGTTTTTGACCGCGCCTTGATGGCGTGCGTGCAAGCACATCCGTGCGCTTTTAACGGCGCGGGCCACACTTACATTACGTCTGACATAGGCGATACGCAATTCTTCAAGTGCCTTAACAACTACGAAGCGCAGCTGATCACGTGCATAAACCGTGTGCGCGGCGCTGACGGTCAATATGCTTGTTCGGGCGACGCGCGCTGCGCCGATTTGCCGAACGGAACGGGCCAACTAGTTCACATACACACCGACGATACGTTTGAATATGCCACTGGGCAAATGAATTGCGACAACTACGAGGTCGTTTCCGAAATTAATTGCGACACTAGCGACGTGTTGGGTGACAAATTGTTTATAAACAAGTTTAAATTAGGAGTGCAGTTTCCGCTAGAAGTGCTTGAATTTGGCGTGTGCGCGCCGGCTACGCTTGACAACGTGCGCGTGTTAAACGACACGTTCCCGATTGAAAACGCGCCCAACGATTACGGTGTGGACATGCAAACGTCCGTGGTGGGGCGTACGAGTATGGTGGCAAACTTAATGGCGGGCGCCAACCCGGACACCGCGTTTGGCGAAAACGTGTTGCTGGCGCGCGATGTTGACGCCGTCGGGCTTAATCCGTTCACCGCCGAGCCCATCGATTGTTTCGGCGCGCAATTGTACGACGTCATGGACGCCCGCCGCGCCAACGTTTGTACAGAATCGGGCAGCGACCTGCTAAAAACTATCGAGTTTGGCGACAGCGCGTTTTTGAGCGTTTTTCGCGACGATTTGATAGGTTCGGACGCGGATTACAAACAGTTTTGCGCAATATCTTACGAAAATCCATTAAAAATCGTAAAAAGTGACCATTTTCAACGACGTATATTGACCAATATACTACAGTCGGACATTTGTACCGATCTATACACTACGATTTACCAAAAATATACTACACTGGCGCGCAAATATACTACAACTCCGCTTCAATATAACTACACTTTCGTAAAACGGCCTGAAAATATGGTAGTATATGCTAAAAATACACGTTTAAAAAACGCTACGATTTCCGAGCCAGCGTTTGATCCCTTCGCGGTACAGACGACTGACAAGGAGAATGGCTTCGCGCGGGCGCTGTTTGACCCGTTTGCAGACGGCGTTTGGCGCAGCGAGCCGGGCGGTGATGGCGATCATTGGGTACCTGAAGTGCCACCTACACAACCCGAACCTGAACCCGAACCTGAATTGGAATCTGAATCCGAGCCTGAGATCGAACCCGAACCCGAACCAGAACCTGAGCCGTCTCCGTTAATTTTAAACAAAAAGGATTTGTTCTATTCTTGTTTCTATGAATTGCCCAGTTTTAAACTAACCAGTTGCCATGCGGAAAACGACGTAATAGTGGACGCTCTTAAACAATTGCGAGCCACAGTCAAGGTTGACACCGAATGCGAATCGGCCAAAGACCTACACTTTGTGTTAAACGCGTACGCATACACGGGCAACGACGTGGGCTGTCGATCCGTGTTTGACGGTGACGACGTGGCCGTCGTAAAAGAAGCCGTGCCGTCATATGTGTTTACAAATTTGCAAACGCAATCCAACGACGGCGTCCGTTATAACAAGCATGTACACGTTAAGGATGGGCGGTATATGGCGTGTCCCGAACATTTGTACGACGACGACGCGTTTACGTGCAACGCAGAAGCCGATAAGTTGTATTACTTAGAAAATATGCAACAATAACATAACGATTGGCGTATCAGCGTGAACCCTGCTTTTCGGTTACAAATGTTTTAGAAAAACGTTTAAAACATGCGTCAGCGCCCACCTCGCTTTTCGAGCACGAGCGTTCTCGAAAAGCGGGGTCGACGCCGACCCCGCTTTTCGGGTACGGGCGTTCTCGAAAAGCGGGTGCCAAATTTAGACATGCGTCGACGCCGACCCCGCTTTTCGGTACGGGCGTTTTTGAAAAGCGGGTGCTATCTACAGACGTGCGTCAGCGCCGACCCCGCTTTTCGGGAACGCTCGTGCTCGAAAAGCAAGGGCCAAATTTAGACATGCGTCGGCGCCGACCCCGCTTTCCAGTACGAGCGTTCTCGAAAAGCAAATGCCATTTTAACGTGCGTCATGGTTGAATGAACGCAATCACGCGATCGACAGCTCGCCTGTATCCAGTCGGCGTCCCATCACATCAATCATCATGATAGACACGCGTCAGCGCTGTTGGGCCATTTTAGACATCGCCGTTGGCCCCGATTTTCGAGTACGAGGGTTCTTCAAAGGCGAGTGCCGTTTTTAGGTGTGCGTCAGCGCCGACCGCGCTTTTCGAGGACGAGCGTCCTCGAAAAGCAGGTTGCATCGGATGGAGCTGCTCCGAACAAGACTCAAACATGTACTATAATTAAAAACAGATGTTTATGTACAAGGTTTTTAATAAATAATAATAACATTTTTGTATTTTTATTACAATTCATATCTGTAAAGGCAATACAAATCACTCTTAAATTGAAACGCACCAGACCGTAAGTCAATAGGGAATATTAAACCGCAAGTCGGTATACAATAATGTTCCATTATGTTTAAAATCCAATATAACTGCGTGTTGCCAAACTTACACAATATCAGTATTTAATCAAAACCGGTTTTGCGTCGCTCACAATTCACAATGCGGACTCGCTCTGTCGACCACAAACGCAAATTATGTTTCTTCAAAATGCTAGAGCTGCGGCCCCAGGAACCGTTAAAGCTTATAGCTCAAAGTGTTACGGACAAGTGTTCCGCAAAAAAACACAAAAAATTCGAGGGAGTGGCGGAGATCAAGCGCGAACTGGGGCGTTACAATTTGCCGGCGGCGCAGTTTAACGAAGCGCTTTATCTGTGTCGTCAACACAATGCAGCGTGGTGCACGACGGACAACTGGGACAGTTGCAATAAAACAAACAACCAACACGTGTACGAAGTGGACTTTGACACGCAGAGCAAAACGGTTATGGAGCGCTTTTACGTTTGCGTGCAAGTTTTTGTTTAAATAAATTGTTGTCTTTAATCAAACCAATGTTTTCATTTGTCAACTTGTCGTTTTCGCGCTGCATTTTAACGTTTTTGTCCGTCCATTGAGCGTGTTTATCAGTTAACGTTTTGAGAGCGCGTTCTTCCCGCAACCTGTCGCCACGAAGCGTTTCCACTTGTTTGCAAGCTTCGCTATAATCGCTTTGGCTCCTGTTCAAGCGGTAGTTAACTTCTTCAAGGGCTTGCGATAAGGCTGTCGCTCGCAATTGTAACTCGTAATTGGCTTGGGTTTGCTCGTCTATTTGGGTCTGTAAGCGCTTCAGCACAATTTGCAACTCGCTCGGTTTGGCAGTGTTTTCCGGCGTAGGCTCGGCGTCGAGCAAACTATGTTGGAATAACCCGCGCGCCAACGACGCAGCGTCCACCAGCCCGTTGAAACAGCCGTACTCGCGCACGTCGGCGACGGCGCATCGTAGCGCGTCTACTGAGTTGCGATTGACACTGTACACGTTAAAATGCGCGTTTTTACGCCGGCACATGGGGCACTCGATGCGCTTGTTTCCGGTGCGCTGTGCAATTTTACGTACGCACATGGCACACAATTGGTGTTTGCACGTGTACAGCTCTACGATGGGCAAAATGGTAATCACGTCGGCAGGTTGCAAAAAATAATTTTTTATATCGCCCACCGAACAGCAAATGTGGCATTGAAGTTTTACCGTGTCCATTTCGCTTAAACTGCACCGCCGCCCAAGTTAGCCGGATTCGGTTGAAAGACCACTAGCGGTTCAGGTCGGGGCACTGCTTGCGGGGCAGGTAAAAAGTTGTTTGAGCGCAAGATGTTGTTTTGCAAGTTGACCAGTTGGTAACCCAAAAACAGAGGGACGTACATGGGATATTCTTCGTAGCGACCCAAGGTGCGTTCCAACGCGCGTGTGTCACCTTCAAATTTTAAAACGTTTCTGATTTGCAGGCGATTGGGACGCGTCTTAATAATGTCAGCGCTGCGCACCGGGTTGTATAACTCGGTACCTTCAACGGTGGCCACAAGGCCGGTAGCGTTGATTACGCAAGTGTTGCAGTTTCGCAAGCGCAAGTCTTCATTGTCGATTTGTAGCGTTTCGGGCGCCACGGCGCGTCTAATTAAATTTCGCAAAAAACTAGGCATGTCGTTGAAAACCGCATCGCCGTTACCCGCCTGGTAGTTGTTGTTGACCACGGTCGCGTCAAAAAAGCGAACGTCGTCGTTGGACACGCGTGAGCAATACGTCTCAGGGTTTGTAAGTTCCAGTATGTTGCGTGTTGAACTGTACACGTTCTCTACAACACTATATGTGTTATCTAAAAAGTTTTCATTTTGTTGCAAAGAGTTGCAAATGCGGTTGACCTCTGTGCGGTTGTTGTAGATTAAATGAAAAATTAGCTGCTCGGCTAACATCATGCTAGGCAGATTAAACGCGGTTGTGTAGTTGTCCGTGGTTGGAACCAGAATGCGGTTTATACCCCTCTCTTTGTGGCTCACCAAATGTCGCGCTATTGTTCGCTTGTACTGGTTGTCGTCCTCGTCGTAAATAGGCAACACCATTTTGGCCATTTTAAAACGCAGTTTTAAATGGTAATTGCAAATAAACCAGCCGTCGTCCATGGACGCATCTGACGAGCATGGCGACCTGTACGTGATACACGGGTCAAACGGTGCAATGGCGCCAAAAATGCAGTGGTTTGTCGACCGTCGCGACGACACGCCGGGTGACACGAGGGCCATTTTTCGCGGCGATGGGTTCCGACTTTGTGATAGAGCGGGAAATCTCTTATACAATCAATTTTAGCCAAGACCTATTGTATCTAATTTTAAATTCTTATATAAAGAAACATTGCGCTACGCCTCCAGAGCGCTACATCGACCTGTACGACGTTAACAACGTGCGCACGCGCCAAAGTGCCAATATCACGGAAAGCGTGTACAAAACCAACCTGCGCGACGAAAAATTTGTGCATTGGCTGCGTTCCGCGAACGCGCTGGTGCCGCTGGTGTTGCGCGAAAACCGAGAGGCGACCGTGCCTCGCGAGCGCGTCTCGCGGCATATCGCATCGCTGATCGAAACGATGGTTTACAAGCTAAACGGCGTCGATGTCAAGTTTGAACACGTGTACATGCAAAGCGGCCCGGCGGATCGGTACGAATCTACCACAGCACACAAAATTGCCGCGCTTAAAAGCGCGCTGCTTGGCGCCCAGTGCGCGCGCCCGCCGCAAAACCTGCAACTGGGCAGCGACGCCATTCTGGCGCGCATCCGTCTGGAGCTGGAGTTTGAGGGAGCCGCGCCTTCCATCGCCAACCTAGACGCGTTCTGCGAATTAGTAATCCACATGGAAGCCTTGGCCGACCATCAAAACATTGCGCCGTGTTTACCCTACTCCACGCTGCTCGACAGTGCGGTCCCGCGCAAGTTTGCGCGCGAGCAGAAAATTGTCTACGGCGCTCAAGCGCCGGACAGCACGGGCGTCAAAAAGTGGGCTTTTAAGCTGGACGGCGTGCGCGGCCGCGGCACATTTAGGCGCGGGTTTTGTATGGTGCAAACGGACGACATGCAGCTGCACGCGGCCCACATAGCCCACCCTTTCGCCCTCAACAACGTTGTCACGTTCCAATGCGAGGTGGTGGCGGACAATATCTTTGTCACCGACTTGCTGCAGGTGTTTCGCTACAAATACAACAACCGCACTCAATACGAGTGCGGCCTGCACGACGCGTATCCCATTTGCGCGGACGTAGCAGTGGAATGCCTTAACCAATTGCACCATAGCGTAGGCAAAATCGCATGGCCGCGGCTCGGCGAGCTGCGTTTCCAGCAATTTTTTGATCCGCCGATAGTGCCTACGCACTACACCACGGTCGCGATAGACGGCTACATTGTGCTTGATGAACAGCTGCAGTATGCAAAATACAAATGGATGCCGACCGTTGAACTAGAATACAATGCGCAAAGCAACACATTAAATTCTATTGATGGACCGTTAGTCGACAAAACTATTGTGACGGATTCGCAACTTGAACACGGAATCGTATACGAATGTGTTGTCACCGACACTGTCATTAACGTTCTTAAATGTCGTCTTGACAGAATAGTACCCTCTAAAGTATGTTGAGTGGATAAAACGGACAATCGGACTGATGATGCGGTACGCACCTGTCGGCCGTAAACGAGTAGGCGTTATCTGTTAGCGCATCGCACGACACTGTATGTAGAGGTATACCAAAATAGTTACAGTGAATTACCCGACGACAGTCCCACGGCACCGCGTACGTTTCACGAGGCCGCGTCCAATTGCTGCACAGCGGCCTGATATAATCTTGCAATTGTTCAGCTGTGGTGATATCTGAAGGAAAATACATGGGTTCTCCTAGTGGCAAAGGCGTCGGCGGAGGCGTCGGCGGAGGCGTCGGCGGAGGCGTCGGCGAAGGCGGAGGCGTCGGCGAAGGCGAAGGTGTCGGCGGAGGCGTCGGCGGAGGTGTCGGCGGAGGCGTCGGTGAAGGCGTCGGTGAAGGTGTAGGCGGAGGCGTCGGCGAAGGTGGAGGCGTGGGCGAAGGTGTAGGCGGAGGCGTCGGCGAAGGTGTAGGCGGAGGCGTCGGCCAAGGCGTCGGCGGAGGGGTCGGCGAAGGAGTTGGTGTGGGATAAGGTGTAGGCTCATCATTATGTTGTTTCATTATAACACACAACCATGATATTAGTATAATAATTACTATAAAATTCAACAATATTAAAAGAACTATCATTCTTAAATAAAATGTCTCACAAATTTAGTAACCTTTTGTATTGATGCCAAGTCATGCGTTCCTGGTGGACAGGCGGTTTCTGGTTTCGCTGAATCCATTTGTACTCGTTAATATGGTTGTGAAACGTCATGCTGACGTACGCCATTAGGTTTTTCATTATTATGTTTGACGATTCGTCAGAATTTTTTTCGCTAACTACTTTTGCGCCTACCAAATCTTGCGTCTGTTCAGCTGTTTCTTCGCAATAGGAGTCTGTAAAGATTATGGGTGTGCCGTAACGTTCTTTGTCCAATGCCAATTCTAAGCGTTCAATGTGATAAATGATGTAGCCCTTCACGTTCATGTAATGGTCGCGGCACATGGCGCATTGCAATATGAAAAATATGTTGTAAAAGAGCACTTTCATAGTTTTTAACTGTTGTGCCACGAGGTCCAGACTGCTTTTTTCTCGTGTAATCACCATGTCGTCGATGATCAAGCTCAGAAAATGAATTGTGTCCCAAATTGTGGTAAACGTGTACATAAAACTCTTGGGTTGGCACGAGCGCAAATTCAACTCGGCAGTCTTGTCCATAAACTCAATGCGAAACTGCTGCAAATCAATGTCGGGCGAGGCGTTCGCGGCCCACTCAATAAGCTGTTGCACTTCGTACTTTTGTACGTCCTTGTATTTCATTAAACACGCAAAATGATATAAATAAGTTGCTTGAGAAGACAACAGTTTGGTTAAGTGCGCCGACTTGGACGCGCGCAACAAGTCAATCAGCCTGAAAGCATACAACAAGTAGCTGTCTTTGTATCGCGAAAAAAGCGGCGTGAGCGGAATCATGGCGGACAAAGTGGTGCGGTTATATTTGTGCCAAGTGCCGCCGACGGTGGGGTTGAGCGTCGACGACGCGGACGCCGACGAGCCGATGATCTACTTTGAAAATATCACGGAATGTCTTACGGACGCGTCGTGCGACAAATTGACGTATTTCGCCGAGCTCAAACAGGAACAGGCCTTATTCATGAAAAAACTATACAAACACATGGTGCTGAAGAGCGACGGCGCTTACAACAAGCATCACGTGCTGTTTGATTTGATGGTCATGTATAAGACATATGTGCAACTGGCGGACGAGTCGGCGTTCGGAAGCAACGTGTTGCATTACTGCGAACAATTTATAACCGGCGCGTTCGAGGTGTTTGGGTTGGGCAGCCGCGTCGTGGTGTTGGTTCCGCCCGGTTGGGAAAACGATAATTTAAGTGTACTTTTAAAACATTTGCACAGCTTGAGTTTAATAGCGATCGAGATTGTGCAATAGCAACATGTGGGGTGCATTAGTACTGTTGATCTTGCTGGCCTTTTTGTTTTATCTGTGGTATAATGGCAAATTAAACCTAAACTCGCTCAACGAGTCCTCGCCCAGCCTGAATCAAAGCAGCGACTCGGTTCAAGTTGACCCACAAACGGAACAGCTCAATGTTAAACTAAATAACAACAAACTGACGTACATGCGGGTGGCTCACGGAGACAACAAAGTCAGTCAGGTGTACGTGGCGGAAAGGCCCATGTCCATGGACGAAATCGAAAAGCAAGGAACCGCTCGCGTTGGCGCCAACTCTGTGTTTATCGGCACCATTTACGACCAGGGCGTGCGCTCGCCCAACGCGCCCAGCGCGTCCAACGAAGTGACCGTCACGCGCACGACCGCCAATTTCGACGTGAAAGAGTACAAGAACATGTTTATAGTCATCAAGGGATTGTCCCCGGGCAAGATGAACAAGGAAGATAACATGTTGTGCTTCACCGTGGACGGGCTGCATGTGTGTTTAATCGACGCCAACGCGGCGCCGTTGTCCGAACGCGACATGCGCGAGCTGCGCCGTTCCGCGTGCACGCTCGTGTACACGCGCAATTCGGCGGCGCAACAGCTTTTACTGGAAAACGGCTACACCGTCGTGAATGCCGAACACACGGCCTACCTTAAAAATCAAAAATCGTACAGAGAGTTGTAATTAATTCCTCGTACTCATGTCTTTAAATAATAACAACAACAAATGTATCACCTAAACCATATAAAAATAGGACTTAACGGCAAACGTCCGTTATAATAATGTACAAACGCGCACCATTGATTTTGGTGAAATTGCAGTGTATTATGCACAATTTTAATAAAAAATATTAATAAAACACATTTTACATTATAATAATTTTAAATAAAATTTTATATTACAACTAATAACAATTACTTAATTAAAATGAGTTTTTCATTAATAACCATGTGCTAGCACTTAAATTGAGGCACATTTATGTTCATATCTTGCCTGTTAAGCGCCATTGTCAAGTTATTAAACTTGCAACCACGCTCGTCGTAGTTGTTTTTAAATTTGTCTTTAATTTGCTGCAATAATACATTTTCGTCGAATGCAAACTTCCTGGCGGTGCCAGCGTTGATGTTTTTGGCCGCGTTGTATTGTGTAAACGAAGGATGCAAGAATGATTTAAGATGCTGCGTGGCGTGCCCGATCATTTCTTGCATTTTTTGCTCGGTCACAAACGTGCTAACGCTGCGCGGCACCGTCTTAATGTTCAGTATGTATATAATCGCGTACATGGGACTGTTGTTGACGCTGAGGCGCGTCAAATTGTGTTGGTGCACGGGGTCGTTGTCCAGCAGCGTTTTGTACGGCACAAGGCCGGTCTGCGGCTCGCGCTGATACCTTACGACGTGAGCCAAAAACAGGCGCACCGAGTCCTTGAGCGCGTCCACTAACATGGGTTCTTGAGGGTACTGCTTGGTTAAGATGTGGTCGTACACCGATCCGGAAAACCGCACGTGCGGCAAAAACTTGTGGTCCGTGTACACAATGAGGAAACGGTTCTGCACACCGTCGTCGTAGTCGTCCACGTACAGCGGATTGTTGTTTACAATCAGCATTTTGTAATTGGCCTCGTACTTGAGCAAGCCCTGGTACTTGCGGCTCTTGGAATCGCTCTTGCTCGAATCGGCGTGTTTCTTGAAAAAGCTTTCGCTACACTTTTTCAATTCGTTTATCGTGTACAGCTGCGAATTGAGTTTACTCACTTCCTTGTCGCTCGTCTCCTTGGCCTCGCCCGAATGCGTCTCGTCGTCAAACTTGTGCATCAGCACTAAAAAATCGAGCAGTTCAAAAAACGTGGATTTTCCGGACAACGGCACGCCCGGCAAGTACACCGCCTTGCGCCCGTAGTCGGTGGGCACCGACAGGCTGGCCGCAAAGTGCATCAGCATATAGGAGCTGGCGTGGTTAAAATTGGTGTAACGCTTGAAGTACAAATAGCCCTCCACAATTTGCGTCAAGTACGCCAAGGGGTAATTCTGGACATCCATTTTTGACATGATCACGCGCAGATAAAATCGCGTCAGCCAGCTGGAAAGCGTGTCCGAATCGCGCGCCAAGATAATCTTGTCCCACCATAGGTTCTTGTATTTGTGCAAGATGTTGGCCGTGTTGGCGTAGTGCATATAGAATCTGGCCACGGCGTTGTTGGCGTTGGCCGCCGGGGCGGGCTCACTGGCCGCAGCTTGCTGAAGATAGGCCAAGAACGCGGTCCGATCGCACACGTCGGCCATCAGGGTGTCTACAAACTCAATTTTGTGCAGATCACGGTGCAAAACCGCGGCAATTTTACCGTGTTCTTTGGCGAAAAAATGCGCGTACTGAGCAACTAGTTCACTGTTTGTGACGACCAGAGAGGTGGTAACGTACAGCTTGTTAGTGGCGAAGATTAGCATCCACATCAACTGCGTCAGCTCCGGGTCACCGATAAACAAATCGAACACGAGACACACCTTGAACGCCTGGCGGTTAATCTTGATTTTTTGAACGCATCTACACTTTCGTTCCTTGACGCCGGCGCGACACGCGGTGCACTTAAAGTTGTGTACGATGTCCTCCACTCTTCGTTTGTTCACGTACAAAGCCAGCGTCACAAGGCTGTCGTCTTCCAAATTCCACAGTTCTCGAAACAAATCGTTGAGCCGCACTCGCGCGTCCAACTTGCACGCTGCGCAGTCGCCCAACAAATTGACCGTGCCTAAATTGACCTTTACCATTTTGACGTCCCGGCACAGTTTAGCAATGTGGTACGTGCGCAAAATGTCGCGCTCCTCGGCGCTGGCGGCGAGCATGTGCGCAAAGACGGCCTCGGGCAAATACGGTGGGTCGCTGGGCCGCTTGTACGTGCCCGGCATGGTGGTGCCTAGTAAAAACGGGCAGTTAGAGTAGAAGTCGTCCGTGATAACGTTGTACACGCCGTATTTGGTGTGGTACATGTACTTCCAGTTGTTAAATTTTATGTTTTGCAGCTTGTACGGATTGGTTTCCACCATTTTGAACAGTTCGTCGTCCTTTTTAACGATTTGATAGTGTTCGCCGTTGAACACGAGTGTCACCTGCGTAACCACGTTTTCCACTTTGATAAAAAAGGCCTCTCCCAACACCTTTGGCGGCACTTTGCACTCCATCGCGTTTTTGTACGTAAAAGCCCACGAGTCCTCGCATTCGTAGGCTTCGCTGCTGGTACACTTTAAGTAAATGAAGTAATGCGCTCCGTAGTATTGGCCCAGCAAAGTGTAAGGATTGACGCCCTTGAAACAGTGCCAATGGTCGCAAAGACTGTTGAATGTAGAAACTCCGCGCGTCGTGAATGGCTCGCACTTGTCGAGCGCCGTTGTCAGCGCGTCGTTACGCTCGTTACCAAACAGGGTTTCACATATTAGTTCAAAAAACAGCTTCATGTCGGTTTCGCGAAAGCTCTTCCTGTCGCGCTTTGTTAATTGCTTCCAAACGTTGAAAAGCAGGAAGTGAAAGTTTTTAAAGTCGCTCGCTTTCAAGTATGTCTGTAGTAGACTGGGGTCGTCGGACCGGCTGAACTCCGCCAATACTTTAACCATGCCATCCCTCACCTTGTCTATCGCCGCGTCTATTTCAAACTGGATGGCCTCCGCGTTTTCGCTGCTGGCGGAAAGAATGGTTGTCACAGCGGGCGGCTGAAACGGTCGCTCGGCAATCGGCGCCGTGGCCGCGTTGTCGTTGGAGAACTGCCGCAGCTTGGTTAAATTCACGTCAATGATGTGACGGTACTTGATGGTCGTGACGCATTCCTCCAAATTAATGTTGTCTCGGATAATCTCAAACACATTTTTATTCGAGTTGACCAAATTGGGAGTCATTTTGCAAGTGGCAGTGGCGCCGTTGGCCATTTTGATTTCAAACAAGCTTTCGACCGCCTTGGGCCCTTCTTTATTTTCATCAAAATCAAATTTGCCGTTTACAAACAGCTTAACGGGAGGCGATTCGTTGGTGCGCAAACTCATTTCAATGTTTAAAAACGTTTTGGGGTTAAACACAAACAAGTCGACGGGTCCCAACCGTCTGTTATGTATGATGGGAATTGTCGACTCCACGCTGATGCCAAACCTTTCAAACAAATACAGCCGCCATCCGGTAAAAGACACAGCTTGCGATGTGGGCCAGTTAGGCCAGTAACAATAGTCGCCGGCTTGCACACACTTGTTGGTGTGCTCGGGGCTTTCGCTGTTGAAAAACATGTCCAGTTTCAGATAGTTTTTTATCACGTCGTAATGCTTTTTCAACAGAAACGGTTTGACAAACACGCAAAAATCATTGTTTTCAAGTACTAGCGAGTGGCCCGCAAAAGACACGCGCGCTTCCGTTGTTGGCGGCGGCCCCTGCTCGTCATCTTCCTCTTCTTTGTGGTACGCCGCGCGCAAATGCAGTGCACACGCGCCAGCCGCGTCGCTTTTAATTGTGTTTAAGAACTGGCGAAAATTGTTTACATGTTCCACAAGCCTGCGGGTGTTCGTGTTGGTATTTATAATTATTAGTCGGTTCGCGTCCCGCAGACTATTAACAGCGTACTCCTCGTCGTTCGTCACGTCCCTAAAGAGGCGCGACAAAATGCTGTCCATAATGGTGATTATCGTGTTCGTGGTGGCGCTGCTTATGTACGTCGCGTTGTCACTGCGAAACCACCATCCATTCCTGAACCGGATCCACACGCTGCTCCGGGACTTTGACAACACGCTGTTGTACGGGACACACGTGCGGATTTACGACCTCAGCACACCCGCGCGCACCGAGCGACTGTTTATCATTGTGCCCGAAAACGTTGTGTTATATAATTTTGACAAAACGCTCTATTATTACTTGGACTCGGGAAACGTCTTTTGCCCCAACGAGTACACCGTGGCCAAATTCACGAGCGCGACCATCAGAACGGTTAACGACACGGGTGTCTATTCCACGGCGTGCACATCCGTCGGTAGCTTAACGCTGATTGATCACTTTGTTGGGCTCAAGAACAATTCGCCGGACCACATCCTCGTGCTGGACGCTGCCGAACAGATTCAGTTTACAATCATGGACATTATTAATTTTTTGATTTTTAATGGTTATGTCAATTTGAACAATCCGCGTAATTAAACAAGTTGTTAAATAAACGTATGTTTTAATTTAATCTATATTTATTCATGAAGGAAATTTCATCAGCACATACATTATCTTTTCCACAACAAAATTTATTTTTGAAATATTGTCTCGTAATATTCGCAATATAGATATGACTTAAAGACGGTTCAAATCTTGTAAAAGGTAATATTGTAAAATGTGACATTTGCTTTTCATAATGTTTTATAAATTCGTTTAAATGTTCGTCGTCTGTCCATTTGTGTTCAACTGTGCGCAACTTTGACGGCATATGTAGTATGTCCATTGTATAGCGCAGATGCCACAGTGGCGTACCGCCTCTGCAATAAATAGAGCGTGCACTCAGAATCAATAAACTTTCTGGAGTTTTACGCAACGTCGACGGGTAGTACATCAGCAATCTTTGCATCAACCAACACATGTGAAACAAACCACTGTTCTTAAAAAGCACCATCATGTCATTCATTACCATTTCATTTTGGTAATGTAAATATTGGCCTTTTCGTTGTAACCAATATAAAAACGACAGTATTTTAACAAAATATGTATACAATATTTTTAAAAAATTTTTAGCATGATTTTCATAAATTTCTTCTTTTATAATTACATATCTAACATCATTTGGAATACAATTTCGAGTTGAATTTTGAATTTCACTGCAAATGTCCCTAAATTTATATAATAAATCAATACGATAATAATGATGAAAATCAAAAACTTTGTTATAACACATGTTTTCATCTTCGTTTGGATGATAATAATTGTACGAATTTTCATTTACAAAATAGTAAGCATTTTCATTTACATAATAACCATTTTGAATTTCAAACGTTTTCAATTTAATGTAATTCTTCAAAGCGTTTTGATAAACGCGTTTTTTTAAATATTCCGACGCCGCAAACAACTTTTCCCAGCGGTCCTCGTGCGGTTCGATCAACTTCAGCAAATAATACTGCCAGCAACTCCAACGAGAGTACAATGCGGTCATCTTCAAGTTTAAAACAAACTGGCCTAAAAATTATCGATTCGGCAATTTATACGCTTCGTACTATGACGCACGGCAAAATACACTCGTTTTACGAGAACGGCTATAAATAAAAAACAGGATCGGCACTGACTGAATGAGTTAAAATGTATACACGGTATTGTATTCCTCAATGTTGTCTGTAATCTGGTCGTGATAGCGCTGCCAGTCGCGCGACGGGACGGGACACCGTTTCACGCGCACGTAGTAGTCGTACGCAAAATTATTACTGGGAAGGTCGTCGACCAGCGTGATAGACTTAAAATAATTGACGCCTTTGCCGGCCAAAATTTTAATCACTATTTTCGGTGACTTGGGCAGCTCGTCGCCCGACTCGGCGTGCATATCAAACTGAAAATTGGAAGGAATATAGCAACTTTGCATTTGAGCGTCCGTCGTCGCAGCCACCACAGCCGGCGCCTCTTCGGCAACCGAGCCCTCACTGATGATTGCGTCAAAGTACGGCGCCAGCTGCACCGCGCGCAACGAGTGTGCCACGTGCTCACGACTACCGTAGGACCACAGCACTAACACGCAGCCCAGGTCGCGCAGCTCGCTCAGGCTGTCGTAGATTTGCGGGTCGCGAATCTGTACATCTTCTTGTTCCGTGATCAAAGTGCTGTCCAAGTCGAACACGATCACGTGTGGAAAGTCCCACACTAGCGACTCGCTGCGCAGTAGCGGCACTTGGAACTCGAACAGCGTGTACCACTCTTTAAGGCACGCGTACATGGCCGGCTTGTGCTGAAACACGCACATGTGGCCGAGCACGGGCGTCTTAAACGCAGTTTTCACGTGGTGCCGCACGCTGCACATGTCGTCATTGGCGTTGAACGTTTGCAAGCAGTACCGCTCGTTGGCCGCTATGACGTTTAAAGGCTGCGCGTTGCTGTTCAACTGAAACAGCACGTATTCAAAGTACTCATATTTTTTAAACCCCAAATACTTTAGGTCCGCATACTCAGCCACGACCAAGACATGGCCTTTGTAAAAGGCATCGTGCAGCCGCAAACACGCCCAGCTGCATTTCATGATAAGCAATGGACGCCTCGCGCCTTATTCACGGTGTTTGCCGAGTTTCGGACGAGCAAGAACTACACGAAACTGATTGAGTTTTTGACTAGCAATTTTGCGTGTTATGTAAAAAACAAGACGTTCAACTTTGCGGGTACCGGCCACCTGTTTCACTCGCTGTACGCGTTTGTGCCCAACGTGAGCGAACTAGTAAAGGAGCGCAAGCAGATACGGTTGCAAGTAGACTGCGTAATGCGATTGTTTAAAAGCACTACCAACGATTTTAAAATGTACGTCGAACTGTTCAACTTCATAGACACGCACGGTGGCGCGGATTGCCCCTGTTTGTTGCTGCAGCAAAGCAAGCTGAATGCCAAAAGTTACGTCGACAGCCTAAATTGTAAACTTTTCGACATTAAACCGCCAAAGTTTAAAAAAGAATTGTTTGACACCATACTGTCCAAGTATTCGTTAAATTACAAGGCTTTGTGGTTTAAGAAAAAAGAAAAGTGCACAATCGGATGCGTAGTCAAGCGGCAGAAAAAAATAAAACGCCGAGAACTACTAAATGATAGAATAATTTATTTAAACGACAAAAACACGATTTCCGACGATTGCAAGTTGCTGCAAGGGCCAAGCGGAACGAGTCTCAAGCCCTGCCGTCACAAATTCGTCATTGTCGAGCGACAAACGCGCGCCGGCGACGAAATTGTGTCCTTTATTCAATACTGCGAGTTGTGTCGAATGAGCGTTCAGTAGCGGCGCCTGCGATACCCGGCGCGGCGAGTGGCGGACCGACTGCGTCGATAGGTGCGCGGCCTGCCGGGACGGCGTCTGTAAGCAGAACTACGGCGTCTGTAAGCAGAACTCCTGCGGCGGCGTGTGTAGCTGCCATCGGCGGATCGGGAGCGGCGTCGGCGGTAGACCATAATGCAAGAGTTATCAATGTAGCTTTAGTTTTTACCTTATATTATTTTTTGCGCTTGGCGGACATGCCCAAATAAATGTCTAAATCGTCACCGTCCTCCGCCGTTTTATTTGCATGCCTTTTAACGCTCTCGGCCCCTTTGAAAATTTTATTGTAATCTTCAATGTTGAATTTGCAGTTGGCCACCGCGTAATTTTCCATAGTGGTGTAGAACATGGAGTTTGCCGCGTTGTAGTACATTCTGGACAAGGGATACGGATCCAGGTGCTTCAGCAGCTTGTTAATAAACTCGGGGTCGTCGCAAAAAGGAATCTCGCTGCCGCTCGTAATGTACTGTTGCGGCTGCAGCTTTTGAATGTTGTCGCCGCGCTCCACAAGCAGCTCCTCTAGTGTGGTGCGTTTGTCGCGGCCCACCGTTTCGCCCTGCAATAACACAATCTTGGCGTAACGCAGCACAGGACTGGCAAAGCAGCGAGTAAACGAGCTGCGCATCACGTCGACAGTAGTCATGTCGATGGGAGTGGCCGGCATTTCTAAAAGCGTGCGCAACGTGTGCAGCAGCGAGTTAGTTTGCGTTTCCGTCAGCTGCGGTCGGCACGTATTGTCGTCCATTGCCGTTTCCAGCAACTTGAAAAGTTGGTGGTAGCCGTCCGAACGTTCTAAGAATATCATGGTCATTACCACGTCGCGCACCTTGAACTCGCTCGACGTGGTGGTATTAAGCGTGTAGTGTTGGATGAGACGGCGCGCCGCCGCGCGATAGCGTCGCATGTCGACCAAAGCGGGCTTGGCAATTGGCGGTGGCACCAAGCCGCCAAACACGGTTTGGGCGGTTGCGGGCACGGGTGTGGCAACACGTTCAAACGGGCCGCCCGCCGCGAACGCCGACGCCGTGGCGGCGTTGCGGTCAGCGAACTTGGTTTGAGACTTACGTGCCACCGTAATTAGAAACCCCATCAAGGTGTTCGTGTTTACGTCAATATCCGATACGGTGTCGCTGCACATGCGTAGCAACTGCGGCCAAATTTCCATTTGCATGTCTACGTCAATGAGACGCCGCAAATTGTCAATGCGCTTGTGCACATCGGTGACGCTCATGGCGGCGGCTTATGAAACCACTTCCAGTTGATTCAAGTAAACGTCGCTCAAAAACTGCAACACGTTAGCCGTGTCTTCGCGATTCAACTTAATTGTGGGTAAGTTAGCCTGTAGCGACTCGACCAGCTTGCGCGCCGCGATCGACTGGTTACCCAACGTGGTGAGGCTGGCAATTTTGTTTTCGGACGCGTCTTTGACAATAAAAGACGCTGCTGTCTTTGCGCCGTTCATGTTGTGCAACATTTCGGCGGCGGCCAACTGCACGGGCGATTGGCTGCGTTGTTGCAGACGCGCGGAGCGGCGCGGCGGCTCCACGCTATCGCTTATCGAAGCAATCATGGTTCAGGTCGAGCAGCAGCGAAATCTCGTTGTCCAATTGGTAATCGACAATGATGCGCCTTATAAAGGTTTCGGGCACGATTTTCTCAAAAATCAACACGTTCATCATTTCAATTGTGATTTTTTTAAGTTTTTCCACAACAACTGCGACGTCCTTGTCCTCGTACCGCTTAAATATGTACCGGCACACGTTGAGCAGCTCCAGCTCGCCGGCAGAGCATGGCTCGTCACGCGTGTCGTTGTGCCCGTCCTTTAAAAGGCCGCGCATGTTCTGCAAATAATGACTGGGCATGCTTTCGATGTAATGGCGTAAAAAAAAGCCTATCAACACAGTCGCCGCCACCTTATTTACCTTTTTAATTTTGGTGTGCTGGCCCATTTTTATCATGAAATTTTTAAAGGGGATTAAGAGCTTAGGCGCGTTGGCCCCCGTGGACGCGTTGTTGCATTGCTCGTTGAGCATGGTCAACAAACGGTGGCGGTCTTTAACCGGCAAAAGTGTAATAACACGTTTACAATCCTTGACTAATGGCTCACACGCTTTTTGTTTAGTGTGCATTGAGTACGCTTTGTCACACAGCAAATTGTAAAAAAATTGCACTAACATTTGCGTCATTAGGTTGTTTTCGTTGACCACATCGGGTTGGGACGTAAAGTCCGTTTTAAGGATGATGTAGATCATCAACGGCATGCCGAACATGGGCCGCAGAAAAATGTCCCAGCCATCCTGGAGGCCCGAGTCGAGCGTAGTCAGCGCGTTTGATAAATAGTCACATTTGCAGGTTAAACAGGACACCTTGCCCAGGGGTCGGCAGTGCTCGGCGCACATGAAAGCGTGCGCGTCGGGCGTTGCTATTGGACTGTAGTACATTTTTAGATACTCCATGATAGTTTTAAAGTGCGGCACTTGTTTGATAAATTCGTCGCGCAAAAACATGCTCATAATGCTTTTGATGCCATGCAAGTTTTCCGAATCGGGTTGTGCCTCAAATTTGGCTTTGATCGCAGTTATGCATTTATTAAACTCTGTAAAGAAGGTTAGACCTTGCACGTCGACAAGCTCGTGTTGGTCGAAATACTTTGCTAACAAAAAAGTTAGGGAATCGATTTCATAATGGTACATTTGCGCTTCAAAACGCACGTGCTCGAAGCGGTGCACCTGCTGATGCACCGCATTAAACCTCAAATTGTAAAACAATTTGTAAGTGTGCATGTTGCATTCGATATAACCTTATAATGAACGAGCAAAACTCATTACGCATCGCCAAACTGGCGGGTGAGATCTTGACACGCGGTCACGCGGACATAAAAACGATTATGCATAGCCCGGAGCGCGCGCTCGGTCAAAAACTTGACGCTGTCGCGGACCTGGTCGAGTCGATGCCACCTGGCGAACCGCGCGAAACTGACGTCGAACCCCAAAGCCGCGGGACTAATGTCGAACTCAATAGCATATTGACAGCGCAAGACCGCATCTTGCGCCACCGCGTGTTGCAAATGGCGGTGACATTTTTGTTGCGCTCACCGCAGGTAAAATTGTCCAAAACAGCTTTGGATTCAATGCAGACTGCGCTTAATAATTATACAACATACGTGACTGAGGGCGGTTCTGACCACGCGATAACAGATGACTTTCTAAAGCGCGCAGAAACCTTGTACAAGGAATTGCGCAGTAAAATTTTAAAATTCATTCGAGATGATGCAAAAAGTCCTTTCGTAGAAGATCGTCCACAAACAACGGGTGGGCCGAGCTCAAATGCGGCGCAACAAATCAACGCCCCACAAGCGCCGCCCGTAATTACAAACGAGCAATACTTTAATCGATTGGACATTCAGCAACTGACAGACTACATTGAAAACAATTACAACGGACAATTTGATTTCGACAAACACAACAGCGTCGAAGATGTGCGTAATTTTGCGAAAACCGTTTGGCACAACAAAACGGCCGCTACGCCGGCGTACACGGCGCCCACGCCTCAGCAGGCCATGCTCTCGCCGCTGCAGCAGAGTTTGCGATCGTCGCCAAATCATATTTGGGAAGAACGCCTCCGACAAATGTTTCCGGAAAGCGATTCGTCGTTACCACAAAACGTGTCACTGCCAGACACCTACGACGAAGAGCCTTTTATAGAACAAAGAAAGCGGCGGAGGCGCCGCGTGCCACCACTGGTGTATACGTCGGATGAAAATTACGAAACGCCGCTTGGAAGCAACGAGCCAGAGGACGAGCCGAGGCGGCGCAAGCGCCGCGAGCCCTCGCCAGCGTCATATAAAACGCCGCCAAAAACAAACAACGAATCACCAACACTTTCCTCTGAAGAGGACGAGCCCAATCACGAACGTGAACGAGAACGTCGGCGCGAAGAGGACAAAAACTATTTGCGCCTCAAAGCATTAGAGCTGTCAAAATATGCCAATGTAAACGAGCGCATGGAAAAAATCGTGCAGGTAACCAAGGCCATGCAGAAAACTTACGACTACTGCAACTGCAAAACCACCATTGGCGGCACGCCCGACGCTGCGACATTTGTCAACTTGTTGCGGCGGTTGAACACCTACAACCTCAGTCACGTTGAGATGACGGTCAATTTTTATGAACTACTGTACCCGCTCACACTGTACAGGGACGAGTCCAATCGCATCATCGGCTACATTTTCGCGGCTGCTAAATATTTTCAAAACTGCGCCAAAAACTTTGTCCAAATGCGCGCCGAGTTCAACGTGTACGGGCCGTTTGCGCAAATTGAATCAATGGTCATGTTTGTAATCAAATTTAATTTTTTGTGCGACCTGCAAGCTTTTTTTGGAAAAATCGACAGTTTGCCAACGCTGGGCCAGCCTAACATCAGTATACACACAGTGCTGGTTATGCGCGACAAAATAGTCAAGAAGGAGTTTAATGCGCTCCAGTACGCCACAACTTTAAAAACCGACAATCGGCGCGACCCCAAACACCTGCAGCGCCTCATCCAATTAATGAACGCCGATTTTAACATAATGTAGACACGTTTATTTGCAACAACTATTGTCCAGTTCAGAAAATCTAATTTACCGCACACTCTTTATTCAATTACTCTTTTAATCAAAGCATCAAAGAGACCTAAAGCATCAAAGAGACTTGACTCAATTTGCAGTCTGTTTATATTTTTGTAATCCAGTTCAAAGGGCATAAACGCGCCACACGCAAATTGAATTCTCGTTTTGCTCAGAGTAACAAATCTCGTTAATTAAATTAGTTTTTGCTCCATCTTCCAGCCCAACAACTTTTATTAAATTATTTATAATCTTTTACGTTAGCAAATTTGTTCTTGCAAAAACAGGCGTTATGGGTTAAAAAATCATACTATATGTAGTTGTTTATTTTAATTTAATAAATATAAATATTATACACATACATTGTTTATTTAGCGATTAAGTTTTGTGTAATCCACGTATGCCGCGACTGGAGTGCGGCACGTCGAGCACGGCTTGCCGCGCATGCGATCACTGCACGTAACGCAAAGCGTGTAATGACCGCAGGGGGCGGCGACCATGCGTTTCTCCTCGCTCATGCAAATTATGCACTCATCGGTGGTTTCGTCGGTAAACACGCGTTCAACATTAATTTTAGAAACTGAGATAGCGTCTGGTTTGATGTAGTAGTAGCATTTAGAGCGACAAATCAACGAAATGTCGTTGGGCGAAACTGTGTAGGTGGCGCCTTCGCGCCGCAAACGTTTAGGAAACGCGCAATTGGCATCGCGACGATACGCGGGATCGTCTATGCGTACGCGTAGCCGGCCGTTTACCTTCACACAAATCAGCTTTACGTGCGCCATTGGCAAAATCGTCCGTGTAATAGTGTCAATTATTTAAGACATTGTTAACGTAAACGCCGTTCTAATGGCTACCAATTATAAAGTTGTCGACGTTGACACTTTTGCCCGCCAACTAATTACGGACAAATGCAGCGAGTTGATCGAAACAGAAAACTTGTTGCCCGCCAACATTTTGCATGTTGTTAAGCAGGCGAGGGACAAATACTTTGAAGACCCGTCGCCAAAGAACTACGACTATGTCAAAAACCTGTTTTTGCGCACCAAGTACATGGACGATTCAATCGACTACAAAAATTTTAACCGGCGCGTACTGCTTATCGTGTTTAAGTTTGCGCTGAACCGAGGCTCCGGCTATTTTCCGTCGTACAAGGAGCTGATCGAAGTGGCCGTAAAGCGCCTCAACAAAATCAACCCCGACCTTAAAAGCTCACCGCGCGCCATGCTACAACATTACAACGAATGTTTGGAGAACTTGGACAACCCGGTGACCGACGAGCACCACCTCATTACGTTTGGCAAAGAAGTGGCCACCAAAATATTCATTGAAGCGTTCGAGTTCAGCTACGCCAACACCAACGAAATCAAACTGACTACCAGCAACTTTGACACCAATCTGGTCAGCCCCATACCAAAGCCCGCGCCATCAACTTGCCTGTTGCGCGACGTAATTAATCAGCGCAAACGCAAATTCAAAGAGCCGGAAGTGTCACAACCAAAAAAGGCCAAATTGGCAGCCGAACCAAAAACTGTGCATGCGGAAAACGCGCTCGCGTCACAGTCCGCACAGCTTCCGCATGCGCAACAGCCACTGTTTACGTTATAGCGCCGCTCACACGCCAGGCGGCGCGTAGTTTTTCAACAGCGCCCGTTCAAACTGTGCCCGCTCAGACTGCACAGCGTACGCGTTGGTCAAAACGACAACTAACAGCGTAAAAAACAATATAATCATAATTATGACCAGAAATCCGCACAAGACTAAAACAAATTCCTTAATGAGCGACCGGTTGCGCGCCACGAACTGCTCGAGTTGGTCACCGTCGGTGGGCGTAGCGTTGTTGCGAATGACCTCGACAATGGGGTTGCCGGCGCGCCCGCCGGTCAAACGCGAAACCACGTGCGACGGTGTGGCCATTCTTACAAAAAGTAGTTGTATTTTACGGCGTGAACAGTAACGCCGCTCGTGAAAACGCCGTCCACGGCCACACGGTTGGCCGCCCTTTTTATGTGGGTGATGTCGTCAAAGTCCGCATTGTCGAATGTATTGGTCGGTGCCATGTCGGGCATGTTAACGGGCACGCAGCCCGCGGTTGTGATGGCCACGCTGTCGTTTTTGCAAAAAACACGCACGCGATTTACGTCCGCAGTTTGTCCGGTTCTTGTGTTTAACGAGTTAAGTTTCACGATCACAATGGGCACAAGCTGATACGGGAAAATGAGTTGCTGGAATATACGCACAAACTCGACAACGGTTTGGCTACACTTGGCAATGTGCAGCAGCGTCTGCGCGTCTTTGACGTATTGCAGACTTGCGCGGTTGACGGTGGCGCAATTGGACGGGATGTCGCCGCGCAGCAGGCGGCGCGTGCGCTCCCAATTAAGCTTGTTGTACAGGCTATCAATTTCTTCGTGCGGCAGGTTGATCACGTAGCGGGCGGGCAGCTTGCGGTATTGAAATATGCAAAAAACCCGTTTTAGACTCAAGATCTTGACCATAGTGGGCGTTTCCAAGTTAAAGCACAGCAAAAACTTGTCGCTCTCCGTCAGCTCCTTGAAATGCGCCAGCGGCAGTTCGCAGTTGATCGGCCGCAGTTCGTTATAGTTGAGTGAAAGCGCGTGTGCACGCATGTCTACAAGCTTTTTGGAGTTCATACGCAGTTTGCACGCCGGCTGCATCTCTAGCCCGGGGTAGGTGAATTCGATGGGGCACGTGGGGTTTTCGTGGTGCACGATCATTGTGTTGCAATAAAACAAGTTGTTGGTCAGCAGCACGCTAAATACGCGCGTTTCGCCAGCGCCGATCTCCGTGATTGGCACTAGCGGGTTCCAGTACACAACGGTGGCTGCGCCCGTTTTTTTAGGCGCCTGGATGTTGCCGTTATAATTTTGCTCATGCTTGTAAACCAGCACCGAGCGAAACCGCGGAAAATTGCGTTTTTCGACATACAGCACGTCCGCGTCCGTAGGAACGTACACGATAAGGTTTTCCGTGAGCCGGTTGCCGACGTCGCTTTGTGGCTCGACTAAATTGTATGGAAACGTAAAAAATCTGTCGCTCACGCAAACTTTAATTTGGAACGGACACTCCATCTTATATCACAAGCCTTACATTTAAGAACTGCCATTAAAAAGCGCACCAGTGCGAAAAGGTCGTCACGATTAGATGCGACGGCTGCCCCACTTATCTTAATTTGTGGACCCGAATCGTGTTAAGCAGCGCGGCAGGTATGTAGTTATACTGGTAAAACAAGTCGCGCCGCACACGCGCATTGTTCACAACAATGAACACGCAAAAATAGATGGCGTATAAAAATATAATTATCAAAAAGGTGGCCGACAGGAAGTATTTCATTGTTAACTCTTAAGCTAAATGAAAAATAAAAATTTAATACATAATTTATTATAATTTGCGTGTTTTTGTATTTTCCTTGTTGTAGTCGCTGTGATTGCAATACTTGGATTCGTGTGCGCCCGGTATGTTTTCTTTGCACATCAACTTGCGAATAAACGTCACGTTTTCGTAGGCCACTGCGGAGATGTTGCCGCTGTGCAGCGTGGTGGGCGTGAGCGGCTTGCGCGCGTTGTTGTAAAAATGCTGTAGTGAATACGAGTCCATGTTGCAGAATGCAACAATAGTGCATCACGTCGCGTTTTTGTAGGCGCAATGGTGCCGGCTGGCCCATGTCCCTCGGCGTCCAACAAGCACAAACCGTTGCCACACTTGCGGCATCGTTTAAAATGTGCAAATAAAATTGTTTAGCAAAATTAAATCAGCGTTCCAGGTGTTTAATTGTAAAAACGCGTCTGCAAACACGTCCGTCGCCAACATAATCGCGTAAGAATTAAATTTCGTGCTCGTGTTCACGATGAACAACGCGGAAATGCTGTTGCACGACTATTGGGCGGACTGCAAGCGCATCGAGGCCAATTTTACAAATTACGAACACGCAGACGACCTCCGTCGGGCGCTCGCGTTTACGCGCACGGACATGAAAACGTTTTTGCAAGAGGGACAGCTCAGCCGGCTGCGGTCCTTTGTAGGCAACAAGCTTTTCGTTTACAGACCTTTTACAGCGCAGACCGCAAGAGCCTTTGCCACACATTATTTGGCGCATTCACACGTCAACGCGTCCGTGGAGACGCTGTTCGACGACAGCGCAATGTTTTCGGTTAGAACCGTTAAAATTACGTTGGACGACATTATTAATAAAGTGTAACTAAATAACATGCGTTTAATCGAATGCCCTGTCAGCAGCGTCCTTGCTAAAATTAGTCAGCGGCTCGCTTTCAATGTCATAATTAATCAACGCGTTGTACACCTTTTGCGGTGTCCAGCGACACACTTGCTGTTTCAATTCCATAAACATTCTTTCGTGTACGTTCGTAATTAAATATTTTAGCTGACAATTCGTAGCGTTAGTCACCAACATAAGAATTGCAAAGTCTAACGCGGCCAGCTTGTAATTGCTTGCGTAGCCCTTGTAACTGCCGACCACGCGTACCACCTTGTTGTTTTTTGCGTGTTGACACGCGTGGTAGTATGCGCGCATGGTGGCGATTATAGTCTCTTTAGCGCCCGTGCGCATTGTGTTGACAAACAACACGTTGCCCAACTTCAACTTTTTCTTTGCGTCATCCAACTTGTATAGGTTGAGTGCGCTGACGGCGAAATCGTCTGGCAAGGCGGAGTTATAGAGGCAATACGGTAGGGCGTTTAGCTCCAAAAACTGTGCGCACAGCTCGGTTTGTTGGTCGCCCGGGTTGTTTAAGTAAAGTTTGTTGTAAAGCGCGTAGCACACTTCGATGTCCGTGGACGCGTTTTGATACGACGTCCTGTTCACATTGTGTAAAGTAATGTTACCGGCGTCCATTTTGTCTTTAATGGTCACGTATGGTGAGCCACTTTGCAAAGCCGGTGGTACGACGTGATACGCTACGCGCACGTTTTTCTTCAGAGACCCATCTTTGCTTTTCATCATACCCAAAAAATTCGACAAGTAATTTTCAAAAGCGGCCACAAACGCGGTGCTCTCGTTATTTGGCAAGTACCAGGCGTTGTTTCTAAAGGGCAATATGGCGGTGTAACACAAAATGCACGCCAATTTTAAATGTGTCATTTCTATGTTATCAAAAGTATCGATTTGACAATTATACGTAAAATTCAACACCTTGTCTAGCTCTCTGTCGTATTTGTTCTCAATCTGATCGCCGTTCGGCAGTATTGTTAACAAGCGTCGCTTGAGCTCCAGTTTTGACTCAACATTATGCGTAAAACTGATTTTATTAATGTTGTTAATGAGCAACTCAAGGCTTCGTATGTCACATTTATGAAAATACGGATCAGCGTTGTTCACGCCACGTAAAGTTTTAAGCAAGCTTTGTAACCGATCTTTCAAGTGACCCAAACTAAAATAGCCCGCGCCGTTGTCGTTGACGTTAGTATTTAAATACTCCAACTCGCCGACTACCATACGTTGAACAAACAAATACGGCACCGGCGTGTCCATGTCGACGCTCTTATCTACGTTTGCGCTTAAAAGTACACACGCTCGTACAAATTGGCCATGTGCGAAGGTATGCACACCGGTACGGTGCGCGCCAGCGCCGTTTGCCGAAACAGCAATTTGTCGTGACCGGAGCCGCACGTGCACGCTTCGGCGGAAAACGGCTCAGTGTCCAAATTGAGCCGCAGCGAGCCAGCGTCACATAGGTAAGGCCTCGCGACACCCGTGTCGTCCACTAAATCCCTGTACGTGCTCACGCATGTTTGTGCAACGACAAAGTCGCCGCCGGCCGCGTACACGCGCAGCAACCCCAACGCAGGATCACATTCATTCACCGAGTCCGGAGCTTGCGCCTCTGCCAAGGCGTTGGTCGCGCTGCAAAATCCATTTTCGCAAGCTAAACTGCTTGCCGCGCTGGCGATCACGCAGTTGTCGCGACACTGTTGATCCGTCACACACGGCAGCCGATTTAATGAGCAGTTTACGGCTCGGCTGCGCTGAAACGCAAACTCCATCAGCGGTGCCGTCGCCGCCCGCTGCCGCTCAGCCGCGTCTTCTTGCATGAATTGCCGAACAAAATTCAACGCATAAACGTACACAATTGTGAAAACGGCTATTAAAAACAACAGTTGCCACACGGTCGCCATACTTAGTTTAGCAGCGAGCCTACCCGAGGATGTCGTGCACGGAACCAACGCCTATGGAGAAGCTAATCGCTAGCATTGAAAACCAGCTCAAAATTAAAGATGAGCAATTGCGAAAGACCAACGAATTAATAGAAAAGTACGTGAGCATGCTGGAGGAGAAGGACAATCGCATTCAAGACCTCTACAATAGTTTGTTGGAGCTGTCTGAACGTGCCGTGCAATACCCCGCCAAGAGCCACCAAACACCCATGCTGTGCGTGGCGCGCGAATTTAACTGTCTGCGCGCCATCACGGGCCAAAAAGTGCATGTCGCCAAAATGAAGCGCGAGCTAAGCAAAGCGGCCGAGCTAGTCATTGACTTAGTGCGACCCAACCCGCAGGTGGACTTTAACAATTTTGTAAACCACGTGGAAACCAAATTTGGGGAAAAGGTGCGCGTGCGCAACAAGCGTAACCTGGTGTTCGAAACGGAAGATGACGCCATCAAAGTGGCGGCCATGTTTAAATCGTTAGTCATCAAAAAGGGCAAAATGTCTCTCGGCGCTCGTATATAACGCACATTCGCCCGTTTTCGCAGTTGTCATGGCTCTAACGGCGAACGTGTTATACGTGTCTAACAAGTTAGACTACGTTTTTAATTTAGAAAAATGCTTTGTTGTCAAGCTGCTGCAATGTTACAACGGGGACTCTTTGGCATTGGTGTTAACCAGTGACACAATCAAATGTCCATCGCATCTCGTGTACACCAAAGACACGTTAACAAAATCGCATTTGGAAGTGCTGGAAAGCGCAACGTTCAGCGAGCAGACCTTCAACTTGCTTTACTGGAAAATGCATAACATTGTGAAATCATATAATGACAAGTTTGCAGACTAACATTTTGTCTTCTATAAACAATGTCTTGATTAGTAAACTAATAAACAAATTACAATACTAAAATTATGTGTTTTATTATTAAGCAATGTATCTTTTGATTTTAATACTCGTTTTGCTATTAATGGTCATTGCGGCGGCGGTAGTGTACGTCAACTTCATTGACGTGCACCACGAGGACGTGCGCCACCCGCTGCAAATGTTCGACACAAGCGACGTGCCGCTAATCGAACCCCCAAACGAAATAGTAATCGAGGGCAACGACCTCGAATGCCATAAAACCCTGACGCCGTGCGCCACGCACGCGGATTGTAACGTGTGTCGCGAAGGGTTAGCCAACTGCCAATTGTTTGACGAGGACACAGTCGTGCAAATGCGCGACGACGATGGCAACGAGCAAGCCGCTACCATTCGCGCAGGCGAGTCGTACTGCTTCGCGCTTGACCGCGAGCGCGCGCGCTCTTGCAATCCCAGCACGGGCGTGTGGCTGCTGGCCGAGACCAAAACGGGGTTTGCGCTGCTGTGCAGTTGCCTGCGGCCCGGGCTTGTAACGCAACTCAACATGTACGAAGACTGCAACGTGCCGGTGGGATGCGCGCCGCACGGACACATTGCAAACATGAGCGGTGACATTCGGTGCGTGTGCGATGACGGCTATGTGAGCGACTACGACGCCGTCACAGAAACGCCGTTTTGCCGGCCGCGCACCGTGCGAGACGTGCTGTTCGACGAGGCGTTTTTTCCGCGCTCGCCGTGCGCCGACGGGCAGGTGCGTCTAGACCATCCCGGCCTCAACGATTACTATCGGCGCTACTTCCGGCTGGAAGACATTTGCGTGGTGGACCCCTGCTCGGTGGACCCGATCAGCGGGCGACGCACGTCGGGCCGCTTATTCCACCACACGACCGCCGACGACGTCGAGGTAAGCGGCTGCAACTGCCCGGCGGCCGACGGGTTGCTGCCCGTGTTCAACCGACACGCCGCGGATTCGGGCATGGTGCGTCGTGGCGACCGCACCGTGGCCAACGCGTGTCTGCAGCCGTTTAACGTGCACATGCTCGCGTTGCGGCACGTAGACTACAAATTTTTTTGGGCGCGGCCTGATCACAACGAGTTGGCGGACGCGGACGTGGTGTTTCAGACGAACGTGTCGCAGCTTAGCGACGCGCGCTACGCTGCCATGCTGTACCCGTTGCTCACGCCGCACCCCGACGTGACCGAAATTACGTTGACCGGCACCGGCGTGCTAAAGATATCCGTATCCTACGACACTGTGCTCAAGAACACGCTGCTGCCCGCCTCCCTGTTTAGGCTGTTTAAAAACAAAGAGCAGGGCACTTCAGCACCCGTGTGCTTTTTTCCCGGCGAGGGCCGTTGCATAGTGGCTAATTCGGATGCGTGCATACGTAGACACGCCAATGGGCAGGTGTGGACGGCCGAGACGTTTACCGGATCCTGGTGCGTACTCAGCCGCGACGGCCCCGCCATCAAAATCTGGAGCCGCGCCGGGCGCTATCCGCGCGGCAGCGCGCCCGCCGCGCTGCGCCTTCGTGGATTCTTTTTAAATAACGACCGCGAGCGCAACACAATGCGCGCGGTGGGCACGGGCGACATGACGAGCGCTGCGCAAATAGACTCGCTTACGCAAGTGCTCGAAACGTTTTCCAATTATTCCGTGTGACGATGTAATAAAATTGGTATACCGTCTTGTCTTTAAAAAACTTAACGACGGGTATATAAGGTTGCAAGATTAGTTGTCTTTGTTGAACACGTGTGCTCGTCGGGACACGTTTTGCAGTATTAAGAACGCATTCCGGTGTTTGAGTTTGGCGGGGTCCTAATTAACTAACATGAGCATGGCTCAAGTGGCTGAAGCGTTCAAGTTGCACGCTATTTTTGTAAAACTGGGCTATTTGTTTAGGGCCAGAGTCTGTTTAGATATTGCGCTTGTCAACCTGAGAGAGCTGCGACAGCGCGTTCCAATTCCAAAAGTCGCAAACATGTTGGCCAAAAAGGAAACACATTGTTGTTTGTTGCAAAAAGAATTAAACACAAAAATAGACAACAGAATTTTAATTAAACTTTATAGGTTCCACTAGTCACATGACATTTAAATGTCGCGTTAATTTAAATACATGCGGCATTGCTGCAACTTTTGCTCGGCGGCGTTGTACGCTCTTCCGCGCGGGCGCAAATTGGGGGCGCCTGCCAAGTGATTAGCGTGCTTCGGCGGTGGGGCCAGAGGGTCAGGTAGCACCCTGCTGGCCAGCGCGGCGACCACTAGCGCGAAAAGAATCAAAAGAAGCTTCATTGTGTACTGAAGCCGTCCTACTTTCCGCGCTCCTTTTATAATCGGCCGGCCATGATAAGATACGCACGCGCGAATAAATTGATAGCGCGCTTCTACTTGCTACAGTTCTATTGTCGATCAGTATAAGAACGCACGCTCGTCGCAATGAACCTGTTCAAGCGCTGCTCCGAGTACACCAGACTGACAAACGAGACCCAAACGCGGTTCCCGTTTGCCGCAATGTCGTACGTAAACGTGACGCTGTGCGCTTACGGCGCCGTCGCCGCGGGTTATCTGTCCACGGTCACCACGTTTGCAGAGCTGCAGTTTTTGCAGTACTGGTTTATGCTGTCACTTTTTATAACTGGCCTCATCAACATGACGCTGTTTTTGCTCAAAAACAAGATCGAGTCACACGAAATTGTTTACGAGCTAAAAATGTTGCACGCCATGTACTTTGGCAACGCGTTGATGCATTACGGCGTGTTGAACACGGAACACAGCGCGGTTAGCGCTATGCTGATCGCGAACTTGGTGCACTGCTGGGCGTTGGCGCTGCTCCTTGTGGAGTTGACCATACTGTTGGGCCACACGTTGGGCACTTATAGCAACTACCGCTACGCAAAGGCCTGCTTCATGATAGTGCTGTTCATATCCGCTGCCGTTACAGTGATCACAATGGGCGCGAACGGAATGAAAGCCGCGCCCTTGTGCGACAACTTAATCATGGTTGCTTTATTGACTATCGCATATTTGCTGACCGCCATCGTGTGGGCAGCGCGCAAGGAAGCCGCCGGTTCCTATCTGCAGCGAGTGCAAGTGGTGCCGTTCAACGACCCGCCGCCTCCGTTTGCCACGGTGGAAATGGACAATTTTTTGAAAGAAAAATTATAAAACATTTTTGTAGGAAAAGAAAAATAAATAAATTTTTATCAATTAGATTTATTTAATCAGTTACATCTTCATTTACTTTACTAAATTGTAAAAACACATTAATAAACTCTTAGATAAAATTTGATTTGTGAAAAAAATTTATTTTTATCAAAGCTTTTTTTTACTTTGCTTTCAATTACTTCATCGTAAGAGTGTCGACTGTATAATTGCGCATAAACATTTTCAATATGTATGATAAAACTTAACTCCTGGCGATCAAACACTTCTAAGATGACATACATGTCTCTGCAATCCAAAAACTGGTGCCATGTACATCTGTCGATTAGTTTCATTTTAGGACACATCACGTCCACACAGTAATAATTAAAAAAATTGCACTTGACAATCCACGACAAATGATCGCGCACCGCATCAGACATTGTAAACTGTTTACCGTCGTACACAATGTTTCCCGGCTGCTCCAACAAAACTTCAATAAGATTGGTGCGGAGTCTCTTTTGCTTCATATTCGGCGTGTCTTTTCTAAAACAGCTGTCTATCATTATTTGTTCATAATTAAACTGGTTTTTCAATACCCATTGAGTGTTTCTATTAAACGATTCGTATTCTGCACATGTCATTTGAGGCACTACTATTATGTATGCTTCTAAAGTGTTCCCAGTAAAAATCTCACTAGTGTACACAAAATCTTTCGCTACCGACTCATAAAAACGATTGGAGTGATGTATAACCTTGTTGATTGCAATATCATAAACAGCATATTCCACACATCCCCTTAACTTTTCAATGTTGATGGTAAACTTGGTGACTGTGCAATCACATTTGCAATCTTTCATGTTTTCGTAAGACTTTAGACAAATAGTTTTGTTACAACAAATAAACTTTATAGTGCGCGACATTTTAAATACTTTTAATGATGTTCAATTTGATTTCGTTGTCCGTAAAATAACTGCGCGTCAAAATTAGACGCGCGCACGTCCTAAACGACGCTTGCGGCCGCACTACGCTTCGTATTTATATGGCGTCTAAATTATAGCACGTGCAAATGGTGCCGTCCGCCGTTCTTTACCGTAAAATATGGGAAGTAATTAAAAAAAACGTATACTGTATGTTTTAATTAGCGTTTTAATTAATAATAACACTCGAATATAAACAATTATTCGCATCAACAAATGCGACAAACTCGTTTGCAAACTTTTTAGCCAACTCCACCATCATTGAACAGTTATTTTCGGCCTTGTAACACTTAGCGCCGGCCAGTTGCGACACATACGTTTTGTACAAATCCATGAGCTCGAACGAGTGCGCCGGAGGATTGTCCAGTTTCCACGGCCTCCGTCGCACAATCACGTTTCCGGACTTGCTGCGCTTCATAGCGGTTGGACCGCTGCCGTCGATAATGGCGTACATCGCGTGGTATGCATCGGCACATTGCACTTCCAGTTGAAAAGCGTTGTCCTTCAAGTGTTTATACAAAATGGGAAAATCGAACGAGAAGCCGTTGTAGGCCACAAGACACACCGGCGGCGCCAACAAAGACAAAAATGATTCAATGCAGTTCACCACTTTTGTGTCAAATTTTGACTGACCATTTAAATTTTCTATGCTCAATTGCGTCAGCGCCCGCGCTTCGTCAGAAATATTTAGAGTGGGCTCAAAACACATAATTAATTTGTTGCAAACGCGCACCGCGTCCGAGCGTAGCAATTCTTTCCTCTTTCCTCGTCACACATTGCAGACCAAGTTCCGTGATTTGAGTTTTGTTGTTTTCGTACTCGGGCATCCCAGTCGTCTGCAGGTCCAAAAACACATAGGTTTCAATTGAAGCCATGTTCAACAAAGAACTAAAAATATAGTAGGCAGCGAGCTCTTTATATAACAATTCTGTATATGCGATCACCACACATGTACACTTTAATGCTATCGTCGTCGTCATCGTCGTCGTCGAACAAGATAGTGGCAATTGAATCGGGCTGGGCGTCAAATTGAGACAGTTCCGCGTCGGAAATGATCGCTGCGTCATCTATCCACGCGTCTTCGTAAGCGATGCGCACTTTCGTTGGCCGCCGGTCGCGACCGCAGCGTGCTTCGTGTTCCAGCAGCGCGCGTACCAGCCGCCACCATTCCCAGCGACGCGACAGCACGCGATCCGACCCCGCGTATGGCGAGTTAAGCATGCTCAATGCCACGGAGCGCGGCACGAGCTCGTTAAAGAACTGTTGCGCGGCAAGCGGGCTTTCAAAGCGACACAACTCGCCCACGTACGGCCGCGCCGGGTCGTCAGTCTCGATAGTCCAATATGTTGCAAACGCGTCGTCCACTATCGGTTCATGCTTAAAATAATACATAAAGCGGTCCGGGCGCCGCAACGCCCGGCGACGCGTCGCGGCGTTCACGCCCACAATTTTCACGTGCAATTTGAACGGCAAATACGACAATATTTTGTCTATTATTTCAACGGGCAAATGCGGAAGAATCGGAAAAGTTTGGTGACACACCTTACAACGCTTGCTTGGCGGCTCCATATTTGCGACTACTCTATGGAACGCCTAACTCATTATAAATACCACTCGCTTTTCAAGAACGCCGTACCCGAAAAGCGAGGTGGGCGCTGACGCACGTCTGTAGATAGCACCCGCTTTTCGAGAACGCCCGTACCCGAAAAGCGGGGTCGGAGCCGACGCACGTCTAACGCTTTTCGAGCACGAGCGTTCCCGAAAAGCGGGGTCGGCGCTGACGCGTCTGTAGATAGCACCCGCTTTTCGAGCACGCCCGTACCCGAAAAGCGAGGTCGGCGCTGACGCACGTCTAAAAACGAGCGTTATCGAGAACAAGGTCGGCGCTGACGCACGTCTAAAGATAGCACCCGCTTTTCGAGAACAGTCGTACCCGCAAAGCAAGGTCGGCGCTGACGCACGTCTAAAGATAGCACCCGCTTTTCGAGAACAGTCGTACCCGCAAAGCGGGGTCTGCAAAATAAAAAAGTCGACACGGCTTGCCCTAAAGTTCGTCTTTTATTTTAACGTGTTCATTCATAGCATTTAACAAATCGCCGTTGTCGGCGTCAATTTCCCAAGCGAATAATCCGCCCAATCCGTTTCGATCTACGTAGCTGTTTTTTGCCAATACAGAATCGACACTGTCAAATGAGATTAAATCGCCCTTGTCTTTATTGAAAACGTAAGCTGCTTTAGCGGCCGTGTCAAATTTGTAAATGTACTTGTTCATTTCGTTTTCAATTTGGCGATAGTCGACAACGCCGTCTTCCCAAGTGCCGGTCACGGGCCCAGCAGCTGTGCCCGTAAAATAGTTGTCACCGTCATAACCCGACACGCCTGTCCAACCGCGGCCGTACATGGCGACGCCCACAATAATTTTGCGCGGGTCCACGCCCTGGTTCGTGAGCAACTTAACGGCGTGGTCCGTGTTGTACAGTTCGTTTGGGTTCCAACTCGGCGCGTAGAGAGTAGTTTGGTAGCCCAAATCGGTGTTTGACCACGCGCCTTTAAAATCGTAGCTCATGAGGAATATTTTATCGAGAAACTTTTGCGCAGCGTCGTATTTAACTACAGCAATCTTGTCATGTCCGGAACTGATTGCGCTTGTCAACTCGTACGTTTTGCCCGTTTGCAATTGTAACTCGTCCATCATTGCGCGCAATTCCTTTAGTAAAATGTTATACGTGTCGGCGTCGCGCTCCCCGTTGCCAAGTGTCGGGTTGGCGCCTTTGCCACCCGGAAACTCCCAGTCTATGTCCACGCCGTCAAAAAACTTCCACACCTGCAGAAATTCTCTGACCGAGTCCACAAACACACGCCGTTTTTCCGCGTCGTGCATGAAATAGAACGGGTCGGACAATGTCCAGCCGCCGATGGACGGCAGAATTTTGAGGTGCGGATTGGCCAGCTTGGCCGCCATTAGCTGACCGAAGTTTCCTTTGTAGGGCTCGTTCCACGCAGACACGCCCTTTTGCGGTTTTTGTATCGCGGCCCACGGATCGTGAATAGCGACTTTGAAATCTGAACGGCCCTTGCAAGAGCGTTGCAGCGCCTCAAAACTGCCGGGAATGGTTTTGAGGGCGTCGTTGAGCCCGTCGCCGCCGCAAATAGGTATGAAACCGTACAACAGATGCGAGAGGTTGGGCAGCGGCACTTTGTCTACCGGAAAGTTGCGGCCATATACGCCCCATTCTACAAAATACGCAGCGACGGTCTTGTCCTGGCGCCGTCCAGGCTTGTTATTCTCCCGCCAAACGTATTCCAGCGGAGACAAATGGCCACCGTCCGTGTCCGCAACTTTAACAGTTACCGGTTCGCTCACGGAGCAGCCGTCCTCGTCGCACACCTTGACGCGCATGCTAAACTGTCCGCTTTTGAACACGTCGACCGTGGCCGTTTTCGCGACGGCGTCGCCTTTCCAGACCTGTTTATCGTTAAACAGCACGTAAGCCATGTCACCGATGCCACCATTCCACACGTTCCAAGAAACCTGCACGCTGACATGGTCGTAGCGCTGTATTAAATTTTCGTAAGCAGTGGCGTCGGAATTAATTTTGACTAGCGCATAGTTGCGATCGGCCCAATCAATGACCGGTGTGCCAGGCGACGCATATGCAACCGCGGCGGTTAGCCACAAAACGTTTACCAAATAGTGCACCATCTTATTTATACTTATAAGTTATAATTATTTAATGTAACATTATGAACAAAATTGTGTTGTATTTGTTGGTCTACGGCGTGGCGCAATGCGCGGCATACGACCTCTTGAAAGCCCCCAGTTATTTCGAGAATTTTTTGCACAAATTCAATAAAAACTATAGTAGTGAATCTGAAAAATTGCGCCGTTTTCAGATATTTCGACACAACCTAGAAGAGATAATCAACAAGAACCACAACGATACTACGGCCCAATATGAAATCAACAAGTTTTCAGATTTGTCCAAAGACGAAACCATCTCCAAGTACACCGGCCTGTCGCTACCTCTACAGACGCAAAATTTTTGCGAGGTCGTGGTCTTGGACCGCCCGCCCGATAAAGGACCTCTCGAATTTGATTGGCGCCGTGTAAACAAGGTGACTAGTGTAAAAAATCAAGGCATGTGCGGCGCGTGTTGGGCCTTTGCCACCCTTGGCAGTTTAGAAAGCCAGTTTGCAATCAAACACAATCAACTTATAAACCTGTCAGAGCAACAGCTTATTGACTGCGACTTTGTGGACGCGGGCTGTGACGGAGGTTTGCTGCACACGGCGTACGAGGCCATCATGAACATGGGCGGCATACAAGCCGAAGGTGATTATCCGTACGAAGCAAACAACGGCGATTGTCGCGTAAACGCAGCCAAATTTGTGGTCAAAGTAAAAAAATGCTACAGGTACATTACAGTATTTGAGGAGAAACTAAAAGACTTGCTGCGTATAGTGGGCCCAATTCCCGTCGCTATAGACGCATCGGACATAGTAAACTACAAACGCGGCATTATAAAATACTGTGCCAACCACGGGTTGAACCACGCAGTGCTGCTAGTAGGGTACGGCGTCGAAAACGCCGTACCCTTTTGGATATTAAAGAACACATGGGGCGCGGACTGGGGAGAGCAGGGTTATTTTAGGGTGCAACAAAATGTAAACGCTTGCGGCATACAAAACGAATTGTTATCAAGCGCGGAAATATATTAAAAAACTACAATTGTGCTATAATACTTTATTTGCTAAACATTACATACTAATATGCGCGACTGCGGCTGCGAATCATACACAATAAAAATATTATTATTCCAAATGTCAGGAAAAAGTTGAACCCATGTCCCAACATGAACGACCATATCGTGGCGGTGAGCTCGCCCTTGGCCATGTCGGTGATGTCGCTGAGGCTGGTGGCGTGTCCGCCAAACTTGGTGTTTTCCATGGTAGAGATGAGGTTGCTTTTCTGCTGGGCAATGAACGACCAGCCGCTAGCGTCCTTCCAGCTCTCGTGGTATGTCGTGTTGCCTATGGTGGGGATCCAAAACTCAATGTCATCGTCGATGGCCAGCTCTTTGTAATTGTTAAAATCGATGCACTGCGACGAGTCCGTGTTCGCGACCCAGCGGCCCTCTTTGTAAATGCTGTTGTTGTAGCAGTTGCTCGTGTGCGGCGGCGGGTTGGTGCACGGCTTTAACAGGAACGTGTCGTCGGACAAAAACGTGGACGAGACCGAGTTGTTCATGAGGTTGCCAATTAGCCGCTCGTCCACTTTAGCCACTGACACAATAAGATTGTGCATCATGTTATTTAGCTTGTTGATGTGCGCGTGCATCAGCTCGAGGTTCATGCGCAGCAGGTCGTTTTCATACATCAGCTCCTCCTGTATGTGCATGAGATCGCCCTTGGTGGCGATGGCGCCCTCGTCATGCTTGGCGGGCACGTCGTGCCGCCATGTCGGCGGGCGCTTCTTTACGACGTTTTCCGATTTGCGCTTGATGCATCGGTTGAATTTGCAAAGCCACGTGTTTTTGCTCAGGTCGAAAATGTCGTTGTCGACTAGACAGTGCTCGCGTGTGGTTGAGTACGGGTCGGATTTGTTGTCCTTGATGAGCAAGCACGCCACCTTTTCATTGCGCCTTGAAAACGTGGACTTTTGCTTCAAGATCATACTAACGCCGTCGCGGTGCAGCACCGCGTTCTCCGTCACGTTGATTTTTGTGCCGTTAATGTCCAAAATGGTGACCTTGCACTCGTCGTTGTCGTCGTCGCACTCAAGACGCGTGTACATCTTGGCGGTGGACACGCCGCAGCGCCAAGAACGGTTGCACGTGTGGTGAATAAAGTGGTTGTTGTTTTGCCGCTTCACCAACTCCTTGCCGGTCACCCACACGCCGCGGCCTTCTTTATTCCTAAAACAGTTGTCGCTGTCGCTACCCCACTGGTCTATAAGCTCTTCGCCCACCTCGCATTGCTGGCGAATGCTCCACATCAGCAGATCCTCTTTAGCCACGTTGAGCGTTTCCATAACTTCCACGATGCCCGTGTTGGGGTCCAGCGAGCCGCCGTTGTACGCGTACGCTTGGTAGTAGCCTTTGTAGCCGATGATGACGTTTTCGTCCATGTCCGTTTCTACAATCTCGATTTCCACGTCTTTCTGCAGCGTCTCTTTGGGCGGCGCAATGGACAGATTCTTGATGCGCCAAGGTCCCGAGTTCATTTGAGCATTGCAATGCTCGGCAGGCTCCGAAAATCGGACCAAGAGCAAAATTAATACAGCAATTCTTACCATCTTGTAGTGTTCTTGTGGCGAGCACGATGCGACTGATTTACCAGTACGGCGCAAGCCTTTATATACCCATGTTTATCAACGCGTTGGTTGACTACGTGACCCAATCAATTAATCCTCCGATATTTTATCTTATCTTCATGACAACGAACGATATAAATACGGCAACACGCTCATTAACTCGCAGTATATAACGAGTCGCCCAACGCAACGCCTCAACCTGTTTTTCTGGTAAGTTTGTTGTTGAATGATTTTTAGGTTATCAATTGTTGTCTCATTTTATTATCGTATGTTATTAGGTTTATCTATTTTTATCAAGTTTGCAAAGATTATTTTTAATTTTGTTATTGTAAGACGCGCGATAAAATGGGAGATGCGAATGTGCCAGACGCCCGCGCGTTCAATTACGCTTCCGACAGCAATTTTGAAGTAATCATAATTACTAATGCGCCCCATGATTACGACGGCTACCTAGAATTGGGCGCCGCGGCGCGCTTGTTGGCACCGTTTCAAAAAAACATTTCCGCATTGTGGACAAACGCGGCGCCGTCGCACAAGCTTATTAAAAACAACAAAAACTACCTGCATGTGTTTGGTTTATTTAAGTATTTGCAAAATTACAGCCTAAACACTAAAAAGCACCCGCCCGAGTATTACACCATCAAATCCATAATCTGCGACCTAATAACGGGCGCGCAGGGGAAGACGTTCGATCCGTTGTGCGAAATAAAAACGCAGTTGTGCGCCATCCAGGAAAGTTTAAACGAGGCGATAGTGACCCTAAACGGTCACGCAGCTGCCAATCCCGCGCCTCCGTGCGAGGCGCGGGAATTGGCCAACTCGCTGCATTCCGAGTATAGTAAAAAGCTCACGTTCGCCACCGACACCATTCTTGACCACGTAAAGAGTATCAAAGACCTCGTGTGTCTCAATAAGTAAGGTAATTTAGCCATGAATTTTTGGGCGGCCTTTAGCGCGTGTTTGGTGGTGTACATGGTGTATTCGGGCCACCTGAACGGTGAGCTGCAGGAGGTCAAGTCCATTCTGATAGTGGCGTACGAAGCGGCGGAAAGGCGCTACAACGGCGTAATCAACGAAATTGAGTCGCTCAAAGCAGACACGTTTATAATGTTTTCCAACTTGCAAAACAACACCATGCGTACATGGGACGTCGTCGCAAAAAACAACAAAAAAATTGCTAACCTTGACGAAAGAATCGACGGGCTGTTGTTAAAACACGCGGCGCCGACACTTGTCTGATAAGTAATTATCAAAAACTTTGCGCTGCGTCTACAATATCAATTAATATGACATCTTGCATGATTTCCAACAACAACGTCATGTTCGATGACGCGTCGGTTCTATGGACCGACTCCGATTACATATTCCAAAACCTCAAAATACCGCAGTCCACGTTTCAGCAGATTCTGTTTTCTATCCCGTCCAAGCACCGTAAAATGATCAACGACATCGGCACGTCGTGCCCCTTTCCGCCCAGCAACAACACGGTCAAGTACATGGTGGACATTTACGGCGCGGCGGTTTTGGCTTTGCGGTGTCCCTCGCTGTTTTCCGACCAACTGCTCACGACCTTTATTGCCAACAACTACATGAGCTACTGCAATCGTCAGCGCCCGTGCCCGCCGCAGCCTCAGCCCCCGTTTGATTGCGCGCAAAAACAGATAATGGACGCGCTGGAAAAAATTGGACACCAGAATGACTTGCTCGTCAACGGTGTCAACCAAATTTCGCTTAATCAGTCCAACCAATTTCTAGAGCTGTCCAACGCGCTGAGCGCGCTGCGCGCGCAAAACGCGCAAATATTGGCCGCAATAGAGGCTTCCAGAGACGCGCTTTTAGCCAGGCTAAATACATTAATTGACGAAATTAAGAACGCGTTGCCCGACTTAACGAGCCAATTGGAAGATTTAGCCAAAGAGCTCACGGACGCCATTAACGCCGTGTCGCAAACGCTGCGCAACGAGCTCAACAACACCAATTCCATCTTGACCAATTTGGCATCCAGCATCACTAACATTAACGGCACGCTGAACAACTTGCTGGTCGCCGTGGAGAATATCGAGGGCGGCTTAAGTGACGCAGACAGGCAAAAACTAAACGACGTGCTGGATTTGGTTACCGAAATAAGAAACATTCTGATGGGCGCTCGCAAATAACATGCCTAAAAACGAGAAACCTTACAGCCGGCAGTCTACCGTTAAAGCCGAGCAGGTTAAGATAACCGAGCGCTCAAACCAATTCAAGGCGGCCTCAAACAAATATGGGAAACGAGTCGGCGAACCGGACAAAGAAACGCGACTTGTCGCGTTTGTAAACATTAAACTCAACAATGAAGCCACGCCGGAAATGAACCGACAGTCAAAAATTGTTTACGAACAGCAAAAGCCGTCAATATTCAACAAGGCCAACGTGGAGGCCTTTATTCAAAAATGCACGTTTGTGGTAGCGTTCGCGCACCCCACATATTCGATAGAATACAATAAAATTTCACAAACCAACCTATTAAAAATTTACTGTATGAACATAAACAGCGAGTTACTGTTTAAAAACAAAAACGAACAAATGCTAAACGCGTTGCCCCACGCTGCGGCGTTTCGCGTGCAAATAAACAATGAGCTACCTTCTAAAGTGGAAAATGTCATGTACGATAAACAGACGGAACAATTAATACTGTCCGTATACTTTTCTCCTAAACAAACAATGGAGTCGCTACCGTTAAAAAAGTGTGTCATATACTTTAACACGCTGTCGACCACGGAGTGGTCGGTGCCGTCGGACCTGCTGCGCGCGTTTGCCAATCTGCCACTAACGCAGCCGAAATTTGCGCCGCAGAACAATTAGCGCCACGCCCGACCATGCACGCGTCGCTTACCGCAGAGCAGCGCGCCGTGTACGACAAATACAAATTCGCCACTTACGCGCGGTCAGTGACATTGACGCGCTCTCAAATAGACAAATGGTGCGAGAAAAGGGTCATCGCTCCGCCGCCCGTGTCGCGCGACGAAACCTTGCGCGTGGAGGCCGCCACGCGCGGCCAGAGCAAAAACGCATTGTGGAACCTGTTGCGCTTGGACCGCAGCACCGCGTCACGCTCGTCGGGCGGCGTCGCGTTGCGCTCGTCCGCGCTAGCGTTTGGCAACGCGCAGGAAACGCAAGTTAAAGTGGCCAACGCGGAATTGTTTGAACGGCTAGGCCATCTTGCCGCGAAGCGCGTGGGCTGCGCCGTCGCGGAAACGGTGCTGGACTGCGGCATGTTTATCAGCGCACTAGGGCTGCACTCGGCGTCGCCCGACGCCTATTTTGCGATGGCCGACGGGTCGTGGGTGCCCGTGGAGATAAAGTGCCCGTTCAATTATCGCGACACAACGGTCGACCAGATGCGTTTGGAGCTGGGCAAAGCTAATCGCAAGTACCGTGTCAAGCACACGGCGCTGCTCGTCAACAAGATGGGGCCGCCGCAGTTCGAAGTGGTCAAAACACACGACCACTATCGGCAGATGCAGCGGCAAATGTACGTGATGCGCGACGCGCCTGTGTGCTTCTACGTGGTGCGCTTCAAGCAAAACTTAGTGGCTCTGGCGGTGCCGCGCGACGACGAGTTTTGCAGCAAAGAAGCGGCCACGGAAGGCGCCGCGTTTGTGGCTTTTGCGATGGAAAACGCGGGGCGTGCCCAATTCAAGCGCGGCGAGCGCCGCCGCGCATCGTTCGCACTCAATGCCGCCGACCACGCGTACGACGCGGCGCAGGTGGACACGCTGGTACGCCGCGGGCTGTATTTGTTGTACGGCCAGCTGCGTTGCGCACACTGCGACGGGTTCGTACTGGACGGCCGCGCGCCGTTTGAGACGGCCATGGCGTATAACCACGAGAAATGCGACGGGCTGGCATTGCAAGAGCACCAGTTTGACAACGCATCCTTTTTGGACTTTGACAAACGTTACACTAGCCTTGTTAACATTCAACACGACAACGCCCGCGCGCTCGCTGTCGAAGGCTATTACGCCGACTCCGAAGGCGCCGTCAAAACCTTTTGTTGCGGCGTGCGTGGCAGCGCCTCGTCGCGACACCACCTTCCCACGTGTTCATACCATTTAGCGGTGATTTACAAATCTCATAGGGTTATTTAAAATGCAAATTTTGTATTCATTTTATTTATTTTTATACAACATTAATAAATTGTTTGGTCACAAATGTAATTTTAATTTCGGCGAGAATAGGCCCTTCCTCGCCCTTGGCGCTAGTGTACTTGTTTTTATTCAACACATTTGTCTCGTATCCAACTGGTTTGCAGTTGTCCGTAAACGATTCAAGGGGTTTATTTATTCTTCCTCCGTCAAGTTCTATACGGCCCCGTCTGTGTCCGCCGTCCGTTTCCCAGCGCGGCGTTTCTTCTACCCATTCTTTAATTATAATGTCAAGAACGGGGTTTTGGTTGCTGAGTTTGTTCAGTTGCTCCTGATCATGTTGTACCAATTGCTTGATCACATTAAAATCGCCCAGCTTGAATTGCTTCGTTCTGTTGTTAACCTTGTCGTAGAATCCATCGAAAGTAGGATTACAGTCTACCAGGCGAAAAGTTTTTTCGCCAAACTTAAAAATGGTCAACACCCGTTTTCCAGTCTTCACGTTCACCTTCAATACATGGTCGCTGCCGACTTGTTTATTGTACGTCAGCTCCATTCTTAAAACGTCGGACCGGTCGCAAGACATTTTAACAAATTCTTGCTCTTCATCATCGTAATACACGGTTATTGCTGGAGTTTTCATGTTCAAGCTTTTGATGCTGTAAACACTGTACTTGTTTCACTAAGCAATGGCAATAAACTGAAGTATTACCTCCACGCTCGGCCTTTTATAGCGCATTAAGAGAACATTTAGATAACAAACTTAACCGAACGTGTTTTACAAGAACATGTATACTTGAAACGGGGGTTAGCGCAATACATAAATACGAAAGCTATTTTTATTTCAACATTGACAATTTCAAACGCAAACGAAATGTACGTAAAAATGGACGTCATTTTCGACGAGGACACTGGCAGTCTGCAAATGGGCGATCAAAACGTGTTCATTCAAGTGTTGAAGCCGGGCCAGGAAGTTTTTGATGAAACCCTGAACCAGTACCACCAGTTTCCCGGAGTGGTTACAAGCGTTGTGTTTCCACAGTTGTTCATGGGCACGACGGTTGACGTGTTTATGACAAGCGGCGCATATTCGGGGGCGCTGACCACCACCTGCTTCAACTATCACGTGTGCAACAAACGGTTCGTGTTCGGCACTGTTCCGGCGTTGGAATTGCCCGACGAGGTGCGCAATCATTTGCACGTCGGCGCGCCCATTACGTGCGACGGCAGGCTGGTGTCGGTGGTGACCACGGTGTTCCGGCGCGCCGACGGCGTTTGGCTACTACCCGTAACAGGGGTGCGCCAGTCGGGCCAAGTGTCCGGCCACGCGCACGTGCGAAACGGTGTGCGCGCAGAACGCTTGAGCGCTGGCCGGTCCGTGTACGGCACGGTGCAGCTGCCGTACGACAAGCTAAAGGCGCACGCGCTCTTGCAAACGGCGCCACACGCTGAGGCCCCCGAGTCGTGCGCGCTGTTTTACAACGACTCCGAAGTGCGCATCACTTTTAACAAGGGCAGTTTCGAATTGATGCACTGGCGGCTGCCGGGGCCTTTTGTGGGCCACAGCGTTAAATAAGCATTATTAACAAATTATTATTATATTAAGATAACAGTTTCAATATCATTATGTCCAAGCCCAGCATTTTACAACAAATTTTGACAGCCGTGCAAGATGTTGACACAAAAGTTGACGCGTTGCAAGCGCAACTGACTGAATTGGACGGCATAGTTCAACCGTTAGACGGGCTGTCCGAACAACTCACCGCTTTGGATACAAAAGTGACCACAATCCAAGACATACTTGGTGGAGGAGAAATTCCCGACGTTCCTTTACCCGACAACCCTTTGAACAAAACTCGCAGCCGCAAGTAATGGCTAAAACAGCAAGTCGATGGTTTTAAAGTACTCATACGATTCTTTCACCAAATAGTATAGTGCTAACATTAAAAATATCGCAAAATACACAAAAAATGTAAGCTCTTTGTGCAACATAAAGGCCGCAAGAGCGGCTCCTGTATTTGTTAAAAATAAACCCGCTATTACCCCATTAAACCTATTGTTATTTTTGTTCATTTCCAACAACGTGTTTTGCCTAAACGTGTACTGCATAAACTCGAGGCGCGTGTACAGCGAGCTGCTGGCCAGCGCCTGGCCCACGAGCGTGGCCTCGTCAAAATCCTCAATTTCGTTGCTTTCGTCCAAGTGCAGCATTTGACCGTCCGAGTTCACCTCGAGCGCCGCCACGTAGTCGAGCAGGTGAAACAGAGACTGGAACGTGGCGTCATCGTCGGTTTCTACCATGTCCGAAAAAAACTCGGGCAAAAACTCTATTATTTCGCGCGAGCTGTTGGCGTCTAGCGTCTCAAAATAGGCGGTCAGAAACGTGCGCGACAGGTCGTCGGGAAACTCGCGCGGAAACATGTTACTGTACCCAAACGGGTCCCACAGCGCCAAAACCAAATCCGCCAGCGTGAACAGGATGAGCACAATGCCCACCACGGAACTGGCTTTGATAGCAATGCGCGTTAGCGCCTTGGCAGCCGTGGTGAGCGTTTTGATGGCAATCCTGTTAATGGAATGCACTACCGCCGCCTTGTACGTTTCTCCCAAAAGCCGCACCGTCACGCGCTGCGAAGTGCTCACCAGCATACGTTTGAGGGCCGGAATCAGCGCCGTGTTAATTTTTTTAAGCATTGCTTTGAACGCTGTTAACAGCATGTCGAATCCAATATCGGTAGCGATGCCAAACAAGAGCGAGTATTCTTCCAAAAACGAGGCGATTATCGCTTCAAGTTCTTCATCGTTAAGCGAACGGTTGGACGCGCCAGCGTCGCGGATGGCGCGCGGTGTTACGCGCGCCGAGTACGCAATGGGCGTTTTGGTAAAACCAGTTTCGGCCGTGTACGTAAGCTGCATCGGCACGCCGTTGTCGACTAGCAGGCCAAGCTGTTGCAGCGTCGGCGACTCCGTAAACTGCTTTTCAAAGTTCCAATCTACTGCACGATCACGCACAGCGCGCCATTGAGCCAGAACAGCGTTGGAATCTGCCTCGGGCCGCGCGGGCAACATGGGCGAGGGCGCGGTGTAGTCAAAGTCGCGCAGTTCCGAGAATATGTTGTTAGCCATCATTTTAAACGTCACGTAAATTGTGTCGCCCAACACGAAACCGATCAGCGACTCCCACCAACGAAACGAGCAGCCACCGTTCATGAGATCGCGGCCGAAGCGGCGGCAGTACGCCTCATTAAACTCGCCCTTGAACCGCTCGGGAAACAGCGGGTCGGGGTCGGGCCGCACGTTGAACGCGGGCACGTCGTCCACGCCCATGATGGTGTGCTCCTCGGTGCGCAGGTAGGGGCTGTTAAAGTACATTTTAGAAGTGGAATCGACCAGCACGCATTGGTTGTTGGTCGTGTACGTAAACTCGGCCGACTGCACCTCGTTCTCGGCGCCTTCGCGCATGGCGGCCGCGCGGTCCAGGTGGTAGCATGCGGGTTGCGCGTACGCGACGCTGGTTTCCGAAGTTTGCGTGTACGCGAACGGGGTTTGGTTGGACACGACGCCCGTTTCGTGGAACGGGTAACAACTCATACTGTCGCAGCCGCGCCGACTAAAGGCCAGCTTGACCGCCAGCGCGCGGTCGCGCAGGTTGGGCGGAACGTAGTAATCGTCCTCGCTAGACGCGGGCCGCAACGTGTAGTCGATAAGGATGTGCGGCAGCCGCTCGCGCCAGCGGCCGATGAACTCGAGCCGGTGCATGTGCGCCGCGTAACGGCTCGCGTTAGTTAAATCAACGGCGGTCAGCACCGCCATGTTTGTCGCTTATTTTTAGACATGCGTCAGCGCCGACCCCGTTTTTCGAGTACGAGTGTTCTCGAAAAGCGGGTGCTATTTTTAGACATGCGCTAGAGTCGAACTCGCTTTTCAATTACGGGTGTTCTCGAAAAGCTTGTTCTTTAGACATGCGCTAGCGTCGACCCTGCTATTTAGGTACGAGTGTTTTTGTAAACATTATGTGTGATTAAAATAGTATATAAATGGTTGTCTTTTGCAACTAAATTAGAATACAGCGATCACACCATGTTTTATTCACATGAAGACACGTTTTATTATTCACAAGAATTTATGTACGTGAGCACTATCAGTGACATTACCGCGCCTCTTCGGGTGCGCATGCACCCGGGACCTTACACGTTTAGTCCCGTCCATGGACGGCGCGGCTTTCAATTTGGTCTGGCGCACAAAACGCTTGTCAACAAGGAAATGTTAAAACTGTATTCACCGCAAAGCTGGGACGCCGAACTTTGCAACACATGTTACGACGGTGAAATACGTAATACGGCTCTAATTAACATAATTTGCGACAATTTTCTTAAAGACGTGCCGAGCGAACTTTTGTACAGTTTGTTTTGTCGCAATGAGAATGTTGGTGTAAAGGTGGATTACAGTAATTTGCACGCTTCTTTCGAGCTCATAGAGCAGAAGTTGGAACAAAAATATGCCGGGACTGACGTTAACGCCTACTTTAGAAAAAACGGGTTTAACGTATACAACAACCTGCCAATTATGTTGTTTTTAACCATGATTGTGCCAGAAACGGATTTTGACAAACTAACGTTCACTGCGCACAGCCGGTTCAACGGCGACGGGCACTGGTATCGCCCGTACCGTGTCCAACTGGACGGCGTGCCCATCGGCGCTCTGGTTCAGACTAACGAGTTTTACAACATGAGCGGCGAACAGATGGGGTTGGCGGCGTATTCCGAAGACCGGCTGCGTGTGCAAACGTTTGCCAACTTTGAGCCCGAAACGCAAGAGGAAAGGGACAAAATTGCCGTTTGCCAGTATTAGCTATATAAATAAGATAAAATTAAAAATCGCAAATTCTGTTGTAAACGCGCGTTTCCACCATGCAAATCAAGACTGTGCTGTTGACCTTTGCGCTGCTTGTTGCGCTAAATGCGCATTACGTTTTAGCGGCTTGCTCCGAAACCGGCGCCGTTTGCGTCCATAGCGACGAGTGTTGTAGCGGCGCATGTTCTCCTGTATTCAGCTATTGTTTACCCCAATAAATGGTGCAAATAAAATGCATTGTTTCAATTTAAAATATATTAATAATTACTCAATTTCACAATCTTCCAGACGTTCACGGCAAATTTTAGCGTGCAATTTGAGATCGTAATACCGAACGAACTCGCCGTGAGCCGCGTGCGTTTGCACCGCCTCCGGGTGAAAATAAATGTAGTCGTATTTGCCATTAAAAATGTACCGGTTGGTAAACCCACATTTGCTGCAGTTGATGACCGGGTTGGTGTAATACATTTTGTTCTTCTTGCACGCAGTACAGTAGCTACCTTTGGCGGGCTTCAGGGGAAACGTGATGACTCCGGTCACAAACTCTTGAATAGCAAACCCGTATATCTCGGCGAACACGGTGCCTTGAATTGAATTGAAGGTTCCGTTAGCTATTGTTTTCATTAGCGTGCTAGGGCTGCTGACTGTGAAGCAATTAACGTCGTCCGAGGCCGTTGGCTCCTTGTATATATTGCGGTAGCGCATCAGCCGGACGTTATCGTCATTTACCTTTAAAGCAACGCCGCCCGTGGTGCGTAACGTGATGGAAATGATGTGCTCGTTGGGGCGTTTGTACTCGCGCAGCAGACGCTGAATAATTTTAAAGGGCCCTTCGTGGTGCACAATTTTTACGTCGTTGAACGTAAAATGTTCTAACTTGTACTCAAGCGGAAACACATACTGGTAGAAGAAACCGGCCTCAAACAGACGTTGTGCGTGAATTGAGCTGATGCCGGGGTACACTTGGTGTGAGTTGAGCTGGTCGTGATAGTTGTCGGCGCACTCGCAGCAAGCAAATTCAAATCGGCCGAGGGCGTTGGGCGGCGGCGGCTGGCGCACGATGACGTACAGCATCCACACGCGCGTGTTGTCCTTGAATTTATATCCGCACATGGTGCACTCGGACTCTTGCACGTGCTCCAGCCCGTCTTTGGTTTTCAGACCGGCCGCGCGACCAAACGTAAGCATGTCTTTGCTGTTAACGTAGCCCAACACATAATTAGTAGCAAAGCGCAACAGGGACTTCATGGCCTCACGCTCGTTGTCGCTCAAAAAGTGTTCGCGTAAATCACGCTCGTATGCATAATCCAATTTGTGACTGCAAGCGGGCACGTTGTCAAACCGGAAACCGTACTCGGGCGGCACTAGACTGGCGGAGATCTCGTTAAACTTGTCGCTGCCGCGACCGATGCGTTTGATGATGGCCGCGTGCGCCTGTTCGCTCTTGTTGAAGGGTTTAGCCCTGCGCGCCGCGGGCGAGGCCGGCCCGGCGGTAGCGGCGGCCGGCCTGTCGGCAGGCGCGTTCCGTGGCGACCTTCTGTCAAAAATGTTGTTTTCCCTAAACCACTTCATGTCGGCTCTCGAATTGGCAAAATACTGTGCATGTTTGTAGTCATTTGCGCTTATATACCGTTTGTGGTATCTGGCGCGTTATCTAAACTAATCGCGTGCGTCATGCGCAGTCACGAGGCGTTTTGCGCACGGCCCCACTTTGCACACGGCACTACGACCACAAGTCACGTAGGCACGCCCAAGCTTTATAAAAGAGCGTTAAGCGATCTAGAAAAACAGTTTTAATTCGGCAGCGCGTTCGTGAACACACAATATAAGTAATGACCGCGGCGTGACGCAAGATGATAAAAGGCACCTACTGGCCCAACGTTGTTTCGGAAAACTACATCGAGTCGTGTGAGATAAACAAGGTAATGGATATTGATTTTATTTTCGCCCACATGTATTGCGCCGACATTTTGGTGGACGCCAAAGCGCAAGCCGGCGTGCGCGCCGCCGCCTTTGCCATGATCGACAATAAGCATTTAGAGCTTTACAAGCGCCGAATCGAAAACGGGTTTTTTCGCTACCGCGACCGGTGTGATAACGCGTCCGCGCTCCCCCAACGCCTGCCCGACGATGAGGGCTGCTGTCACCATTACGTCAGCGATGCTGCGCGCGTTATTGAGTGCGTCAAAAGTGTGGAAACGGCCAGCGCGAGTCATAACGTGATAGTTCTCTTGCCGTACCTAAAACAGATGCAGGTTGCGCTAAAGGTACTAAGCAATGCTTTCGCGTGTTGCACCAAAGTAATTAGCGGCTTGCAATTGTACGTGCAGGACATGCTTTCGCATTGCTTGCTGTGCGCCGAAAAAATCGAGGCAGCCAGTCGCACATTGCAGGTGATGAATCTGTTTTTGGACACCAGTTTGCTGTACGAGTGTGATTTATGCAAAGAGGCGTCCACCGACGCTCGGTTTTTAAAGCCCAAAGAGTGCTGCCAGTATTCGTTGTGCAACGCGTGCTGTGTCATTCTGTGGAAAACGGCTAGCACTCACGCTAAATGCCCGGCGTGCAGCACGTCTTTTAAGTCATAGTAAGTGCGTACCATGAGCGGCGACAATCTGATAGCGCTGGCCCAGGATCAGTTCAAGTATCTGTTTCTGGGCAGTTATTTTGACTTGAAAGATTTTAGCCATATGCCGGCCGAGGCAAAGGCATTTATTAGCAACTATTTGGACTGCCACTTTCGCGTGCTCGACGATGGCACGTTACAAAACTACATTGTGTACCTAAAAAACATTCAGTTGAAGCACATGATGGGCGGACTGCTCACGCCTGACGTGTACAAGTTCATCAAGCCGCAGTTTCGGTTTGTATGCGATCGCTCCACCGTGGACATTTTGGAGTTTGACTCGCGCATGTACATCAAGCCGGGCACCCCCGTGTACGCGACAAACTTTTTTACGTCGAACCCGCGTAAAATGACGTCGTTTCTTTACAGCGAATTTATAAAAGTGTACAAAAATAGACTGTTTGCCAACACAACCAATCACGGGTGTGTGTTAGCGGGCGCCGCCGGGTTTGTGTTCGATGATGCGTACGTCGATTGGGCCGGCGTGCGTATGTGTGCGGCCCCGAGGCTCGACAACAACCGGCACCCGTTTCGCCTCTATTTACTCGGTGAAGAAATGGCGGCGCACTTTGTGGCGCACAACATTCTACCGCCGCACCCCGCTAACGCGACGCGCATTAACAACAGTATGTTTATGTTAAAAAACTTTTACAAAGGTTTGCCTCTGTACCGATTACAATACCAAGTAGTCAACAGCATGAAGTTCATTACGCGTAAACCGAACAACGTGTTTGATGAAATCGACAAAGAGCTGAACAGCCACTCGCCTTTTGTGAAACTCATTCAGCGCGATTACATTTACGACGCGCAATTCCCAACCGACTTGCTGGAAGTGCTCAACGAGTACATGACCAGGAGCTCAATAATGAAATTTATCACCAAGTTTGCCATAGAGGAGAACGCGGCCACCAACGATATGCTGCGCGAGATTGTGTTTGACCGCTACGCGGTGGACTGCTACCGCAAGCTCTATATCAAAATGGAGCTGACTAACGTGTTTCCCGCCATGTACGACAACGAGTCGGCGTATTTGTTTATAAACAGAGATTTACTGCAGCTGACCGGCACGCTGAACGCGTTTTACGCGCCCAAACTGCGCATTTTGAGCATTCTGTCTGTAAATCGGCTGTTTGGCGCGACGGAGACACTGGACTACCACCCCAACTTGCTAGTATATCGCCAAAGCTCGCCGCCGGTGCGACTGACTGGCGACGTGTACGCTGTTGATAAGGGCAAAAAAATATTTTTGGTAAAGCACACGTTTTCCAACACGGTGCCTGCGTATCTTTTAGTAAGAGGTGATTACGAAAGTACGTCCGAACTAAAATCGCTGCGCGACCTCAACCCCTGGGTGCAAAACACGCTGCTCGAGCTTCTCATTGTTGACGGCCCCAGCGTCGCTACAAACACCGCCAAGTTCGCCAAAAACAAGTAACATGATTTACACCGACCCCGCCACCGGCGCGACCACGAACACCGACGCAACTGGCAACAGTTACCTAAACAGGTTGACGCCTAACACGTTTTTAATTATAATAACTGTGGTGGTGATTGTGGCACTTGTAATTATTTTTATACAATCTAGCAGCAATGGCAACAACAGCAGCTCGCCCGGAGCCACCCCGCAAATGGGCTTTCCGCTGAACACAACGATGCGCGCTAACCCGTTTGTGGCCACACCACAACGCTTGTAAATAAGTAGCTTTGTAACCGAGCATTGACATGAGACGCGTGCGTTGCAACAAGGTGCGCACCGTCACCGAAATCGTGCCCTGCAATGTTAAAATTCCCAAAACGTATGACTTGGCCGAGTTTGACCTGAAAAACCTGTCGAGCCTCGAAAGTTTTGAAACGACCAAAGTGAAGCTGGTGTTGAGCAAGTACATGGCGATGGTCAACACACTAGAAATGACCCAGCCTTTGCTGGAAGTGTTTCGCAACAAGAGCGACACGCGCCAAATTGTAGCGGTTGTTTTAGCCACCATGGGTTTTGTACACAACCGTTTCAACCCGTTGGTGACACACTTTAACAACAAAATGGAGTTTGTAATGACGGAAACCGCTGAGACCAGCATCCCCGGCGAGCCCATCTTGTTCACGGAGAACGACGGCGTGCTGCTGTGCGCCGTGGACCGGCCGTCTATTGTGAAAATGCTTAGTCGCGAGTTCGACGTGGACGCGGTCGTGGATCCAAAAACGCACGATCACGGACTGCGTATCGCCAAGACGCTAGTGTCCAACAAGCGCAAGCGGCGCACCAGCGACGACGACGACGACGAGTTCATCAAGCAACCCAAGACCTTTAACGAGTACAACCGGTGCATGGACGCGTTGTCGGACTTTGGCATCACCGAAACCGAAGCGACGCAGTACTTGACACTGTTGCTCATAGTCGAGCACGCGTACCTGCACTATTTTATATTTAAAAACTACGGGGCGGTGGAATACTCAAAATCGCTGCTTGACCATTCCTTGTTCGTAAACAAGCTGCGCTCGTCAATGAGCGCCAAGGCGTACAATTTACTCTTAAGCAAGTTCCGGTTCGCCATCGAGGAGTTTGACAAAATCAGCGGCGGCGCCGGTTCTAAATTTACAGTGTACAACTTTAACAAATAAATTATGATTCTGCTAGTTTTGTTTTTAGTTTTGCTTAAAGTGCTCATTTTTAAGCGTCTCAATGCGATGCACCTGGATTCGCACCACAACAAGATTTGCCCTCGCGGCTACTTTGGATTGAACGCGGACCCGTTCGATTGCAACGCATACTACATGTGCCCGCATAGAGTGCACATGTTTTGCGGCCCGGGCCACGAGTTTGACCTGGATTCGGCCAGCTGTGTGCCCATCGAATATGACTGTTTGGGTGCGGGTTGCACGGCGCGCCTGTACCGCAACCTGTTGTTATAAATAAAAACACTATGTATAATTAATGTTTATTTTTTAATCGATTACAATGTCTCTTCCAACTGCACCGGGCTGTCGTTTACGCGTAAATCGGTACACATCAAATTCAGGACACCCACGTCCTGGTGACGTGCGCGGCAGTTTTGCAAATTGTTCATAAAATGTGAGGGCACGTTACCCGCTAGCGAAATGAGCGCTTTGGGGTAAAACTGGTCCGAGCCCGAGTTGCTGTGCACGCGCAATCCCTTAATTTTCTGTGTGCGCTTGGCCTCGGCGCGGCGGCGCACGCTCAACACGTGCCACGCCTCGGGCGCGGCGCGGCCGGCGCGCACAACCACAAGACCCAGCGGCGCCGTGTATTTGTTATAAACAAAGAGCTCGCGAAACAGACACGGTGCGCGCACGCAACTGAGGACGAATGCGTCTTTGTGCGCACCTATAGCCAACTGCATGCTAATCGGTCGGCTGTTTTCATATCCGCTTACCAACAGCGTCTTATTGGGTGCCGCTCCCGCTCCCGTTTTAAATAAATAAACGATAACGCCGTTGGTGGCGTGTGGTATGTAGAACGTTATATCGTTATCTTGTTCACCATCGGGTTGGTATAAATAGACGTTCATGTTGGTTTTTGTTTCAGTTGCAAGTTGACCGCGGCGCGCGCAGTACCTCGCAATGCCTAAGAATATGGCCGCTTTACACCACTCGATGTTCACGGGCCCATCCACGCCGAGCCACACGCTGTTCAGCAGCTCCACCGAATTTCCTGAAAACTTGCACTTTGACACGATGACCGATGCTTATGAAGCAGTCACCCCTGTTAATCCGACGCCCGAAGAAGAATACAACCTTTTGGAATTGCTTCAGGAAACAACCGACAACTTGGCGCGCGATGTCAATTGTGAGCTAACGCGCCAGTCCACAGCGTCGGAGTTTGTGACCGGTTTTCGCGTCGATGCGATGGAACCCGAAGTGATCGTGGAAACCGCCGGCGACAGCACGAAGCGCAAAGCGTCCGAGCTGGACAGCGACTCCGACAGCGGGGAGTCTTCGAAAGGAAAGAAACGCGTCATCAAGCCCAAAATGCGCCAGCGTTACAAGAAGGCCACCATTCAGAACAAGACCACGTTGACTGAAGAACGCCACTATACTACCGAGATTTGCACCGTGGCGCCCTCGGACCAAATTGCGGAATATTTTGCGCATGACTTTTCTGTGTACCTTGACAGGATGAAAAGCGAATGTCAGATGAGCGCCAACCGGTTTTCGGATTACATTTCCGAGACCGGCTATTACGTGTTTGTCGTTAAGAAAAGCGAGCATAAGCCGTTTGAAGTGGTGTTTGCAAAGTTTGTAAACAACGTGACCAACGAGTACACCAATAACTATTATATGGTAGACAATCGCGTGTTTGTGGTGTCGTTAAATAACGTGAAGTTTATGGTGTCGTACAAGCTAGTGCGCGAGCAGGGCATCGATATTCCGCCGCACGTGAACCTGTGTGACGACGCGCAGGCAGAGCGCAACCCCTACGACTGCTATTTTGAGCCGGTCAAAAACGTGTTCCAGGCCACGCTAATCAACCATTTTCACTTGGACATGTACTATTCTCAGACCACATTTGTTACGCTCATGCAGTCCATGGGCGAGAGCAAGAGCGGCATGCTGCTGAACAAGCTGTATCAAATGTTCCAAGACCGTTCTTTATTCACGCTTCCCATTATGTTGAGCCGCAAGGAGCCCATGATTGAGAACACGCCTCTTAGCAGGAATTACACTTCGTCTTACGTGGCACAGATTATTAAATATTCCAAAAACGTGCGCTTTCCCGAGAACAATCCCGACAATGGCATTATTAGTCGGCTAGAGGAGATTGTCACTCAAAAATCGTCACTGACCTACAAGTATAGCAGCGTGGCCAATCTGTTATTTAACAGATACGGTCAGCAGCGTGACAATAACGCCGACAGCTTGAAGAAGGTCAAAAAGGAAGACGGCAACCGGCTGCTGGTGGAACAGTACATGTCGCAAAACGAGAACGATGATACCAGTCATAATTTTATCGTGCTGCAGTTCGGAGGCGTCAACGACGAGCGCCTGACTATTGCCAAAAAAGGAACTGAATTTTTCTGGATTGCTGCCGAAATAAAAGACATTGACGTGGACGATTTGGTTAAAAAATATACCCGCAACGTGCACCACGTGTTTAGGATCATTAATGTAAACCGGCGCGAAAGCACCACGTGGCACAATAACCTGTTGAAAATGCTACAACTGTTGTTGCAAAATTTGATTAGAATAGACGACGTGCAGCAATACTCTAACAAAGGTGATAGTAAATTTATTTATAAAAGACTGTAATATAACACATACTCAACGAATGTGATAGTAAATTTATTTCATACTCAACGAATGTGATAGTAAATTTATTTTTAAAAGTTATTGTAAAGATAAATAAATTTTATTTGCATTTAAATTTGTTTTGTGCTATTATACGTTTGTTGTGTGGACGGCGGCGACATTACGATGATTGGCGGGGCGCCGGCAGCGGCGCCCGGCGCCCCGGCGCCGCCGCCTTTAATTATAAATCTGTAAATTAGATAAACGATGAGGCCTAAAAATAACACGGCTCCGATCAACCAAATAAGGGGCATTAGCTTGTTGCTCAGGCTGTCGCTAGAATTTGAAGACTTGCCTACTAATCCGTCTTCGCCTAACAAATGATCCAAACCCAAGTCGCCAATTAGGTCGCCCAGGTTGTACGGCTCAATGCACATTATAGTTTGGCCGGGTAGCAGGTCGCTAATGTCTACAAACTGCGGCGAGTCGGGGTCGGCGGCGGGGTCGCTCTGCCGGCACACCGTCTGCTCTTGTTGGTAATTGAACCCGCTGCAAATGGCTTGCAACTGCGCCGTGTCGGAGATGAGCGGGTCGTTGTCACAAATAACCACGTCGGATGTGTTCATGTTGGGGTCACGCTGGCACGTGCGGCTGAGCAGCAGGCACGCGTCGGCCGTTTCGCCGCCGTCGGCGCCGCGCACATAGTAACTGCCGCCAGTGTTGTTGAGCGCTTGAATTATGTCCTGCACTAGCGTGGCGGCGCTAAAGGTAAGGTAGGCGCCGCCGGCCAGCAACACGCCCACGCCGGCCGTTTTTACGCCCTGCAGATACGTGTTGAGGCGCGGGTTCTGCTGCAGCGCGCGGTCCACGCCGTCGGCCGAGCGCACGTTGGTTTCGGGGAAGTTTTGCTTAACCGCATCGCTGCGCGTGCGCTTCACGTGCAGGCCCGCGTCGGGCACGTTGTCGGCGCGCCGTAGCTGGTTTAACGAGCCGATCTGCGGATCGCTGATGCCCTGGAACACGTTACGGATGCGCGGCACATCATTGCCGCGCGTAATGCGGTTGATGTCACCCGCGCTGACAAACTGATTGTTGGACAGGTTGTAGCCTGGTTCGAAACGGCCGTTGCCCAAGTTGCGAGTGCTGGGCGCGCTTAGCACATTTGTAAATCCCGCTGGTGTAGTGGTTAGTAGCCGCGTGTTGTCGGTCACGAAGCTGGCCTGGTTGGGGTATACTTTGTTAACCCTGCGCAGATTTGTAAAAAAAGTGCTCATGTTTGCGACTTAATATTAAATTATTTTACATGTTCTTAAACATGTGTCAGCTTCAATGTAAAAGAAATAAATAACACATTATAATGATTTACTCCCATTTTATTAAAATGTAAAAAATATTTTAAAGCAGCATACTTAGTTTTAAATTTTTTTACAGTTCCGTGCAACGGCACATGCATTGTCATAATGTAAAACATAGTCATTTTAGAACTTAGAATGTTTCGCATTTTATGTTTATTTTTTTTACCTGCACATTTATAAAACGATTTTATTTCTTGATATAGCCTTTGGCTTTTATAAGTATCTGGGTGCAGCACACGTTTTTGCTGCTTCATGGTGGCTAAAAATAGCATCATATGTACGTATTGAACGTACACGTTTTGTCTAAAACTGTCACACCTATACAAATGATTTATGTCATCAAACTCAACATCTTCTAAATCTATACGGCCGTAGTACTTGAAGTTGCTGTTTTTCTTCAACTTGGCTTGTAGAAGCGCATCAGACATTTTGTTGATGTATTTGTTATACACTCCAAATATCACCGTGTCTTCGTATTCCACATACACGAACTTGAAGAAACAAGTTGCCATTTTTCCGTTCAACTTTGGCAAACGAATGTACTGCGTGGGTTGGTTTTCTTCTTGCACAAAATAGACATCATCTATGGCTTCCAATACTTTCTTCTTTATAGCCGGAAACCCCAAAACGGCTACAGAATTGAGGTAGTCATTGGGATTTGGCAAAAACTCTTGTATTTGCATCATGGAATAGCAGTCCAAGGGCAAACTCGGCACGCCGGGCCCGAAACTCCCTATTATGCTTGAGCGCTTGTAGATTTCTTGCACCGGGTTCATTCCCACAGCCAACGGCGAAAGTGTGCGACCGGGCGTTGATCCCGCGTCCAAGGCCACAACCACTCGGTGGCGTGTCCTCCGGCAATATTGAAGGCTACTCGTTTTTCGGGTACGCGCGTTGTCGAAAACGGTTCCCGAAAAGCGGGGTCGGCAGCACTCGCCTTTCAAGAACACTCGTACCCGAAAAGCGGGGTCGGCGCTGACGCACGTTTAAATTTGGCACCAGCTTTTCGAGAACGCTCGTTCTCGAAAAGCGGGGTCGGCGCTGACGCACGTTTAAAGATAGCACTCGCCTTACTCGTACCCGAAAAGCTTAACACTCGTACCCGAAAAGCGGGGTCGGCAGCACTCGCCTTTCAAGAACACTCGTACCCGAAAAGCGGGGTCGGCGCTGACGCACGTTTAAAGATAGCACTCGCCTTTCAAGAACACTCGTACCCGATTAAAGTGCGTCAGCGCAGACCCCGCTTTACAGACGTTCTCGAAAAGCAATGTTATTTAAAACGTGCGTCAGCGCCGACAGCTTTTCAAGTACTTTCGGGAATGTTTTTTAGATTAAAAAATCTAACTAATTGACATTGATAAACAAAAATTGAAACTAAACATTTTATTAAATACAAAACAGATATTTATGTTATTTATCAATCACATTTCTTAAATTATCCAGTAGGTTTGTTTGCTGACGCAAAAACTCTTCAACGACAGCCTTTGTTTTAAAGTTCTGCGCATCTATCTGGCTTTGCAGTTTACGATTGTGTTCTTTTAGCTGCTCGTTTTCGTTTATTAACCCATATTTGGCATTGAGCTCGTCCTCAAGCTGTGCAGTCTTTGCATTTAATAATCGCATTACCATAGAATTGTTTTCTTGGGCTATGGTTGCCTGGTGCTGCGCACGCGCCGTCGAAGCACGCAGCTCGGCCATTTCTGCCTGTAGTTTTTGAATGTCACTTTGTTCGGACACGTTGCTGTCAGACATGTTATTGTCCAATAACTTGGCCCAATGCGTTTTGATAGCTTGCCTATCGCGAACAGACCTCGTCGATGAAATTTCCACGAAACCTTGATGATTGTACACGCGGCACGTCGGTGTCGCTCTATTGCACATGCTGCACTTGAATGACTCTTTGTCAAACACAATGCTGCTGTAACACTTAAAACACACGGCGTGATCACACTCTGACGTTGTTACAAAACTGGAGTTGTAATCTTTGGTGTCTGTAAAAGTGCACGAACAAATGTGGCAAAACACGGCCATGTCCACTTGCGGAAGAGGCGCAACTTCGTCCTCCGATTCGCCATCGAACGATTCAAAAGCATTCTGCGGCGTCTCTAAGTCCTCCATCGCAATTAAGTCCGGAGAGTGCACGGGAGAATAGTTGGGCAGTGGTGCTGTAGTTTCTTGTGGTTCGTGCAAATGCTCGTGCAGCTGCACGGCGCGCCGATGCGCGCGGTTGGCGGCCTCGTTCACGACCTCTTCCGCTGTTACATTTTCTTCTTCAAGATCCGGTTCTTCTTGAAAATCCACCGTGCTAAACGGAGCGTTGCCGTGCACGGTGTACTCGGCGTTGTTGTGAACAAATTGCGAAGTCACAGGCTCGTTAATATCGCCTATTACGTGCCATGCTCGCACTGCCTCGGTAGCGCGTTCGGCAGCGCGGCGTGCAAGAATGCTATAGCGCGGCGCCGGCGTGGGCACGTTGGCTTCCGGCGAATACGAAGGCGCCGGCGTGGGCACGGTGGCTTCCGGCGAATACGAAAGGCGGCGACCGCGAAAGCCAGACCGGCGGCGGCTGACGGGAGTATTGGCGTTAATTTGGCGACTCATGGCTAGTGTTTGATCAGGCTAATGCTGTTCAACTGTGCTTACCAGTTCGGTGCGGCCTGTATTTAAAGGCGCGATAAAGGCGCGTGCGTGCGCCGAGTCACGTAGGCACGATAAACACAATTTGATAAAATTAGATTAGATTACAGCGCGTGCGCCGAGTCACGTATGCGCGCGCGCCAACTTTTTTGCAGTGCAAAAATGTTCATTATGTGGTAGTATATAGAGAGCATATTAAACAGTGTAGACTATTGTGGTAAAATAGTCTACGAAATGTAGACTTTGTACTGTATATGGGGCCTTAAAAATTAACGACTTTTTTTGCACTGCAAAAAGGTTCAAAATGTTTTCGGCCCAATATTAGATTAGATAAACAATTTTTGTTTATCTTGAGGCATTCGCGTGCGAACGATGCTCACGTGGAGGGGCCGTGTTCGACCTGTTATGGCTTATCAAATTGCTTGTTGTGGAGGGGAGCTGGGTATAAGTACGGGCTGCGCGATCTCGTAAACACAGTTTGTTCGAAGCCTGTGATCACTCTGCTAACTAGGCAGCGCGCTTGTAAACATAGTTTGTTTAAAGGTTTTATTTTAATTAGTCAACATGTACAGAAGATTTTCGCCATACTATAGACATACTATCCATAATGTCAACGAGCGCCGGCGCGTTCAGGAACGGCTGCTTACAAGTTTTAACGAGAAACCGGTGACTCCGCTGTCAGCCACTTGTGCCGTGTGTTTAGAAACGTACGTGATGCAGTCTAACAACATCGTCGAGTTCCTGATGCCCATTAACTGCACGCACATGTTCTGCTACAAGTGCGTGCTCGGCATATACAGCAACGCCATGAACGTGCCGCGCGCCATAGTACGCTGTCCCATGTGTCAAGAAATTGTGACCACTTGGCAGTCGTTCTTTCCCAACACCGTGGTAAGTTGCAAGTTTATTAAAAAGACGGCGGACCGCGTGCCTTCTTGCCAGCAATTTTCTGATGCAGTGGGCATTCTTAAGAAGCGTTACGCCCCTTTGACGGAGGACGTTCCTAACAACGAAGGCGATCTGCGTGAGCAGCTGAACCGCGTTCAACAAGAAAAAACAGCGGAGCTGCAGCGTTTGCAAAGCGAAAAGGCGGCGGAGCTTAGGCGTTTGAAGGCCGCGCATGACGCTGCGTGGGAGTCATCCTGCAGCCAAATTGCTTCGCTGCAAAAACGCGTCACCAGCCTTGAAACCAAAAATGAGTGGTTGCAGCGTCAAAATGAGGAGTACGACACCGGCATGTGTGACAATCATTTAGAAAAGCAATCGTTCAAAACAAAAATTGTTAGTTTGCAAGCTGAGGTGACGGCAGCTAATACAAAGATTAGTAGTTTGGAAGAAAAAGACAATGCTTCTGCGAAAACAATTGCAGACTTGACCCAAACCGTGCAACGTTTGAAATCCGAGCTGGCCTCAAAATCAGCGGTGACCATCGAGTTTAACCGGAACACCAACACCGCTTTACACCAGCGCTTCAATTCACTTTTGGACTCTACTTTTGAGAACATGATGCTCAAAGACCGCATCATGAATTTACGAAGAGACGTGTTTGGCGCTGCGTGTGGGCCTTGCCACGTCAACATTGATATAAAGTGTAGTGGTAGTGGTGGTAGTAATGATGATGATGATTTAATATTGATTGAAGATCATAATGATACTATAACTATTGACGATTAATATTTAATGTAAATACTCGATTAATGGTGTATGTAAATAAAAGTATTAGTATTCTATCAAATGTATTTTAATCATTGATTTGTTGTTTATTGTTATTTTATAATATAAGTTTCAAAATGGCTGATGTAAATAAAGATGTTATTTTCGAAAATAACCATTGTTTTATTGTTCTGCATCCAGATATTACCACGCCGACCTCCGACGACCCCGACGAGTGCTTGAACATACAAACCCAATCACAATTGGTACTGAACTCGGCGACCAGCGACGCGCATGATGACCAGCCTCCCGAATTACCGCCAACCCGAAGTACTATTCAAATATAGTTGTGTTTGTTGGCCAAAAATGGGTGTTTAACTATTTGTTTGTGGTCAATTAATCTACACTCCAGATTAAACCTGGTCAGACAAAACACAAAATCACGCGCCTGCACGTTGCGCACGTTTTTCAGCAAGTTAATGTCGTTGTACTGCTGGCGCCGCCGCATGCTGGACAAATCAAGCACTTCGTCCACGCTGCGTTCGAACGGGTGCTTGCCGCCGGTAAGCAGCTTGTAGGCCATCACACCCACGGCGTACCAATCAAAGGAACGCGCGTAATTGTGGCGCCGAATTTTTTCCGGGCTAAAGTACTCGAGCGTGCCGTCGTGCACGCCCGGAGAGTGCTCGCGTTTGCACAGGCCGTAGTCGCAAAGGTACACGCGATCGCGCGCCCCGAAATATAAGACGTTCTCTAGCTTGACGTCGTTGTGTATGTAGCCGGTAATGACGTGCAGGTCGTTTAGCGCGTCGCACAGCTGCCGCACTATATTGGCCACTAGCGCGCTCTCCAGCGCTCCCTGGGTTTGCATCGTTTCAAACAAGTCCGGGCACGGTACGTAATCCATTACAATAGCCCAAGCGGTGGGCGAACTGTAGCAAAAGTACATGCTGATAAAACTGGGGTGATCCGCCATCATATCGTGCACGTTTATCTCGTCGGCGTTGAAGTTGTGCGCGGAGATTGTTTTGCGCAGGTAGAGCTTGCTGGTGGGTCGGTGGTGCAGCACGTCTATTTTGCCGAACCTACCGTTGACAACTTTGGGCGCGATAACGGTGCTGTCGTTCACGAACTGCGTTAGCGATTGTAAGGTTGCGTCCATTATGGAGCGCCAGTACCAGTCCGTGCGGTCTTATTTAATTAACAACCAGCACAATACCATCGACGCTGAGTCTTTCTTAACACAAGTGGCGGGGTCCGAGGCACACAACGTCAGGCTCGGTTTAAGCGACCGAACAATTCGACTGACCAGGACCACTGTTCTGGACTTGCTGCAGCTGGCCGAAAACATTTACGCTGACACGGCGTACATGCACGTGGACCAAGCAGAGGCGTCGCGGCATTTTGTGACGCTGACGCGCATGCGTCAGCTTTTAATCAACGTGCAGGAGCCTCACGTCAAACGCACTTTAAACAATATTTTAGCACGTATTGAAAGTTTGTTGCGCCTGGACGCGGTGAATGACGTGGAGGTGGGGGTGTTAAGCGGCGATTTCTACGAAGAGTACTCTAAATATTTGTCTACACAATCGCAAGCGTACACGTTTAAATCACAAACGTACACGATTCCGTCACAACAATTGCAGCCGCATACGCAGCCCTTAACACAACAGTCGCAGTCGCTAGTGCCATCGCAGTCGCCAAAACCGCACACTCCGGTGGTGGAACCACGCGAATACACGTTATCACCTCCACTAAAATCGCAGCTGTACACGCTGCCACAAACAGTGCAGCCGCATACGCAGCCCTTAACACAACAGTCGCAGTCGCTAGTGCCATCGCAGTCGCCAAAACCGCACACTCCGGTGGTGTCACCTCCACTAAAATCGCAGCTATACACGCTGCCACAAACAGACACGCCGATGACGCCCCCACAATCGAAGAAATACACGCCGTCGGATTCATCTCAGCCGCGGCATAAAACGCCAGAGCCTACACAAGCGTTCCCTACGCCGTCACAATCACCAACTGGTACATTTTCTAAACCCACAAATGAATTTATATATTATCCAACCGATTCGAATGAGCACGCTATAGAGCTCGGCACGCCAAACAAACCGCCCCTTCCCTTTAAACCTGCACATTTAAAATTAAAATCACGCCCTACCTCTATTGCTGCAAGTGAGCCACCTTCGCCGAACATGCCCCCGCCGCCGCCTCCCCCGCCACCGCCTCCGCCGAACATGCCGCCGCCTCCGCCGAACATGCCGCCGCCTCCGCCGAACATGCCGCCGCCTCCGCCGAACATGCCCCCGCCGCCTCCGCCGAACATGCCCCCGCCGCCGCCGTTGCCCAACGTTTCGGTTGATGATTTATTGATTAACGCGATGGTTTCAGAACCGAATAAAAATAACGCGGGCGATGCGCGCAGCGCGCTTTTTGATCAAATCAAACAAGGCACAACGCTAAAAAAGGTTGACGCTTCTGAAAATGCTGCACCGGCGGCCGACTTGCGCAGTGATCTACTTAATCAAATTAAATTGGGCACAACCCTCAAAAAAACTCAAAAAACTCCTAAATCTAAAGAACAACAAACTATATTCAAAGATATTGACACTTTCAAGTCTGACGACCCATCACAAACTTTGATGAGAAGTTTGGTGAAAAATATTAATAATTTACCTGACGAAGAAGAAAGAAAAGGCACGATTAAAAGTCGCCGTTTTGCTATGGCTCCTACGGACTCGGAGCATTCTAGCGGATCTTGGTCTGGGTGACCTAATACGCGGGTCCGGTGAATAGGGGTGCGTCGGGCGCAAACTCTTTCACCTTAAACACCAGCGATACCTCGATGAGCATTTCTTCCTCTTCGCCGGAATCAGTGCCAATGTACACGATGGGCTTGTAAAAGTTTTCCCAGATGACGCGGTTTACGAATGATTCGAATGAGTTGGTGTATTCAGAGTGGATGTTCATGATTGGGCAGCCGCCTCCTTTCTTTGCGAGGCTGATGCGATATTCGTTGTTCATACCCACGTACGATGGCTCAACGATTCTAATAACCTCGTGGGGCACATAATCGCAGTCCCACCTAAGCGCGTGCTGCGCCAAGAACTTATAGCAGCGGTTGGGACGCGTGGGACGCATGTTGACGACTAGAAAAACGTCCATGACTTCCTGGTCGTTAACAATAGGGAAGCTATCTTCAACGAAGCGGGTCCAAGTTTCGCGTAGAAACTCTTTGCCGCTCCAGTTGACAATGAGCTTCATCGTGTCGGGCTTAACATTGCGGATCTCTTTAAACAGGGTCAATTTTTGGTTCTTGCCAGGCCCGAGAAAAGGGTCCTCGGCCACCATGTAGTGGTCTAGCGGGTCCAAGTGCTTTTCGTCCTCCTCATGTTCAAGCAAATGCTTCTTGCGCTTGGCATTTTTGATAACGGAGCCTAGGTTTTTGTAGTACTTGTTGTCGTACACGTAGGTGCGACCAATGGTTGGCCGGTACGAATAGTCTGGCAT